GGGTTGGCCTACGGTCACAACCAAAGAACGACTCAACGCTATACCTCATGTAAGTATTAACCAACGTGACTTCCAATGGTATCTCAATGGTGAGGCATGGGACGGCAACTGGATTGAGGTGACAGCATGAACATGGTCGAAGTGTTCCCCCTTCTGTTCGTCGGAGCAGTGTACATTACCATCGCAGTTAAGTTGCTTTATAACTCGGCAAAGAGAGAGAGGTCGATACAATGAACGCTGATACCATACATCAAATGATACGAACCTTCGTGGGCTACGGTGCGCCCGACCACAAGGATGACGTAGGTCCGAACAAACCTGACTGGCCTTTCTTCTCACGCCTTGCACACCAAGAGCAACTCGTTGAGCGTGAACTCATCGAAGCATCGGAACGATTCTACAAGTACCGCAACACACAGATGCCTTCCATCCTACGTGACGCTGGCATTGAAGGTTCAGTCGATGCATTCCTTGACGACCTACGCAAGCGTGGCGAGGTTGCCAAAGAGAAGTACGAGCGTGAGCAAGAAGCACTTCGTGCCAAGCGAGAAGCCATGCGACCATTCGACAAAGCGACAAAAGACCACATCCGTAGGCACATGCTCGCAACTGGAGAGAAGCCTTCTGTCCCATCTGTACAACTCATGTACAACGAATACGCATCAGGACAATCGCCAATCAGTGAGCAGTACGCTATGGATTTGTTGGAGAGTACAAGCGTACCAACCATCACAGCCTTCCATGTCAATGACGTATGGAAGAACCGATACGGCAAGGAGTTCACAAGCGTACGCATTGGTCTGTCCTATCCATTCAACACAGACTGGAACAACATACTCAAGTCCGTTGCACCATTCCCGAAGGTCAAGTTCAATGGCGACCTCAAGAAGTGGACCATCGAGAACACACAGGAAACACTTGACCTCGTACGCCAACGCTTCAAAGAAGAAGGTGTGTACATCAATGCCGAGCAACTCACAGCCGAGTTCAATCAAGCCAAGCCCGAAGCCCCTTCAGTCACGCAAGTAAGCGCACGCTTACAAGGCACAAGCGTCATCTTACAATGGCCGTTCATTCAAGACCCAGTAAAGCGTACCCTGACACTGAGCCACATCAAAGAAACACAGGGTCGCAAGTTCAATCCTGATGACAAGACATGGAGCATTGCATTGTCCGAAGCATCACCACTCGTTGATAGGATTCGTAAGAAACAAGAAGGCAGGTTCTTCTCTAAGTCTGCTGTACCTTATCTCGTTGAGATTGCTGATGCCATCGAAGCCATACCCGAAGTCGCATCCTACATGCGGGAGCGTGCTGAACGCATCGCCATCAGCAGTGCATCCGTACTCGATGACGACGAAGCCATCCAAGACATCAAGGACATACTCATTGAATCGTTTCCCGATGACCGTGAACTGTACCCCTTCCAGTACGTCGGAGTTAAGTTCGCTCAACTCGCACATGGTCGTGCCTTGATTGGTGATGACATGGGAATCGGTAAGACCATCCAAGCCATCGCACACATAGCATTGAACATGCACAACACACCTGCACTGGTTGTCTGTCCAGCATCGGTCAAGTACAACTGGGAGAAGGAAGTCAAGGCATGGCTACCTGAATGGAAGGTCGAAGTCCTTAGTGGATGGAAGGGTGACATCCCTCGCCACTGCAATGTTGTCATCGCAAACTACGACCTCATCTCACGGCGACGTGAGCAACTGCTTGACTATGGTTTCAACATTGTTGTATGTGATGAGTCGCACTACCTCAAGAACAGCAAGGCTCAACGCACACAAGCAGTGCTTGAGATTGCCAAGCAATCCGAGTCGGTCATCTGTCTTTCAGGTACGGCCATCACCAACAGACCAAACGAATTCTATACCACACTCAATCTCCTACGCCCCAACGAGTTCAGCAACTTCTATGAGTACGGCAAACGATACTGCGACGGACATCAGAAACCAATTGGTCGAGGCAGGTTCGCATGGGACTTCAATGGTGCATCCAACACAGACGAGTTGCACAATCGTACTCGTGACTTCTGTATTCGTAGACTCAAGAGCGAGGTGCTTACTGAATTACCTGCTAAAGTACGCTCGCTTCACTACATCAATCCAACGTCGCAACAAACCAAGGACTACAACGCCCTGCTTCGCAAGTGGCTTGACGAGTATGATGCACACCGACACTACGGTACACTACCCAAAGGATTCGTTCTCAACATGCTGACTGACCTACGTCATGAGTGTGGTCGCATGAAGGTTGACCATGCCATCCAGTACGTCAAAGACTACGTGGAGATTAGCGGTAAGCCCATCGTTGTCTTCGCACATCATCGTGACATTCTTCAAAGCATCTTTACCACACTACGTGAGGACGAGAACCTACGTGGTAAGGTCGGTGCTATCGCAGGTGACATGCCAGCACAGAAGCGACAGCAACAAGTCGAAGCATTCCAACGTGGCGACCTCATGGTACTCGTATGCTCGACCATCGCAGCGAAGGAGGGCATCACACTTACAGCATCCGACACCACCTTGTTCGTTGAACGTGAGTGGGTTCCCGCATACGAGGAGCAAGCCGAAGACCGAGTGAACCGTATCGGTCAAGAGAGTAATTCAGTAAGTGCGGTGTACTTGTCCGTCGAGAACACCATTGACGAGAAGTTCAACTACGTCATCGAACAGAAGCGTAAGGTTGTACAGGCTGTGCTTGACGGTGGCACAGTGGATGAACGTGTAGGTATATCCAACATGCTCATCGCTAAGATGATACAAGACGGCGACATTCCATCCGATTTCCTTGAGAAGAAAAAGAGGACTGAATCGGTTTGATTTATAAATCGGCAAAGAGAAAGAGGATGAAAACAATGGAGGTTAAAGTATGACATCACAGAAGGCAGAAGCATTGGCGAAGTACACGAAGGCACACGAAGCAGGGATGATGAGTGGGTATTGGCAACCACTTGTCACCCATCGTATCAATCTCGTAGAAGATTTAAAACTCGTGGAAGCACTTTCGAGTACGGTTAGTAATGAAGAGATGAGTGAAAGACTCAAGGGAGTCTTCCTTGACGACGCACTCATTGACAAACAAGTTGAGAGCATCCAACTACATGTTGGTTCTCCCACCAAGAACAGACCACTCTTTGTTCGTGCGTGTCCACTCACTCCACGCCCCGGTGTGTTGGAGTCATCACCCGCACATTCCACAGAAGAGTTGCGTGAAACCATTGTTCGCATCATCGACAAGATGTTGTCCGTTGATACAGCCGATACTACAGCATACGACCACGGACTCATTGACCCATTCGGTTGCATCATTATTCAACCATTCATCAACGCTGATGCATCAGCAGTTGTTGCACCCAACTCATACATCATGATGGGTGACAGCCACGATGGTATCACAGCAGGGAGCGCAACCCTTCGCCTTGCTCTCCCACATACAGGTGACTATGCGACAAGGAAAAACTTGGAAGAACTCTCCATTGACCCTGCTCACATTGAGTTGGAATTTATCTCGCAAATGAGTGATGGGTACAAAGACCGTACCAATGTTCGTAACTCTTATGCAGTGAATCACGCATCTTACATCGTTCAGTTGCGTGGCTCATCAGGACACACTCCACTGCTCACTCCACCTGCGGGTGTGACCATCAACGGTTCGATTCCACAAGGTAAGGTCAAGGTCAAGGCCGTACACACAGTTCACAATTCAGGCGACGAAGAGTTGGCTCGCCTTGAAGAGTTGCTACGTAGCGACCCACCAAAGGGTACAGTTGTATCACACATTGGTACAGGTGCATCTCACCTGTCCCACCATGCAGGGCAGTGCCGTAAGTATGGAGTTCCTTACATCGTCAATGAGGTTGAGGTCGGACAGTCATGGAAAGAGGTTGCATCGGGTTGGGTGACAACCAACATGAAGTTGAAGGCCATGCCATACAATCCATTCGAGTTCAGTGATGCGTTCAAGCAGGGACTTAACGTAGGACTGTATCGTTTCGCTCGCCAACATGGTTGGCTCTCCAATCACTTCCATCAGTTCATTGGTGCGCCATTGATTGACCCATCCAACACTGCCTTCTTCGGTGGTGTGTTTGTCGGTTGGCTTGTCAATGCAGGGCTGTCCGTATCTGTTGGTGAGTTGCGACACTCCGCAGGTATGCGTTCCGATAAGCACAACTACATGACACCACTCGTGGTTGCATCCATCTATGGTAAGGAAGCACAGAAACAATCGGGTGACGTTCTATCGGGTAATCGTAAGCACTACTACACAGCCATTGAGAACGAACCTATCACCCTCGACTCCATCATCGCACTACTCAAGTGGACGAGCAAGAAGTACTACGGCGGTTGGTCGAATGGTTACGGTGGTGCGAAGTACAAGAAGTCGGTGGACAACACACTCAAACTTGCACAGTCCATCAAGCGTTACATGAACAAACCTACCGAGAAGAACATGCTCGATGTTATTGGTGAAGCCAACCTGTGTGAGAACAACATACACAACACTGGTTTCTTCTTCAACAAGTTCCTATCCAAGACAGCACTCGACTGGGGTACTAATGCATCCAATATTGTTTTGAACCCTCATGAATTCTTCCGTGTGTACTACTCCGCTTTCGATGCGTATCAATTCAATGAGGACACAGACTTCCCATCCACTGACGTTACTCACATCCTCAAGTATGTTGAGAACATATCGGAAGATGACCTTCGTACCAAACCTATCTTTGTACGCAAGGACATACCCAAAGAGATGCGGGTACTTGAAGATACAATTGTAGGGTACGACAAGTTCCACGGTCACGGTACAAACGGCAGTCATACAATGGACACATTCATTCCATGTGGTTCAGCCTACTGTGGGAAGTGTAAAGACATGGTATTCAACAACATCCAAATGGACCTACCATTGTACAAGATAAAGCCCAGTGCAACTAAACTTGACTTGGACTTCCCAACAATATCCACTGTTGATGAAACACAATCCAACATCATGTATGCGGGTGTGGTCATACTCAAGCAAGCACTGCGAGGTAAGGGTACATTGAATGAATCATTCATCACCAAGACTCTCGACATGGGCAAGGACATTGAAAGCAAATGGAACTTGATGACCCCATACCACAAACAGAAATCGAGTGAAGCCTTTGCTCACTTCTATTCACTCATGTTCAGCAGTGAATACATTGACACATTCCAGCAGGTAACTACATCGGAGGAAGAATGATGGGACGACGTAACAAACGCAAGACACGAAAGCAACAACGAAAGAACAAGAAAAATACAGGAGGAAAAAACATGAAACCAATTACAAATACAACGACGAAGAAAAACAAGTGGGACAAGACATCGTGCCACACAGGACAGAAGCCCATCTTTACTACATCAGATGGCATCACCTTCTTCGGCGGTGGTAAGAATCGTGCAGGTGGTTGGCACAAGATGTCGCCACTACCCGACCTTGCAATGGGTCCGAGCGAAACAATGCATGGTACACCTGCATCATCAGATGACACCACTGTACCCGATGGTTTCTCGTGCGCCGAGTTCGTCGGTTCGCCCGAACCCGAACCGTTGTTCATCCACTTGGACTTCCCCGACTTTGGCATCCCTGCTTCACCAGTGTTGTTTTGGTATGCACTACTTGATGACATACGTGAGCATAAACTTACTCGTGTGTCTGTTCAGTGTGCGGGTGGGCATGGTCGGACTGGTGTGCAGTTGTGCATCTTCCGCTATCTTACTTTCACCACAGAAGAACGTGAGGCATCAGGCATCACCACTGCTGGGCAACTCATTGATTGGGTGCGTGATGCACACTGCCACCACGCTGTCGAAACCACTGCTCAACAGCAGTACATCGCTGATGTGTGTGACCTACCAGTAGGGGAGGCGAAGATTGAGAAGTACAGCACCTCGTACTACACTGGGTACAATCCCTACAAGAAATGGGGCGACACACATTTTGAGTCGGCCACAGGTTCACAAGATGATGATGACATCTGTGAAGGCTGTGGCAACTTTCTTAGCGCAACAGACTACGAGTATGGTGACTGTCCTTCTTGTGGCCTTGCTATTGGTGGCGCACCTGATGTGAAGATATACGTGTGTCCTGCTTGTGGTAATGACCATGTGGATGACTACGGTATCTGTATGGATTGTGATTACGACACAACGAGAGAAGCCGAGAGCAAAGACAAGAAGATATGCTTAGACTGTGACCGTGACCTCAACGTGCGTGAGCATTACATTGAGGAGGGTGATGATTCCTGTGCATCTTGTACTGTTGAACGTGCGAATGCTGAACTACGCACTGGTGCAAAACCACTGGTATTCAAACCACCTAAGAAAGACAACGAGGCTACAGTGCAATGCACTGTGTGCCTCAAGCACAAGCCTGTGCGTTACATCTATATGATTGACACTACGGATTCCACAGTGACATGCTTTGATTGTAAAAGTAAGAACTGATATATAAACTGGCAAAGAGAAAGGAGATGAGAAATATGGGACGAACACACCACAACACACATAGAAGCGCAAATGAATGGGAAAGGGTAGGGTTAGTAGGTACATCCTTACGCTTCACCGATGATGAGATTATATCGACACTTGGTATTGGTAAGACCAAAGACATGTGTCGCAGGTCATGTGCAATGGACATTGCGCTGACCTATACACTGATGTCACTCGGACCTGATGTGCAAGTGACAGCAAAGGATTGCATCAACGAACAGACACGACGTGCCTTTTGGTACGACACACGATTGTTTGCTCTCGTTGATACAAAGGTCGAGGACAAAACGAATCAAGCGTACTTTGAGCAACACGGTAAGTACCCGATGGTGAGTGGAATGTCATGGCACATGAGAACGAATTTGTTGGAACGGATTAACAGTGGAAGCACATGGAAGGAGATGAAAGAAAGCAACGGCTCAACAGGTGCATTAACCCCACTGTATCGTGGTAAGTTGATTTCATCGTGGGAGAAGAATCGTTCACACTTTAGGAATTGGCAATCAACCAAACACCTAACAGAAGTATCGGATTCAGACTGGCGTGGTTTGATACGAGTGCTTACTGACAAGGATGGTGAGAAAGAATTGCTTCGCTGTATCAACAAAGGTTTCAATCGCATGGTCAAGAACGGAAGATGTAGACAAACATCAGTGGGTCGAGGTCGTACATTCGAGTGGCGAGAGTGGTCATGGTTGGAAACTGTACGTCAAGAAGTTCTTGTAAGCAACTCGTTCAACCGTAAGATTGGTGACACCATCAACGGCTGGGAGTATGCTGTAAAGAACACGACAGACTATTGGGGTATAGCGGTGAACAAGTATCACTGGAAACCTGTCGAGGAGTTGACGTACTTTTCAGTCACAGTCGTTGGCGGTACGTTAGGTCACAGTCGTTCATACAACTACACGACACACAAGTGGGAGTACTACCCACGTTTCGATACAAGTAGTGTATCAACACCTTACATCTTTGCTGATAAAACCACTGCCCAACAATACAGGGACATGTTGGTGGAAGCATTGCCACTACCATCGGGTGCGTACCCAGTGTATCGAGAGGTTGATGAAGAGTTCAACATCACAGACCAACAGGTAACGAGTGTGTTGGAGAGAATGAGTTACGAGTTACGACTCAAGCCCGATGTGTTTGTTGAAGATTTACCCACACCCCAAGACATGTTCAAAGAATTTCTCAAAGCACCTGCGAGCAAGAGCAACTACAGTGGTATGTATGATAACCTCCCTAAGTTGCCTTTGCACATCCAGCGTGTGAAGAAGGAAAAGGCGGAGGCTGATGCGTGAGTCTGATGACTATCATCAATCACTGCTTTATAAATTGGCAAAGAGAATGGAGATGAGAACTATGGATGACTATTACAGACTGGTATTAAGCACAACGCATTGGTATGAGATGCAACGAGTGAACCCACATTGGTATCAAGTGACCTTCGTTGAGAACGGTGACGAGCGATACGTGGGCTACATGGTACGCAAGACGACTCGTGGATGGGAGTTATTCAACGACCTATCGGATGTCGGACCATCGTACGTCGTACCCAACCGAGCATCACTGATACCGATGAACATACCTGATTACATGAACGAGGAGGAATGAACATGGTGAGTTGCCCTGCGACACTGGACGAATTAGCATACAACCATCACTGGAGTGGTGATGGACGGATTACACTCAAGGACTTGAAAGACTACGGTTTTGATGAAGAAGTGGATGACATTATTGAGTACATTCCACACATCATAGACATGTGGAAGAAAGTGCTGAAAGACATGAAAAACATAGAACAAGAGAGGGATTACAATGACCGAAAACAATGAAGACGAAACAAAAGAAATGACCGAACAAATTGCAGATGCACAAGATTTCATTGCGAAACTATTTTCTGTGCCAATGCCAATGAATATGGAAGTGAACAACATGGGAGAACAAACAATAGACGAACAATACAAAGAAGCAAAACAAGTGAACGAACCGACCTTACAGGTAAGGACAATCAGTAGCGAGGGCACTGGTGTCATGCATGTACAGGGCTTTGGTGAAGTTACCATCAACCGTGAATACGGTTTCGCAGGTAAGTACACCATGCCTCCTGATGTGGGGGCATATTTACATGCTCTCAAAGCAACACATACGTCGTTTGCATCAGATACAGTATGTTACGTGCGTAACATCAGTGTTGAAAAGTACGAAGATGGCTACCAGTTGGTCATTGACGGCTCAAACAATGCAGTGATGAATCCAAACCTTGAGCATGTGTTCAAGTTCAACTTCTCAAACACATGGCGACTTGATATTGATTTCAAGAAGTGCAGTGAAATGATTAACTTCGTTGAACAAAACAATGCGTACATTCAGTGTGAAGGTAAGCGACCAACACAAGGTGTATCAAAAGGTGAAGAAGAATGATTGACACAGACGAATACGAGCGCATTCTCAAAGATGATGATGGGAGAAACAATGTGTTGGCACTTGACCTGCTCGCAGAAGTCAAGCGGTTGCGAAAAGGAGTGAAGACATTGTATGAATATCTTGATGCAGTTATCACTTATGAGGATGAAGATATTTTATTGGGAATCAAAGGTGCTTTGAAGGTGATGATTGAATGATTGACACAAACAAATACGACGGACACTCAACCGAATACACTTATGAGATAGTGGTTGTGAATGATGGAAAAGAACTGGTTGCTACTTATGCACTACTGAATGACGCACCACTTCTCCTTGAAGCGTACAAGCGACTGCGTGAAGAAAATGAGCGACTAAGGGACATGGTTGAGAAAGCCGTTGGATATGGTGCTTACGATGAAGAGTATAGGAGTGAAGAAGAATGATTGACACAGACAAATACGAAGGACATACACCTGCGCCGTGGGAGATTCATGGAGAGCGCATCCATGCTCAAGACGCTTGCAAAATAGGGAATGTAGGTGGTAAAATTGCGACTGTGATTGAAGAAATCAATACTCATCTTATAGCCGACTCACCACTTCTCCTTGAGGAAGTCAAGCGATTGCGTGAAGAATTAGACGGACGAGAAGCATACATCAAGAGGTTGAGTGAACAGTTATCAAGGGCGACTAAATGGGCTTACAAACAAGTTCTCCACAATGATTCAGCGATGATGAACTTTGATGACTATGTTTGGGGTGAAGAAGAATGATTGACACAGACAAATACGAAGGACATACAGAAGGAGAATGGTACGCATACGATGGTACAGACACACACGGTTTTGGATGGGAGGTTCTTCTTCCTACACACAAGAACAACTCTCAATCCATCAATGTTACACGCCTCGATAAATGTATGCTCGGTGTGCGTAAGAATACATTGTCTAAGGCCGACGCACAACTCATCGCTGACGCACCACTAATCCTTCAAGAAGTCAAGAAGTATCAGTTGAAAGACTATGCAATCACACAAGCCGAACACATGAGGGCGCAGGTAGGAGATAACACATGGCACTACGCTATGGAAGTATGGCTCTATCCCGAAACCCACTATTGGGATTATGACGAAGAAGGAACTGTTCAACTCATTGAGAGATACATTACTACTAACCGAGATGCTTGGGTAAAGCATTGGGGTGAACCAAGTGAAGTTGCACGAAAGAGGTGATTGAATGATTGACACAGACAAATACGAAGGACATACAGAAGGACCGTGGCATTGGGATTACTTTTGCTTATACAATGCAATAGGGAAAGAAATAGTACAGGTTTTAGGAGAGCCATGTACTGTTGAACTTGTTGGCGAAGATTGGAATGATGATACGCCAACTCAACAACTTATGGCAGACGCACCAAAACTTCTTGCCGAAGTCAAGCGGTTGCGTGAAGAGAATGAGCGATTACATGAAGCGATTCGTGGATGCGATTCTATGAAATGCACATGGCTTTATGGGGGAACATACAAGGAGATGACGAAACATGATTGACACAGACAAATACGAAGGACACAGGTTGGGGCCGTGGCGAACTGCCGAAGGACAACCATACGATGACGAAGGCTCTCACCTTGACATCGTAGATGCAAACGGAGTGCTGGTGACTGAAACATCTTACTTCACTGACATTGACTTCACTCACGCTGATTACCCTAACATTCAACTCTTACAAGACGCACCACTACTCCTTCAAGAAGTCAAGCGGTTGCGTGAGCAGATTGTGGACATGATTGACAGCATGGACAACCACTACATTCGTGACATACAACATGCCACTGATTGCTTGAGAGATATGATAGGTTACCACGAGGATGAGGAAGAATGATTGACACAGACAAATACGAAGGACACTTAGCGAGTGAAGGACAGACTTGGGCTTGGTCTAAATGGATGCTGAAAAACGCTGAAACGATTGAACAACACAAGGCTACCTCCGCACTACTGAATGACGCACCAAAACTTCTTGCAGAAGTCAAGCGGTTGCGTGAAGCACTGCGTATTGAGCGACGAATCGTGCAAGCCTTCTATGATTACAGGGATGCTCGTTGTTACGAAGACTGTGAAACATGGATGCTTGAAAAAGGCCATCGTGTCATGGTACAGTATGGTGATGAAGAACAAAGCGAATGGAAGGCGGAAGTAGAATGAACGACCATCAAGACAGTGAACACTTCACCTACGAAAGAACGTGGGTAGAGATTGAAGAGATGCTCGACAAAGCCGAGCGATTACAAAATAAACATTACACAGCAATGCAATCATGCACGAGGGACAAGCGTATGTTTCACATGAGAAACTACAAAGCACTGGAAGGCGTGGTCAAGGCGTTGCGATGGGTACTGGGTGACCTGAATATAGAACATCCACTTGATTAGATTCGCATGGGTTTATCCAATAATAAGGGCAAAAGGTTTGACCTCGGAGATAGTTGTTGTGTTTTCACAATGAAGCCCTTCCCCATCTGAATTTATGTACAATGATTACATGGGATAACCATGCGACCAGTTCGATTCTTAGGAGGTTCGACTGGTGCAACCCTGTACGATACTGAACAGGGGCCACGAGTAGGCAAGCAAGGAGCGCATCCTGCACACATTCAGAACGAGTTCGACATGAACCGATACTTGAATGCTTTAGGTGTGAATGTACCTCAAGCCGAGATGATTACACACAGGGGAAAGCCAACCATGCTTGCCGACTTCATAGCCGATTCACAAGAGGTCGGCACAAGACCAACTCAAGAAGACGTACGACAACTACAGCGTGACTTCGTACCCCACGCATTAACAGCCAACTGGGATGTGCTTGGTATGACGGGTGACAATGTACTACGCCAACCTGACGGCTCTCTCTCCTACGTCGATGTAGGAGGGGCGGGTGCGTTCCGAGCAATGGGCGCACCGAAGGGAGATAGATTCACCACGAATGTAGGTGAACTCGACTCACTTCGACAACGCAACCCTGTGTTTCAGGGGATGAGTGAACAAGACTTAGGACGTTCACTCGATGCACATGGAGGTATCGAACCAATGGAACAAGCATTGCAGTACCTCCGTGATGCACAGACTCGCAACATCATGCAACAACGAGTGCAAGACATTGCACGACGAGTGGCTTGATTCAGTAATCTTTGCTTTATAAATCGGCAAAGAGAAAGAAGGTGAAAACATTGGAAGTGAAAGTATGAGCGAAAGCATTGAAGAAATACAAGTGGGAGCAATCGACCTCAAGGTACAGGCTAACAATCTAACCGACAACATCCTGTCCTTCTATCACATACACGATATGGATGACGTGAGTGATTGGGCAAGGATGTGCAAGATAGAGTTACTCAGGGGTATGGCTATTGTGAACGAATGGTTGAAACTGTTAATGGATGAGGTGAACGAATGAAAGCAAAAACAATTGAAGGAATGAAGAACGAATTATGGGAGAGAGCATTTGTAAACGTAGGCGATGACCGTGAGCGTGTCATTGCACTGGCGATACATCTTGGTGAATATGACTTTGAAGAAGTGGACGGTTACATCGACAACGATTATCTTGTCTATACTGATGAGGAAGCGGATGAAGCAGTGCGTGAGTATATCGAGGAAACGGTATGGGGGTTCACCCCATCCTTCCTCCAAGCACACACTGGTGTAAGCAGTAACATAATCGAAGAAGTGCAAAAGAAGATGAGTCCAAGTGCAAACCAAGCCATCACTGCGATGATTAAGGACTTCGACCACTTTGTTGAAGACGCTGTACGCTGTGATGGACGAGGACACTTCCTTGCACGATACGACTCCGAAGAAAACTTTGTGACTTTCCAAAACGGATTGTTTGAAGATGTCACGTATTTCATTTACAGGGTGGGATGAATATGACATGGGGTTGGAATATAGAAATTTGGAAAACGCACGATAGATTTGAAGAAGCCGACAAAGCGTGTAAACACGCTTGTGGTTTAGGATTGGAAGAGGCATGGGAAGACACGAGTGGGTGCAGTATACGTGTTGGTTTTGGTGGTCATCATTGGATGTCACCCGAAACAATAGCGGAAGCGATTGCTTTCCTGTACTTCGATTATCAATTGGAGGAATAGAGAATGAAGAAAAAACACCCACCAAAGCACGTACCAGTGTTGATACCGATTATGCTGTGTCCGTGGTGCGACAAGTCGTTTGATATGGATGCTGGTTACATTTGTTGTCCATACTGTACGGAGGGGAACGAATGAACATATTTGTATTAGACAGAAACCCAATCACTGCGGCACGAATGCACTGCGACAAGCACATCCCCAAGATGTGTGTAGAGGCCGCACAGATGATGGCATCAGCCCTGCGCCGACATGGTGCGACTGATGAGGACATGCCACTCACCAAAGCAGGTAAGCCCTACAAGGGTGGCTACAAGCATCACCCATGCACAGTATGGGCTGGTGACTCCGGTGCTAATTTTAGATGGTTGGCCCAACATGGTTTGGCACTATGTTTAGAATACAGTATGCGATTCGGTAAACAACATGCGTGTCATGAACCTATAGGTATAATGTATGCACTACATGGTATTGTTCCGTATGATGAACTCACACCATTCGCACAGGCCATGCCCGACGAGTATCGTAATGACGATGCGGTTGTAGCATACCAAGCCTACTACCACAGCAAGCAGTTCGCCAAGTGGGAGAAGGGTACACCTGCCCCCGACTGGTGGCGAGGCGTGGAGGTGACGGCGTGAATGAATGTTTTGATGATGAGTATTGGGAACACCATGCAAAGGTGCAACTACTGAAATGCAAAGGTTGTACTGGTTGCCCCATTACTTACTATCCTCTTGCTACAATTGTAGGTTATGGTTTAGAGTGTGAGTGCATGGAGGTGACGGCGTGAACACAAGGTGGGAACAGCATTTCGTATTGAGCAAGCATGGAGTACATACCCCAGTGGATGTCGAGATAGTGACAGACAAAGAACACGAATACATCTACAGTATTGATTATCTTTGGGGCATGATTGATGATGACTTGGGTTACTGTGAACTCGCTACACTGGAAGAGGTAGCGACACATCTTGGATTGGAGGTGACGGCGTGAGATTTTGGAAGAAGAATGAAGAGAAGAAAAAGAATCATTTCATGATAATGTGCGAGAAGTGTTGGTGGAACTTTACTGATGAATACATACAGAAGCAAGGCGAAAACCCAAGACCGTTCTATGGTGATGTATGCTCGTGTGGTGGGACTGTTGTACGAGTGGATGACGTGGAGGCGAAGGAGTGAGCATACTTTCACTGTTGATTTATAAACTGGCAAAGAGAAAGAGGATGATAAAATGACGACAACTGACAAGATAATTGATGCGAAGATGAAGATAAGTGTGGAGTTGCAAGCACTGCAACGACGACTGGCACTGCTTGAAGAGTTTGAGAGGCAAGGCTACAGGACACATATCTGTGAAGAATCACACCATGACTGGCATGACATAGAGTGGCAAGACGGATGGACTGGTCTTCGGTACGATGATAACAGTAGTGAGATTGTGAAGAACTTGCAAATCTGTATCATGTGCGGTGTAATGCGTACAACAACATTCAAACTATCTAACACTGTTATCGAAGACCCATTCGATGAACTACGGGAGGAGGAATGAATGTACGACTGGTACGAAAAGATGGACGCACAGATGTGGGAAGACCGAGCGAATGCATCGTACGAATGTGACGTGTGTGGCAAGATTGTCGATAGCGTTGAGGAGTACGATGTGGACGGCACGATGGCTTGCTCACATTGCTTTGCACTACGAGAGGAGGAATGAATATGAAGAACACACCAATCACATTTGCGAATGGCTCGTCACTGACCATGTGTGACCTTGAGGATTTTCGAGATACACTCAAGCCGACACACACAGTTGTGACCCTGTGCCGATACCCGCCACGGTTCATTGACAGTGACAAGCAAGAGCGACATCACTACTACTTCCGAGCGCACAACAACGACCCGTTCATTTGGCAACATGCTTCGGAGTTGGTACTCGACTTACTTGACGAGGGTAAGCACGTACTGCTACACTGCGTACATGGACGTGACCGCACTGGCGGTGTAGGTTTCATTGTGCTCAACCACATGTTCCCCATGAAAGAAGGTGGAAAGATATTGGAGATGATGGGTAAGGCACGACCAAAGATTGGAATGAATACTTTCACCGAGAAAATATACGAGAAAGGTAGTTTGTATTACAAGGTCATAGGTGAACTGGAAGAAGGGAGAGATGACAATGAGTAAAGACATGAACGAGCACAATATCAAAATCAAAATCGAAGAAGATGAATACATCTTCATTGAATACTTTGAGGCGTGATAATATGGACGAGAAAAAATTGATGAGAAAGACGAAGAAAGAATTGTGTGAGTTGATACTTTCACAACAAGAGCAAGAGGAGATTGTACATTGTCCCTCTTGTGGAAGTGACCAGTTACGATACCGTAGCGATTTCATGAGTGGGTCAATCGACGTGGCCTGTGCTGATTGCAAATCAATGTGGTTTGAAGTGTGGCAGTTCAAAGGAATTGAAATGATTATGGGAGAGGATAACCGTGTGGATAGCAACGAATGAAGGATGGGTAAGCGTCGTTAAGCGACGTGGTACAGATGAACTACTGGTGCGTGCTCGCAATGAAGCGCACCTAATCTGTGTCTTGTTGTATCTACAGGAACATCCATCGCTTGAGGGTGACCGTATCTTCATAGACTTTGATGCGGATTACCCGTATCGAATGTATGTCACGAGAGAGGAGTTCGATAGATACATGAACAGACAGATTAACCGCATTGACTATGACAATTTCAAAGCAAGCGTCCCTGACAAAACGTATGCTCGTGCATTGACCGATGTGTGGTTCACAATGTACCAATGGGGCATGCCACATCGACCAACGAATGAGTACACTACACTGGATGATTTTGGTATGGTATACGACAATGAGCGCATTGCTTATGAGGAGGAATGACCGATTTCCTTTATAAATCGGCAAAGAGAAAGAAGGTGATAAAATGGCAGTTTACAAAAGACAACCAAAAGAAACGAAGCGCAACTATGTTTGGCGAGTATTGAATGAAGAGTTTGGAGATACGGAGTGTTCACGAGAAGAACTCTTCCCGTTCATCTCCAAGCGTTCCAATGTGACATTCAAGAACTTGTCCGAACAATTATCAAACATGGCACAGATGGGATATGCAACCAAGCGTAAGTGTCCATCACGCAAACGCATGGTGTACAGTCGTATCATTTCAGGTGCAAAGCAATGGAATCAATCGCATGTTAATGCACAATATTACAGTGCAGACCACAAGAAAGTGAACGACGTTATTGAAGCGGTCAAGCCTGAACATCGTGTGGCTGACGTTGAAGACGTACCTGTTGGGGAAGTGCTACTCATCATGGGTGTACAACGAGATGACCTGTTGAGTGTGTTTGATGATTTGATTTACCACACACCAATCAAGACCCTACGTGAAACGCATCCTCAATTGTTGGCAATGGTATTGCAGTATGGACGAGGTGCTTGAGATGAAAACATTCATGGTCAAAGTAACGTACGAAGGCGAGATACTTGCTGACAGCGAAGTAGAACTTGAGGAGAAGTTGTGGCTCGTACACAAGTTGTTCGACAAACCATTCGATGACACATTGTTTGACGCAGTGGATTACGAGATACTACAGGAGGACTAAGTATGGCACACGATTTAGCACAAACAGCAAGCGGAGAATACATGACAGCATGGGCGGGTAGTACACCGTGGCATGGACTGGGAACATCTGTCGAGGGTCTGATGACTACGACGGAAGCATTACAGAAAGCACACCTTGATTGGAGTGTGGTGAAGTTACCATTGTGGTATGATACATCAGATGATTTGACTGTTAATCCTTCTTTCAATGCTGTACCTGATACATACGGTGTCTTCCGTGAGAGCGAGGATGGACTTGTCCCACTCACTCGTGGGGGTAAAGCCGTAGGTCGGGTATGGAAACCACTACAGAACGTGGATGCGTTTGCATTCATGGATGAGATTCTACAATCACACGAGGCGGCTATCGAAGTTGCAGGTGCGTTGGGTAACGGGGAAACCGTATGGATTTTGGCGAAGTTGCCTGATACCATTGTCATCAATGGACAAGACCCAGTGGAACAATACTTCCTTATCACAAACAAGCACGACGGTACAGGTGCAGTGAAGTTCCTTCCTACACCAATCCGTGTCGTTTGTCAAAATACATTGAGTGGTGCGATTGGACAAGGCAAGGCATCCACGTACAACGTGCGTCACACATCCAAGATGGGTCAGCGTGTTGATGATGTGCGTCGAGCATTGGGTATCATGAACAAGCAGTTCATCGAATGGGGTGAACAAGCAAGTGAACTGGCTACTGTTCAGTACGAGATTGATGATGTCAAGGAGTACTTCATTGATGTGCTTGGCCTCAAGCGTGACCCTGAAACGGGTGAGATGGCTGACAACACCAAAACAAGACTCAAGATGAATAAGTTGATGCAGTTGCTCTCAAGTCCACAGAACAATGTGGGTGACATGGGTGGCACATGGTGGGCGGCATACAATGCTGTCACCGAGTTCATCGACCATCACGCTACGACACTTCGCAATGGTGAGAAGAGTCGCAAGGGTATTGAGTCGGCCATCTTCGGTCCTTACGCTCGCAAGAAGAAGATTGCTTGGGAGTTGGCATTGGAAGTGATTCAATGAAGTTGCAAGTACGAATGGGTGACCATGAGTTGCTTGAATCAGCAACCATCAAAGTCTTTGGTAAGAAGTATGATGTAGCCGTTACACTAAAGAACGAAACCGAATGCCCTGTATGTGACGCACCGAATGCTGACGTGTATGTACTTGACAAGGACGACTTGGTTTTGACTGCATGTGAGCATTGTGAAATATTCACGGTGTGCAAAGTAAAGAGAGGTGAATGACATGACAGCATTTGAAGTAAACGAAGAACTGATTGTATGGGCGAAGGAACACATTGACAGCATACCCGTTGGTGGCACATGGTCACCACAGGGTGCAGGTGTTCAGTACCACAAACAAGACGAAACCACATGGGCGTTGATGTCCATGTACGACCATCCTGACACACACGCATTCCACAACAGCGTGATGGACTTGTTCGGTGAACTGGGTGTCACTGTTCAAACACCCGATGGATTTGAAATGGTTGTACCACCACTTGACCCAACACAAGTTGCGGAACAAGAGTTCCAACAACGACAAGCGATTGCATCAGGTTGGGCGTGCAACTGTGGTGAACCACTTGCAAACTTTAACCTTGAAAGAAAGTCTGATGAGTTCGTTGAAACCATCGAGGCTCAACTCGATAGCGGGAACACTGCACCAGTTGAACTATGGCGTACACACATCACATGCCCTGCGTGCGGTGCTGATATTGCTATGGAGCCACAAGACTACCACCTGCTTGCGGGTGACGAGTTGTACATGACGTGGCACACAGACGACCACACTTACAAGGCGATGACTCGTATCGAGTTGAAAGAGCGAGCCGACAAGGGGTTCTTCACAGAAGAGAGTTTGAATGACAATTCACTGTATCACGTCTTAGGAAGCGACCACGACGAAGGTAAAGTACCTCCGTGGATGTGGGGCTTGTTGGTTGAACGAACTTCACGTAAGAAGGACGAGGAAGAAGAATGAGCAACTTTGAACGGGACTATCTTCTCCAAGACGGGAAGACCCAAAAGTGGGGTGCTGGAAAGGGAAAGGTTCGCACTGCATGGATTAAATTCAAAGGACGAAACTGGATTGACATACGTGTGTTGAAACGGAAGGACGATGGTTATGAACATACAAGAGAGGGAGTTCGATTCACACCGAATCAAATCCGAGAACTTCTCCCAGTCTTGGTTGAGATACTCGACCACATCGACTCAAACGAAGAAGAACAACAACGACGAATTGCGAGGGAAGAAGATGAAAGCATACCTTCTCCGTTGGAAACAACGGAATAGGACATGGGAATTCGTTGACGGACCACTTGCGGGTGAAAGCCTTTCCTTCACACTCACTGACGTTGTACACAATTTGTTGCGTAGTCAAAGTGCATTGATTGCACGAAGTGCATTACACAAAGGATGTCATCTTATGGTGAGCAAAAACTTTCACCCTGAAACTATACCATTCTTGAAAGTCCGTTCTGATAAGACGGGTGCGTTGTACGAGCATGATGAGCATGGTGCAGGGTGGATTGAGAACCTCATCGTTGATGATAGTGATAGGATATACTTGGGGGTGCATGTATGAACTTCCAGCGTCTATGTGTATTGGTTTCAAAGATGCCACGTCATCTCACGACGAATGATTTGTCAATGGAAGAAGCCCTTACAGTGTGGCGTTTCTTGGATGCCAAAGAAAGGTTACCTATGACAGCACGACGTGTCAAGATACAACTTGCAAACGAGTGCGGTTGCTTTGTCGAACAACTCGATGCAGTTGGCGACAATGCACACATATCGAAAATCTTGACATGGGAATCCAACGACCAAAGCAAAGGCTTGAACGTTGATGAACTGATGGCGTTGGTACACAACATACCTGATGAGGACTGGTTGCTTGACCTATGTCGTTCAATGTCCCTAATCGAAGCCGAGATGTTTTGGCGTTGGGCGTTGGAGTACCGTTGGTCTTCTGTGCGTTACCGTATGGTTAAGTGGTTGAAGATAAGGCTCGGCATGTCGGACATCAGTAACTACAATCCTGAAATGCTGATACAGATGGTGTTTACAGGTATCGGTAGGGACAAATTAGCGGAGGAGATGTTCGTACCATTGCGCCCCTATACAAACAACAAACTTGGGATTGTTGGAACATCAAGTGAGTATTGGTTCGTCACTGATTGCAGTACACTCATACAGGTACATCGAGGTGCTGTACGCAATAGAGCCAAAGAACTCGTGGTAGACCTGATGATGGACATACCGACAGATGTACCGCTTACATGGTGTTGGTTGAATCCACTCCAAACAAATTACATTCACAGCGAAAGTATAGAACTTCCGTTTTCTAAATACAAAGAACCGCTTCCTACATCGTGGGAAGAGTCTTTGCAACTCCTACACAATTACCCGAAGGGTGGCTTCCTCATCAAAGAGTATGGTGAATACTTCTTGATGAGCAGTGGCACAGTATCATTGATGGGGCAACTCATGTATTACAAGCGAGTCGGTGACAACATAGAGTTCACGCTCGGTTTCCGTGACGGCCTTGATGTTGTTGATGTGCCTGACATCATTGCTATGACACAACTGCCGTTTGAGATTGAACAGCAATTGCGTAAACAACACATCAACGTCACAGCGAGGCAGGTTTCCGAACCGCTTTCTGATAATTTAACAGTGAAAGTAGAGTATACTTGGAGTCCACGACGCAACTGGCACTTCATATACAGTGGACTTTTCACTTCATACGGCTTGTCCGACGTGGATGAAATAGTCGATTACATTACATTGGTAGGTGAGAATTATGCCACAGGGTGGAAGTAGAAAAATAGATTTCAAAGCATACAGGAAAGCGGTGATTGATGTCGCTCAATATCACGAAGGTCAAACATTGAACAAAGATGAGATGTTTGATTTTTGGTATTTAGTTGAAAGAGCGTACAGGCATCATGTTGGTATGTCACATGTTTTCAGAACAAGAAAATTTACTCACAACTCACAGGCTATTCCTATTCTTAAAAGACGAAGCATGGTAACAGTAAAAACGGTTTCAATAAACGAGAATGGTGAAGGAATGCTTTACACATTCAGTGGTGATACAGATGAGTAGAACAAAGGACTGGCTGACCAACGTAGGGCTTGGTATTTTACTGTCGAAACTACGCTTCTCTACCACAGCCGAGAAGGTACACACTGGGGTGGGGTACAGGCTCAAGCGTAAAATCGACATCACCTACGACAGCGACCAAGAGTTACCTGTACAGATGTGGATTGATGAGAGTGGGCTACCTCCGCTACCTGCAACCGCTAACGCTGACGTGACCGAGTGGTTGGACACACTTGAGCCGTACGCTCACCTGCTGACCAAGCAACGCTACTACGACACAATGGTGTACACATTCAACAATCCTGTTCCCAGTACATCCTACGATGACTTCATTGAGTGGGCGGAGGAATTTGACCGAGTGAGGGATGAATTATGAATTATAATATACGCATGTATTCGATGTTTGATGAAATGTTAATAGTCGTCTTTGGGCTTCCTATTGAAGTTGTCAAGAAATTTAAAAAAACAAGAACAAGACACTCACTTCAAAGTTTTATGCAAATGAAAATATGGGATGTCTTAACGGAAGAACAATTCAAATCACTACATGCCGTTCTTCATGCCGAATCAATTGAATCATTTATTAAGATGGTTAATCACATGAATGAAGAACTTCGTGAGAAAACACAAAAAGAGAGAAAGAGATGATTTGCTTTATAAATTGGCAAAGAGAAAGAAGGTGAGAAATATGGACAATTGGAATGAGCAACTACGCCCTGTTACTGTCGATGAAATCGTCGGCAACAAGGAGTTCACAGATGACATGCGTCACTGGGTTGAGAATGATGATTACCCATCAGCCGTCCTCTTACTCGGACCACCGGGTACGGGTAAGTCCAGTGCGGCCAATGTCATGTGTCGTACTATACTCGGTAAGGCTCACAACGCAATCAATATGCTTTGGACGAATGCCAGTGATGAACGAGGCATCGCCTTTGTCCGTGAAGAGGTCAAACAGTTCTGTCGTTTGCGTGGTGTAGGCACAGAAAAGAAACCCATTGTGCTTGATGAGTTCGATGGTTTCACTGTACAGGCACAGCAAATCCTACGTGGTATCATGGAGCAATACGCCAATCGTATTGTGTTCATTCTCACTGCAAATCAAGGTGAGAAGATACACGAGGCGATTAAGAGTCGATGTCGTACCTACGTGTTTGACCGTGTTGTTCCGAGTGAGGGTGCAAAGCACCTATCACGACTTGATTTTCTACCGAGTGAGTGGGTGAAGAATTACCCTGCGCTCGTTGAACGAATGGATGGTGACCTACGAAAGAGTGTCAATTACCTGTCCACCCTCAAGCGCACACCTGATGCGCTTGACCATGTGGTGACACAGGACAGCGAAGACAACTGGTGGGCTGAACTTGATGAGCACAAGTTCGACAACATCCGCAAGACCCTGCATCAGCGATTGAGAGATGCAGGTAATCGCACCACATTCATGCATGGACTGCACAAGTACATCAGCAAACAGTTCGACAATACGCCTGAAACAGCGTTTGCCGTGACATATGTTTGGGGTGAGATGATGCAGATTGTGCATGAATTTGTAGGTACTGATGCGGCATACGTGGACGTATTTACTGCTCGATTGAAGAAGGAGTTGAAACAATGACTTGGCAAGAAGAAGATGAATACATGGAGATGGAAAACATGAACGAAGAAACGAATGGGTTTGGAGAAGTGCAAGAATCCACGAGCAACGACTTACCGAAGGGTGTCCTTGTTCGTATGAATGCATTTGCTGAACGTACAGGAAAGAAGCCCGACGAAGCACGACAAATGTACCTTGACTACATCAAGGAACATTACGGTGTGGATGACTACACACAGGAATCAGATGAAGACCTGCTCATTGATTGGGCCGAACAAGTGTTCACTGAAACCCGCAAGCAAAGCGGTGGAAGCAATGCGAACCTATCGACGTGGGTCGGTGAGTTCGTAGGTGTACAAGACCGTACACGAGATAGGCTTGCGAACATTCTTGCAAGCAACATCAAGTTGTATCAGGAAGACCCCAATGAAGCAATTGGTAGTGGTCGTCTTGGTGTGTTTGAAAGGACTGGTGCGAACTGGTCATTGCATACGAAGAACGGTGTCAAGAAACTTGAGGTATCGGCTGATGAGAATCCACCTTTCGGTGTTAAAGTAGACCAAGATTGGGTGTGCCTTACATCATACAATGACGACCCTGCACCGTACAAGAAGATGGGTCGCTACTACTACTTCCTCGGCAACGAAGAAGAGAAGTTTGTCAAGCAGGGTGAGGTTTCACTGTGGCGTATCGACTTGAACAACGAGTTATCAAACCTTGAAGTGGACATCGGACGGCCATGTAAGATACAGGTCGTACCTCCACGAGAGAAGGCGAGTGAGAACTTCAAGGATGTACTCGGTACATACCGTTCCTTTGAGGTTGAATACACAGATGACTTCGTTGCTGATAACGTGAAGCCTCTTCTCAATGCATCCAAGTTTTGGACATCACGAGATTTGGGTCACGACTACTACGTACACATTGACGAACTTGAGGAGGCGTTTGAAACTCGCAAGGAGAGTGGCATGATTGGAGGCGAGAAGCGTTCATGGGGTCCACTCGTGTTCACACGAGGTATGGTATCAACACTCAACACAGAACCTCGTGAGAGTGAGTATGACCCCGAAGGTCACAACTACTCCATGACGCTCACCAGTAGCATTACAGGTGACATGACGTGTTGGATTTCAGGTGCAGTCGGCAAACTTACAACACCGTTCAAAGCGGGTTGGGGCGATGATGCGTTTGACATTGCTGAAAATTCTACGGTGCTTGTCTTTGGCCGTCTTGGTATGAAGGAATACAACGGTGTTGTTTCACCCAAGATGAGCGTCTTTGGTGTCTATGCTGACCCAAGACGTAGCCGACGACGTGCAACTGGTGGCAACACAGGAGTAGGACAATTCGATTAGGAGGAATAAACATGGCAGGATTTGGACAACAAGTACAGGACATCAAAGAAGAAGTGAAAGAAGCGAAGAAGGAAGCGACAGCACAAGCGGCTGTTGCATCTGATAATCCCTTTGCGTCTTTCGAGAAAGAACAAGCACTACTGATGAATGCGAAACAGAAGAAGTATCAGTTCATCGGTGTGTGGGGCGAGGACGGAACAGGTAAGAGTGGTATCATACTCGATGCGTTCCGCAACGACAAGAAGAAGGTGGAGGGTTCAGTCCTTCACTCGATTGATTTCGACATGGGTGTGGGTATGCTTTCATCGGCATTGCATCCACAAGAGAACATCATCTCATGGAATCCGTGGGCGATGAGTCACAACGACCGTACAGCCTACAACTATCCTGACACACATCAGCGTGTCATGAACTTGATGAAGCACTTTTACAATCAAGTGCAACAAGGTGTACCGATTTGGGGTATCATCATCAGTGGTGTTGATTCGTGGCTTGAGATATGCACCAACAACATGCGTATTGTGGACTTGGGATTGGCAAGCGATGCCATTCAAGCGGCTGACGGAAGTGGTGCGGCGAAGGTCGATAAGCAATCGACATGGGCTATCCGCAACACTCGTTTCCACCAATTGACCTCGCTCTCTCGTGACCTTGTTCGCATGGGCGTACGTGTCTTTTGGGAAACGCACGTCACGACAAGGGACTTCTATGGACCTAACAAGCGATACGTCGCTGACTGGGAGAAGAGGTCCAACAACTACCTTCCAACCATCTTGAAGACCGAGAAAGAAGAAGTCTTCGATGCGGATGGTGAATTGATTGAAACGGTCTACTACGCAGTGTTCGACAAGTGTAAGACGAACCCGAACCTACAAGACCAACGACGTAAGATATTCGTTACAAGACCTGATGGCGAGCCTGAATGGTATGGCCTTCCAGAATTGTATCAAGGAGAACTTTGATATTCACACAGTACAGGGGTTCTGTGTGATGGGTCTGACAAGTAATTGGGGCATACCCTTCCTTGTGGGCATCCCGCCTTCGTCGGGGGGTTTTACATTCCCTCCCGCCCCTCCCCATCACATACAGATAAGGTGATTTTATGGTAAAAGTAACAGTGAACAGAAATGATTTTCAGTCGTTCCTTATGTCCTTTGCAAAGGACTTGGACGACCTGCGAATCGCTTGCAGTGGTGCGTTCTTGACGGTTGAGGTGGCCTATGCTAACCACTACCTACGCAAGAGGTTTCCAGTTGAAACAGGGGCTATCGAGGAAGAGGGCTTCATTCACATTGCACTGATGGACAAGTTCTTGAAATTCATCAAGGCGAGCAAGCAAACCAACATCACACTGCGACAGACTGCACCAGTGAAACCACTGCACATTGATGCAGGTGGTAACCGACTTCAGATACCAAGTACAGACGAGATTGAATCGTTTGCAAAGGTCAATGCAATGGGTCGGGTCATCAGTGCGTGCATCGACAACAACTTCACTGTATTCTACAAGTCACCATTGAGTGCTCATGGAAGCATATCTGATACGAAGGATTTGATTTCGCTTGCAGGTATGCGTAAGGTCATCGCTGACAATGCACAGTTCAAGGTGCGTACGCACTGCGGTGAGAACGAGTTCGGTATCGTTGCAGGTAAGGCGGCAAGTGGTCGCCTGTTTACCACATTGCCCATCACGGACACAGACGGACCTTCGGCTACCATCCAATCCAACTTCGGTGAGTGGTTGCCTGTTTGTCTGATGTACCTCGATGAAGGCACTGCACGTTTCCACATGGGTGATGGTACTCCGCTTATCTTTGAGCAAGCCAATACTTTACTGGTTGTAATAGACGAGGGAGATGAATGATAATCGACTGGTATTCGGAAAGTGCGTACGACGCACCAGTGCTGTACCTACGTACTCGTGGGTCTGATGGTGTACTGCACGAGCGATACATACGTGCGGAAGATGAAGACTACGTGCGACCCTTCTGTTGGGTAGACCAAGCCGCACCTACACACGTATTGCGTAGGATGCAACGGCTCAACGCTACCATACACTACGATGAAGTAGCACAGGGTTTGTACGGCAACAAGTTGTGGAAGGTATCAGTATCGCACCCCAACACACTATGGCAACTCAAAGACCGATGTGACCGTTGGACGCACGAGGCTGATGTATCGTATCAAGACCAAGTGCTAATGAAACTGTACCCTGATGAGATGCCCAACTTCCAACCTCGTAAGTGGTATTACGACCTTGAATGGAATCCAAACGGTGACAATGATTACACAACAGTCATGGCTGTTGTCGATACCGACATGGAACATCCAGTGGTATTTGCATGGAATGAGCATAGTAATCTGAACAACGTGTACAAGACTGAATGGATTGACCGATACGATGGTTATGAGTTGCGTACGTTCCCCAATGAGCACAAGATGCATGATGGTTTCTTATCCTTCCTTGAGGAACGTGACCCTGATATTCTGATTGCACACGCAGGTCACTGGGCTGACCTGCCTCATCTACACAAGAGGCTCGGTGTTGAGCGTGAGCGCATGTCGCCACTCAATATCTTCATTGCACCACCAAAGGATGGGTCGGGGTACAAGACAACACGCCAACCCATCAAAGGACGACTGGTGTATGACACAGCCGCACAGTGGACGGACGGTACGGGCTTTGAGGCCATATGGCAAAAGTCGGGCAAGGGACAAGCCGAGTCGAGAAAGTTGGATTGGTTTGCTAAACAACTTGGTTTCGCAGGTAAACTAACCAATGACATTCAAGGTATGACCGTCTTTAACGGTTGGACAGATTACTATGATGACTTCGTTGATTATTGTTTAGTGGACACAACACTCTTGCGTGACTGTGATGAGAAGTTGCATTGCACTGACTTCCACGTTGCGCTACAGAAAGTCTGTGGTGTACAGTTCGCAAGCACGCACAAGGTGACTCGTTACTTCCGTGGTCTGATAGGACGACGTACGGAACTCAAAGCACCATCTTCATTCGTTGAAGAACGGCCTGAACTTGAAGCCGCATGGGTCATGACACCCGTACCGGGTCGTCATGAGAACGTTGCATTGAAAGACTTCGCATCTCTATATCCTAACATTATCCTCTCCGCTAACCTATGCTGGACGACCCTCGTTGATGAGGGTGGAGAAGGTATACTCACACTCAACATTCCACCAAAGCGTGACAAAGATGGCACATACATCGAAGGCACTGGTGGTACATATCACTGGGACCAAACCACGGAAGGTTTGTTCCCGAAGGTTGTTAAAGAATTACTCGCTCTACGTAAGGAGTACAAGACTCTCATGAAAGAAGCAACCAACCCTGATGAGAAACTGGGTTACAACATGTTGCAGATGGCTGTCAAAGTTGCAGTCAATGCACTGTACGGCATGACGGGCACACGTAAAATTTCAGGCCAATGGAGTAACTATGCGATTGCACAGTCCATTACCTATCTTGGTCGCAGGTCGATTACCATGCTCGTTGATGAGTGTGAGAAGCGTGGCTACAAAGCACTTGCAGGTCACACGGATTCAGTGTATGTACAAGTACCGTTTGATGAGGCTCAAGGTTTGTGCGAGGAGTTGACAACCATCGCACAAGAAGATATGAATTTGGCTTACCTTGACGTTGAGTTTGAAGCGTTCTTCCCATACTGGTTTACAGCCAACATGAAGAATCGCAACTTTGGTATCAAGTCTTTCCCTCCCGAAGAGGAGGGTCAAATGAAGGTCACTGGGTATTCACTCAAGGCATCGAATGCACCTGCTATTACGAAAGAGATTCTTTCGACAGCGTTTACGTTAATTGGTACTGGGGCTAATGAAGATGAGGTGTTTGAACAGGTACGTCCTCTCATCAAACAGTTGTACAAGGGTGAGCGTGACGTGCAAGAGATTGCCTCAAGTGGGCGTATCTCTAAGCATCTACATGAGTACGACAAGGTTGTACCCAACCCTGCGAAAGCGGCACGCTACTCCAACCTCCACCTTCAAACCGACTTCAACAAGGGCGACAGCATACGATGGGTATTTATCGACGGTGTTCCCGAAGGGCAACCCATGTGCAACGTCGTAGCGTTTGAAGAACCTCACCAGTTGGAGGGCTACAGCATCGACTGGACGACTACCGTTGAGAAATGGATTCGGTCGAAAATCAAATCAGTATACGAAACTCTCTATTGGAACTTGGATGCTCTAACGGACTTGCGAGTACCGAAGAGGTATGGATGGTGATAACATGAGTAAATGGAAATTTTGGAAAAAAGTGACCGAAGCGGAAACTGTACAATCAAAGGTAAAGTATTGTTGTAACTGCGGTGGTAAGATTATGCGACAGACTACACTGGATGAGTTCTTTGACTTGACTCATCCATCACAGAAGCGATTAACGGATTACGAGATGACTGAAAGCGTGGGCTTTGGTAACACTCCACGTAAGTACAGGGGGATGATTTGATGCCTCGCCCTTGCGCCAAGCGTGGATGTAGCCTACCCGCACATCGTGGCTTCCGCTTCTGTGCAGGTCCAAGATGTTCTGAATTATGGAAGAAGAAGGAGGAAGAGGAATGAGTACAATAGAAGACAAAGTATGTGAGAAGATTCAAGGTCGAGCCGAAGTCGGTTTGAAGAAGTATGGCGTGAGCATGGCTGATGAGATTCTCTCACTACGTGAGTGGCTCATCCACCTCCAAGAAGAGTTGATGGATGCGGCTGTGTATGTTGAAAAATTGATAGGAGAGGTGACCGATGAGATGGAATCCAACAGGTGATGACTCACGTCAAACCATTGAAGAGTACAATGCTGAAACAGGCCACAGGGAAGAAATGCTGTGGCATCAAAACAGCACATACGCTTGGAATCCAAACCTGCAAGACGGTACTATCTTGAGAGTCACGAAGTCAAGCATGGGTACATTCGGTTGGTGTCGCCAACAATACTACCTTGAGAAATTCAAGGGACTGCGAGGCGAGAGCCGATATTATCACACTCGTGGACTGAACGTACACGACATGATGGAGTGGTTTTGGGAGAACATATCGAAGAAGCAAGAGCAAGCGGTTTTGAACCTCGCTGAATTTGATGATGAAGCAGGGCGTGCGCTACTCCACAGTTTTATTCCACAGCCTCCTGAACCGTATGAGTACGGTGAGGAGGAACAGATTCGACAATGGGTTGATTGGCAATACAATCGACTCATCATTACACAAGGTAAGAAGTGGCGACCTGCTGGTGTTGAGGCAAACGTACATGCTAACCGCTACGTTGTTATTGATGATACACCAGTGAAAGTACACCTATCGGGATTTATTGACACGCTGTTCCCAAGCGAGTCTGATGGTTATGCGCTCATGGAATTGAAGAGTGGTAAGTACAACAAGAGCAAACCTACGAACATGCGTAAGGAGATGGCTTTCTACAAGATGATGCTTGACCACAGTCCACACCATGAGTATCTTCCTATCACCCACTGGGGATGGGAGTTTCCGGGTGGGGGTATCGAGGGTGGTACTGGTCCAGCCATTCACTACGAATCGGCAACAAACAAGACAGGAAGCAACGCAGTCAAGAGCGTCGAGCGTACACTGGAGAAGATGGTGCGAGCGCACATCGCAATGGAGTTCCCACCCGACCCATACTTGGGTAGGCTCAAAAAAGATGTACCCCTTGAAGAACAGAAACTCAAATGTAACTGGTGCGACTACAAAGACCACTGCGAGTTTTGGTCGGTAACAGATGAATATTTAGACAAGATAATGGAGGACGAACAATGAAAGAAGCAACAATAGCAATAGAAAAATACCTATCGGAAAAAGTAGACGAAGAACACATTGTACACATCGCTGTGCAAAAAACTGGCAACTTACCAAATCGAGTTCCTTTCACTTGTAATGTATTTCGCCAAACGACGCTTGACAAATTTTTGGAAGAAGAAACGGGTTATCCTGATTTCGTTGGACCGTATCACATTCATTACACTGTACATGCAAGATACCTCAAGCCTGAAAAAATCAATCAACTGATGGATGATATGGCTGAACATCTTGATGCCATGATGTTTCTTAAGCGGTGATTGTATGCCCTTTGTACCGATAGACTTCCCTCGTGAGGTCTTAGAACTCCCTGCCAATGGCATGAAGGGTTGGCGACGTATTGTACGCAACGCTGATGAGTTGCAACAGTACTGGAAAGGAAAGAACGGTTCGGGCAACGTATACTTCACAGCGTACGGTTACAATGAAACGCAAGCACCGAAGCATCACCGAGTCGATTACAATACTCCGAAGATACATCACTTCGTTATGGACTTTGATTGTAAAGACTTCAAGAATCGTGGTGCGGAGGTACACTTTGAAGTGCCTCAAGAGGAGGTGCGTCGTCTTCATCAGCACTTGCAGGGCAAGAACATTGAACACTTTGTTTGGTTCAGTGGTGGTGGTTTTCACGTATGGGTTCCGTTTGCTGAATCAATAAATCCGACAAGCGGTTCTGAACTTTCAAGAGTAAAGTATTCGGGTGCAATGCTATTGAACCAGTGGGAGAAGGACATTGGTGGACTGCGGTGCAATGACCCAACAGTAGCATTCGATACCAGTGGTATGATTCGTATTCCCAACTCGTACAATGCAAGACGAGATTGTTGGTCGATACCACTGTCAAGCGAAGACCTGATGACCCTCTCGTATGATGACCTACAAGACAAGGCAATGGATGCACACGAAGGTTACATCAGTATGGGTGGTGAGCCGTTGGAGTTCAAGATAGTTGAGAACCAACTGATGACAATGAACGACATCAAGCCCGTTGATTTACCAACCATATCCTATGATGACATTCACATTCTTCCCTGCTTGGCACAAGCGGCTATGGGTGGGGGCAACCCCACCGACCGAGCAAGATACCACTTCGTATCGTACCTTGCTGACCGCTTCCGCATGTTCTTTCCCGCATGGAAGGTCAAGGAAGAAGATAGGATGAAACATGTTGAACCAATTGTAAGTATTTGCTCACAACAAAACTGGGTAGACTTTGACCGTGATTATACGACAATGCGTGTGTCACACATTGTAAAGGCGGGTCATACTCATGCGACTTGTGCTTCATTGTACAATGAAGGATTATGCGTCGGTAAGTGTAATTACTATGATGGGACGGGTGGTTTATGATGCCGTCTGTTCCGTGTACTATCTGCAATGGTAATAGAGGCACTGTAATACCAAGTCGTTACTTTGAAGGCTATGTACGAATTTGTTATGCATGTAAAGGTAAGAAAGAAGTGCAAGAAGAGTATCATTGTAAATCCATTACAGCAAGAGGAAAAAGATGTAAACAATTTAGAATTCAGAATAGTTTATTTTGCAACAATCATCAAAAAATAAACACACGTATCACGGAGGAAGAATAATGGCTAAACCTGATTTAATTATTGACAGCAATGAACGAGGAACACTATGCGAGTCTGTAGAACGACGTGCCGAGAAAGCAGGTATGACTGTCGCACGCCAAGTGTTGGTGGTCGGTGACTACCAATTAGGAGGGGCGTGTGTTGAAGCCAAGAGCATCAGCGACTTGTTTCAGTCATCACACAACGGTCATCTATGGCGACAACTGGACAACATGGATGCCAACTACGAAAGGTTCTTCCTTCTCGTACACGGTTCTATAGAAAAACACGTAAGCATAATGAAGAACAAGGGGAGTAAGAATGTCACATACTCACGAGTTCAAAGCGAATTGATTGGCACTATCGCACGCATTATGTCTGATTTCAACTGCCAAGTATTCTACACTCCACACGTTAGTGAAGCGGCTATGTTTGTCGTTAAACTACACGACAAGTTGCACAAACCTGCAAGTAAGCATGGTGCTCAAGCAGTGCGCCGTGTAGCGTCCAATGACATACGCATGGACGTGCTGATGGCTATACCCTCCGTAGGACGAGAGATTGCTGAACGCTTGCTTGACAAGTGCGGTAGCATCGAGGAGATGGCTTTCCCTGAATCATTGAAACAGGTGAAAGGGCTTGGTGAAGCACGACGTAAATTACTGATGAAAGTACTAACGAGTGAAGAAGAAGTAAGACAAGAGCGTAAAGTCCGTCGCTGATTTATAAACTGGCAAAGAGAAAGAAGGTGTGAAAATATGACAGAAGCAAGCAATTACAAAGCAGTACAAAAGTTCCCAGTTCTTGATGCATACTTGCATCATTTTTCGAGAACATCAATGAACAATGAGATACCGGGCCTACTGTCCTTTTTCTATATCCAAGGACAACTGGCATTACCGTACATTCGTATACCGACAGGTGACACGCACCTTGACCCTCGTGTACACGTCTTTTGGATTCAGCCATCGAGAACGGGTAAGTCGATTGCATGGAACTTCATTGGTGACATCATGGAGAATGTCGATTTACCAACCGAGTTGTTTGCTTCGGGTACAGACGCAGGTCTGATTGGTTCAACGAATGTCGTCATGGATGAGAACGGTAAACCAACAAGCGAGGTTGAAACGGTCGAAGGACTTCTTGCAGGGCGCAAGGGTATCAACTTCGATGAGGGTTCTATTCTTCTTACCCCAAACAAGCACAGTCAAGAAACTGTTCTGTATCTACAGACAGCCTGTAACCCTGTAGGTAGCGGAAACAATGTACTTGTGAAGCACATGAAGGGTAACAAGATTGAGTGTCCTTCACTGGTGTCGCTATGGATTACAACGTACCCACCAAAGGGTGTCAAGGAGTATGTCTTGACGAAAGGTATCTTTCAGCGTGTACTGTTGTACTGGGCACACTGGGACATGGACATGCGTCAAGAGGTGAGCAACACTCGACTGGGTACATTCTTCCGTAAGTCAAAGCAGGTCGAATACACAAAGGACGACATCTACGATTACTTTACAACAACCGAGAAGCGCATACGTGACCGCCTTCTCAACATGGGTGAAATTACATTCACGCAATGGGACGAGATGACGAATGATGAGAAAGAAGACCTCGTACAAGAAAAGATGTGGGATATGTTCACTGCTTCAAGTGACTATGAAACTGCACTGTATCAAGCGTCTGATGAGATATACGACCTACTACGCAACATGGATGCGGCAATGTCTGAAATTGTAGCATCCTTCACACCTGCGGTTGAGAATTATCTTGGTATCTTTTCAGTACACATGGCTCTACTCGATGAGAAGTGGGAAGTCAAGCCTGAACACGTAGACATGGCGCATGAGATTCTTTTCGACCTGTTCCAAAACCTCATTGCGTGGCTTGAGGATTCTGTCGAGATTGGTGGTAACAAAGCAAAGGAAGCCAAGTTGCAAGATGATATGCTTAAGGCGTATGGCGAATGTGCAGGATATGAGTTGGATGGTCATGGTGACGGCTGGCGAATGCAATCAAGCGTATGGAATCAGTATATGTCACATACGGGAGTGAGCAAGAGTACCGTACAGCGTCACTTCAAAGACTACGGACCCAAACTATTCAATCGTAAAAAGAGCAACGGACGAATGTACTACAGACGCAAGGGTGATAATGGTGAGCGATAACGTAATGGCACTTGATATTGAAACTGGTAACTTCTCTTGGGAGATAGGTGGTTGGGACAAGACGGCTTCGTTTGAGCCTACAGTCGTGGCTACATGGAATGGTGATAGTGGTAGTGTATATTGCAACAAATCGCTTTCTATAGATGCTACTGTCAAAGCCCTACACCCACGTACACTCGGTGACGATTTAGCCGACCATGTGGAGAAGGGTGGTTCAATTATTGGTCACAACATCAAGTCCTTTGACCTACCAGTGCTACGAGATGCATTGGATTGTTGGACAGCAGGTGACATGCTCAAGAGCGATAGTGTCATCGACACAAAGAATCTCGTAAACAAGGCATCCCTGTCGCAACAGAAAGTGATGACTGACCTAAATTCCCTTGTCAAACACACGTTGGGCGACAGTAAGTTAATGAACAGCGAAGATGCGCCTACGGCTTGGAGGAACGGACGATACGACGAGGTGGCGAAGTACTGCTTGAGCGATGCTCGGCTTACTTACGACCTCTACAGTTTCGGCAAGAGCGAAGGCTATGTACGTTCTCGTGCTGTTGATACGGGACAAATAATTGAAGTTGAGGTGAACTGGAATTGAAGAAAGATACAGAACAAACAAGAACGAATGCACAAGCGATGAACATACGGGCGGCAAGGACGATTGCTGAAACCGTCAAGTCTACGCTTGGACCGATGGGTATGGACAAGATGTTGGTCGATGGACACGGCAACGTCATCGTAACGAATGACGGGGCTACCATCCTCCGTGAAGTCGATGTTTCACATCCGGGCGGGAAGATGATTGCCGAAGTAGCAAAGACACAAGAAAACCTATGCTACGACGGAACAACAAGTACAGTCGTACTTTCAGGGGCATTGCTTGGACATACCGAAGCATTGTTCGCTAAAGGTTTGCACCCGAATGTGATTTGTCGTGGGTATCACGAGGCTTCACAAATGGCAACCAAGTACTTGCAAGATGAAATTACAATGCTTGCCGAAGGGCGAGATGAAACACTGTCCGTTGCTAAGACAGCAATCACTGGTAAGACACTTGAGCATTCGCTTGACCAAGTGGCTGAACTGTGTGTATCGGCTGTTGAGCAAGCGGGTGATGCGAAGTCTGTGCGTGTGGTGTCGTTTCCGGGTGGCTCGGTCAATGACTCATCCCTGTTCAACGGTGTCATTGTGAGCAAGGACTTCGTGATTGAAGATGAGTCTGATGCAAGCGAGTACTACCACATGATGCTCATCAATACTGGCCTTGATGTTGAAAAGAACGAAGAGAACGTGCAAGTACAACTCGATGCACAGTCATACAGTACATACAAATCGGCAGGTAAGGCTGATTTGATTTCAAGAGCCAAAGAGATTGTTGATGCTTTCAAAGGTAAAGTAGGTATTGTTTTCGTACGTGATGGGGTCAATGACCACGTTTGTGCGTACCTCAAGAAGAACGGTATCTATGTTGTACGCCGTACGCCTGAATCCGCTATGCGTGCCATGAAGCGTGCTACAAACAGTGTCATCTACCAAACCGTTGATGACATCGAAGACATGACAATGACAAAGGTCGTACGTGAGATGCACAACGACATATGGTATTTGTTCGTGCATTCAAATCACAAGGAGAGCAAAGAGGCTACGCTTATCTTGCGTGGTGCAACCACGCACACACTGGAAGAAGTCGAGCGTGGATTTGATGACGCTCTTGGTGTCGTATCAATGGTAATTGGTGATGAGAAGGTCGTCGTGGGCGGAGGCAATGCCTACGCTCGTATGGCCGTCTATCTACGCCAACATGCGGCACAGGTAGGGGGTAGAGCACAGATGGCTATTGAGGCGTTTGCTGATGCCTTAGAAACCATCCCTGCGACCATTGCCGAGAATGCAGGTCATGACCCACTCGATACCATCCTTGAACTACGTCACCGTCTGATGGACGGCGACCTCACGGTTGGTCCTGATGTTGAGAACGGAGGCGTGTGCGACATGCTCAAGTTGGGCGTGCTTGAACCTGCTGAACTCGTACGTCAAGCAGTGCTTAGTGCGGCTGAAGTCACGAATGCTATCCTACGCATTGATGACATCATTGCACGACGAGGCGTTGAGTGATGGGGCGTTTGCTTGACCGCTTGAAGGTCAAGTGCCGAAGATGCACACATTGGCACATACCGAGAAGGCTCACTGCTCGCTACATTGACGGTGAAAAAGAACGACTGCACATGTTGCAATGCAAAGAGTGTGGTCACTTTTGGATTGACAGTGCGTTCAATCGCCAATCGTAGCAAACCATGTTGCGACAAACCCTGCGATAAAAGATATAATAGAAAGTAAAATAACTTCTATTACACTCATATAAATCATAGCCAACTCAATACTGTTTGTATCGTAGGACATGCGCCCCAACCTGACGGCCACTCGTCACTTAGGATAACGAGTCCATCTCCGTCGTCACGGATTAAGTGCAAATGTTCATCATAAACATAGAGAGGGTATCTTGCTTCCATTGCTTCCTTTACTGACGGCATCAAATCAACTCCGAAACTCTAAAATATGTAAGTGCAGTGTTACCACTTTGTACTTGGTACGTACCTGATGAAAAACTGGCATTAGCGTAGTGGCGTAATCTGTCATTTGCATCTAATTTGACTACGGTTGTTAATTGATTTTTTTGTCCCGAACCCGATACTTCTCGTACAACAATATCAGGGTAGGTTGTACCACCATCTGTTGATTTATATACCATTGAGAATGACCAAGTGGGGGTAAGATTCAGATAAAATCCTACACTGACAAGATAGTAGCCATCTCTTGGTGCGACAAAGGCATAGTCGCTGGCAAGAAAGTCGCTATTTTCATCGTATTCTGTCGTACTGTGTTGTATGACAGCCGGGACAGTACTTGTTAGTGCCGAACCCGGTGTTGTTATTTTTGCAAACATGTGTGCTCTCGTAGTAGGTATTGCATCCAACTTCGTCTTGTCGGCACTCGACATCGAACCTGCGGCACTTGTTGTAGCCGCACTAATTCCTATTGTTCCTGTGGTTGTGATTGTGCCACCAGTGATTGGTGCGGTAGTCGCAATAGAAGTTACTGTACCTGTCGCTGTACCGATGACCTCAATACTGTTCCAAGATGTGTTAGTTTTATCGTAAACGTATTGTTTCACCGTTTGACCAAACGCACCCAATGAGTTGAAATTAACAGTATTGCTACCGTGTAGATTTTTGATTGTAATAACGTGACCATCAGGGAATGTACCGCTTGGTGTTACTGTACATGTCCCACTGGGTGTGAGCATGAGTACATTCTCATCAGCCGACGTAACAGTAATACTGGTGGCCGTAGAAGACAAGACCGAGTTGAAGATACGACGTGTAAACCGATTACCACCTGAATCCTTACCTGTGTAAAACATGACTTGGTTACCTTCACTGTCGTACGATTGCCACATAGCACCCATACGACTACTTGAAAGCGCACCTGCCTCGCTACCACCGTGTAAGTTATCGAGGTCTGTGTGCGAATCAATAGCACCAGTAGCGGCTACCGCACCTGATGTAACAGGTGTGAAGTAAATTGGGGTCGGTCTGATGAAGACTCGCTTATCGTTGATTTCTGTTACTTTAATGTTTAAATCACCTGAACCCGATTCAAAAACACAACGCAAAGTCGCCAGTACCAATGATTGTTTAACACTCAACGATGAGGACGGGTAATTAAGAAAACTCGACGGTGCAAGTGGGTATGATGCACCAATAGTAACAGGCGTACCCATCTCCCATCCTATGCAATTGTTGCTTGTATCTGTATTAACGTATACAACAATGATAGCCTCTTGTCCACTTGTTAGTGCTGTAGGCGAACCCGCTTTGTGTGTACTGGTAGTAATCAAATCAACATCAATGTTGGTTGAACTACCGAAGTTGTACATGACTCCATCGAGCACTGCATACCCACCTTGTACATTGACACGGTAATGCACTGACGAACCTACACCATTGACACGTCCTGCGAGATTGAGTGGATTATTACGGTCACCGTCACCTGCCGCAGTGTCTTCCTCAAGCACAATGCCGTTTCCGTGTACGCCCTCGTACGCATTCGTGAGCGTAGGGCTGATGATATGCTCACCGTCAAACAGTCCATCTTCCGCAGTAGGAACGGATAAACTGGTATACGTTGTGAGCGTCATGTTTCCTTTCGTGTGTCCTGATAATGGATTCCCTGTCATTATGCCACCTCAATTGTAATTTCAATTTTGACTTCGTTGCTCGTCGTTTTCGTTATTGGTTTAATGGTGAATCTACTCACTGGTGTAAAACTTGATGCACCTCTTAATTGCAAATAGACCTCTTTGATTTGTTCTGTAAAGGATTGCGTTTGTGGTAAGACCGCTTGCACAAGAAGCGTTGAATCATCCAAAATAGTTACCGTAGGCACGAGTGTGATGGCAGGTCTTCCCGCCGAACCATCGTCACTGGTAGCAGGTGTACCGTCAAAGCCTAAAATGACCTCGTTGATGTTGTCCCTTATTGTTTCAATAAGAAGACGACGAATGTGATTACTTACTGGAATCCCCCAACCCTCCTTCGTTGTATGCTGATGATGCTCTTATTACCACCTATGCTTTCAGCATTACCTCCTATTGTACCTCTTGATGTTCCACCGATAAGCATTGCGGTTTTGTAAACAACGTTCTCTACAACCTTGCTTTCAATACGTAACTCGATACGGCCAAACATAGCGAGGTTCAGGTCTACAACCTGCACAGCCGTGTCGGGGTTTGTACTGTTTTGTTGTACAGTTGCCCCAGTATCAATAGCCTGTAGAATACCTTCTAAACCAACTTCGACATTCATTAAAGAAAAATCACTTTGATTTGCAAATGGGTAATGTCGAACTTCCGTTACTATCTTGTTTTTTCCATTATGAGTAACAGTCATACCGGGTCGTACATCAAGTGAGTTGTAGTTTCCATTGACCTCTTCCTTACCCTTGACCAACGAATGACCACGTAATACCTTTCTTGCTATTCGCTTTGCACTGGTTGTGTTGCGTACCGTGTGGTCTACAAACACCGAAGGTGCTTCACGTACCTCTTCAACTTGTGATTCAGCATCATCAACGGTGACAATTACCAAGTCATTAAGCCCCATCGGAAGACCCTGTACAGTGACCCTGTTTGGTGCATCATCAATCGGATTATCAACTGTGACTGTTGGTACTCTATTCTTGATTTCAACAGTGTTTTCAGTAAACGATAGCGGGATGTACAACAAATTCCCAAAGGTATCGAGAATCACCATACGTCCATCATGACGTGCAAGATAGCGTAGTGAAGTCATAAGATTGGTATTCCTGAAATCTTGTGCTACAAACCGTGTGCTGTGAGCACGATTCTGTGCAACGATTGTTTCAGGTCGTGCGATATTGACGCTTGTTGCACCCCCACTAATTGATTCACCCAACTTGATAGCCAAGTCCGTTGTACGCAGTCCCACGTCCACTGGTTGTCCGAGTTTTACAATATCACTGGTAAAGCCAATGTCTTGCAGTGTGCGGCCTTTCATGTTACGTAGGTTGCCAAACACACCGATAGTGCTGTTCTCGACATCGCTCAATACGATACGCTCGGATGGGTTGTCGGCGTTGTAAAGGAGAATAGGTATGTTACTCGAAGACAAAGTTTCCCCGTTAAAGTATGGAACGCCAGTGTATTCGTGACCTGATTTTTGTACGTGTGTGAGTTGTACGCCACCCTCGCTCTCGACAATCTGATAGCGTGTTTGAGGCATGACTTGCAGGTTACGAGTGTTGTTCTTCTCGACTGTAATCTTTGCTTTGTTTGACGTTTGCACGCTTATGCGACCATGATGAACAGCGTTATCGACAAAGACTGGCTTACGTACGTGGTCCATGACCTCGTTGGCATCGGTGTCATAACGCCCAGTACTGGTGTTTGTGATGAGTGTCATTCTCCCTTCGCCCCCCAAGTTGCTTCTCCTTCGCCATAAAAATTATCAGGAAGTTGTACTAAGTATTGCGGAGGAATATGATTTATTACGTGCGCTTCAGGTGCTTCACCCATATACCCTAAATTTCTAAATTGGCCTTGTAATTGTTCAATAGGCATTCTTACACCTATTTGTTTTCGCTGTCCATCTTCTATCATAAATTCATGTGATAAAGCCTTTTGGTCATCGGTCAATTTTCCAGTAGGATAAAACCAATTGCCTAATGTGGTTTCATCTAAACGAAATGGTTTAACATTATCATCTATGTTATCTTCTACATGGTCATTTTCCCATAATATACTATCTAAAGTCGGTGCTTGCGGTTTAAGACCTTCAATAATTAAATCTTCATACGGTTGAAATTCATCAGGATTAAAATCATCATGAGTAGCGTACCCTGTATCAATTGTTTTTAACCAATTATTTCCCCATTCTTGTGTAGGGTGAAACCTTCGCATAGTCACAGGACCATGAGGACTTGGAAAATCAGGATGAAACTCGCCAAGTGTGGTTTGGCGTGTAGCCTTGAGAAAACGCCATGCCTTCTCAAACATTTAAGCCCACCCAAATTGTTGTTTAGCCCATGCCTCTTCCTCTTCTTCAGTCATACCAGTAGTCACACTTTCCGATGGTTGAGAAAACACAATGTTCTCCCAATCAATAGGCTTATCATGAGTAATTAGTGCTTCTGAAAGAAGTCGTTCATTTGTTGGATTCCAACCTCGTCTACGTTGTACTCTACCATAATTCTCCATAGGTCCACGAAGACCAAGTACTGTTGGAGTTCCTTCTACATCATGAAAATTTGCGTTAGCAAAAAACGATGCAGTTGCGTGTGGTTCAACGGTTTTTTTATCAGCCCACCACGTACCTTTTCCGCTTAGGTCAATGAAAGAATCGGGTTTTTGTGACCAATTTTCTTGACTTTGGGGAGCCGTGGACATTAGTGGTACACCTCTATAACCACTTACAGGGTTCATACCGGGGTAGTCCTCAATGTAATTGTACAACTTCATTTGACGAGAAGCCTTGAGAAAACGCCATGCCTTCTCAAACATTTTTTTTCCACCTCAACAGTTCCATCGCTTGAGAGCCGCACCCTTCGGAGTCAATTTGCCTTTCTTCGATGTTGGTCCTTTCATACCACCCATTCTTGCACAGAATGATTTACGACGCTTGGCTTTCTTGCTACCGGGTTTGAGTTTGCTCGGCTTTGTTGTCACAGGTGGTTTGAGGTTTGCGCCAGTTTCACGCTTTGCTTTGGCACGTCCTTTAGCGTTTAAACCACCCTTTCTGTGATGTCGATTTGGATTGTAGCCGTGAAAAGGCTTGCTCTTTTTCTTTGCTTTCATCAATGCTATTGCATTTTCCATTGGTGTACAACAATCGCAAAAGTCGTATTCAATCATGCGCCATCACCTGTGTGGTCTGATGTGTTGTAGGTTACATCACCTTTATGTCCTTTTGGATGAAGTGCCTGTGAGAATCGTGGTACTACGGAGAAGTCCATACGCTTTGTTGTTTCATCACTGTCAATGCGGGAGCGACGACGTGCCGCATCAGCACGATAGTGTTGGAGCGTGTTTTCGCTGATGACAATACGAGTGACCGCATTGTTGAGTTTTGTACTATCGAATGATGTTTCACTGATACCGGGCAACTTTGGCCCTTTGCTTACTGGTACAGACTCGTCACCACTAATGTCCATGACATACAACGGCGCATAAGGTGGATTGGTGTCGGGGTTAGTGCTACGGATGTAGTAGCCTGAACTTGCTCGACCATTTTCTACTTCATACACATACATACCATACTTACCACCAGCAGTAGCCGAAAAGTAGTTTGCGCCGTATTGCGGGGATGATGAGTGCAGGTTGTTGTTTGGTCGGAACATCTCAACGTGTTGCTTGTCAAGCAATCGCACTGGTCTAAGCATGAAAGTAACTTTCTTGTCGGTCAAGTTTGTTTGCTTGTTGCTTACGTGTACGTTTGTTTCGTACGGGTTTGATGTCTTGTTTGACCCACTTATACCGCCCCAATCTTTGTCACTGATAGGTGCAAGGAAGTTGCGGGTTTCAGCGAGGTATGTACCACCCATTGGGTTGAAGTTGGAGGTGTGGGTCAATCTCATTGCACCACCCTGTGGCTGTGCAGCGAAGGTCAAACCAGTAAGGTCGTAATCGGTAAGCGTCTGTGAACCTGCGGTCAAGCCACCCTCCATAACCACTCGCTGTCCTACGTTGCGGTCTGTGTGAAGACTGTGTGCTTCTGTGTTGATAGCAATAAGGTTGTCATCTACACCCTCGATGTTCTCGCTGTCAATACCGATACGTGGGCTTGACCGACTGATAGCATCCTTGTGCGGTGTGTCACCAGTGAAGTCTTCTACACGGTCGCTTGCTACGGCTTCGGGTTTGAGCAGTCCATCTTCATCGACACCCAACCGAGCACTGATACCACGCAGTACTTCGTTGGGTTGCAGTACATCGTTACGTGGGCGCACGTACCCGTCTGATGTGTTCGGCTCGGCAGTATGGTGCGAAAGAACGACCCCTGTGGCGTGATACGGCTCATCAAGGTCTGTGAGTACATCTTCGTTGAACATGGTCGGATAGCGTACACCTCGACCGTTACCCATGTCACCGACACGATGTGGGTTGGTTGGGAAGAACACATCGACTGGATTTGCTGAATCGTTGTTGTTCACGTTGTTGATTCGTCCCGCCATACGTGGGAAGTTCACATCGGTGGCCGTTAGGTCTGAACTTGTAAAATCAACAAGCGTCTTGAGATTGACCAGTGGATTACCGCCGTTCCATAGACGTGCGTATGGAGTTAGGTCGTTGGTGCGGTCATATTCGTATACGTCACTGCAATCCCAAGCAGGGCGTATACCAAAACCACGCACAGGATAACGTCGTACATCTTCACCACGAGTGTTGCCCCACCAATCAACAAGATAATACTTTACTGCTTCATCTACCTTTGAGATGTTCTTACCAAGCGGGTCACCCCACCAATCACGTATGACGGTGTTTGCGTTACGTAATACACGTACTGGGCAACCAAACGCTCGTGTCATACGCATACCGTTACTGTATCGTACTTGCCATTCAGGTTTGTCTACACCGAGCATAGCGGAGAAGTTTGTTTGACGCTCCATAATACCAACGTATGTGGCATTAAAGTCGGTATTTGATAAACCACTTCCACCAACGTATTCCCACTTGTTTCCAGTAGTTCTTTCTTCTAATTGCACCAAAGGACCATGCTGATACCCCGCAATGGTGTTTGATGAAGAGATAGGCGTTTCTCGATATGCACGAGCACCGTACATAGCCCACTGTGGTTTATTGTAGGGTTGTCGCAATCCGAAGCGGTAACCAAAGGGTCGAGGTCGTGTAGGGCTACTGATTGAATCATACGATGTTTTTGTGATACCACTGCTTACTACGTATGAACCAGTATCATCTTGGTCTTCCCATACAGGACCGTCTGATGTATACTCTTGTGGATAATCCCACGCAGTGCTTACATACCCATACCCATCAAGGCGACTGGTAAGCGGCCCACCACGACTACCACACGGCCAGTAATGATTGAGCATGACATCTGTACCACCTTGAGCCGTGTAATCACTATGCAACCCACCTGCTGTTACTGCATCCCCATCTCCATGAATGTATATCTTACTACCATTTGTAAGATGCGTTATGTCACGATTCACAGTTAGCAAAGCACCTGTATCGCTCACAACAACAAAAATTTCATTTTCAATTTGAATCGTATCATTTGGTAATGATGGTGGCGAATGTGCCGTTGTTATGACATTACTCGCAGTTGATACGATTATCCTATCACTTAGTGCGTGTGTAACTAATGGTTGAATCGGTCTTGTTGTATTCATTGTAAAAGTAAACGGACCTAAACTGTTGTAGTATGTTGCATCATGGTAATGGATGGTTTCATAGTGTTCAGGTAGGCTGTTCAGTGGTTTTCGATTAACTGCCCTGTCACCAGTTGGACTCAACCATGTACGACTTCCATCTGAATAAAATGTGTGCGGTCGGCCAAGGTTTGGATTCCATAAACATAGATATGCATCAGCCATGTGAAGGCTGTTTGTATCACGACTACCTTGTAGTAATTGAGGTAACATGCGTGTAAAAATACTTGACCTCGATTCCTTCATCAATTTTCCAGCAGGGCGGAAATCATATGCACGAGTCAAGCGAATCTTTGTTCCCACAGTAAGGTTATTGGTGAAATTTGAAGATGCAGTAATGGTGAATCTATACGGTTTGTTCATGTATGTTGCATCATTACCACTGCGTTCAGTGTATGTATGTGTACGTCGAATACCGTCAGCATCAGTGTATTCCAACTTCATACCATAGTATGGCACTTTAGGAAAGCCTCTTGCATCATCGACAGTGATAAGCGTTGAAGACACCGACTTTACCACAGCAACAGGTGAGAGGCTAACATTTTCTAATACGGTCGAATAGAAGTCAGGATAGTTGGACGGATAACCTGCAAGAGTCAATTGACACGCAATGCTTCCAGCACCAGCACGTAAGAACTCGTAGTAATTATCAATTCTGTGCCATGTCAAATGACGGAATCCTACTGCTGATGAATCTTCAGGACTTATTTTGTGAACGATTGACCACCACGGTATGTTGGTTGTAAAGCCGGGTGTAGCATCGACAAACATACCGGGGTGATACGGTAGGCTTCGTCGTGTAAATGCAGGTGCTTCTGTACCTTGTACACCTAACGCATTGTACAGCAATAGCGGAGGTATGTTTGCCAGTTGTCCACCATAATCAGGGTCATGGTCAAGCATAACCTCATTGATGAACACTTCACAACCACGTACATCGGCCATAGTTGCTTCGGCTAAGACCAAACCAAGTCCACCTGTGGCTGAATCAGGCTCACGTATACCGATAACTAACGCTACTTGTTGTCCAGTTAATTCATTAACCGAACCATCAGGTAGTCCAGTAGCACTGCCGTTTTCGTGGTAGCCGTAAAACTGTGACTTGTGTACGTTAGGTTGAATGATGATTTGGTACGCACCAACTTCTGATGGGTCAGGGAAGTGATGCTTAAGGGTATATGTAGCACCTGCTTCCAATACAATAGTATGACCACCTTTCGAGTTTACAACACCCGCTTGACCTTTTGAAGCCAACACACCATAGCCATCGTACTTGACTTTGGTTTCAAACATGAGTGTAAATCCACCGCCGTGAATATCACTCGGACCACTTGGTGTAGCAGTCATTGCGCCGAATGTAATCATAGGGTCATAGACTGGTAACTTACGTTGGGTATCTGCTGGTAAGTTCGACCTATCGGTATCGAGAGCAGTGCTTTGAATGAGGTCTTGCTCAAGATTCTTTTGCGTTGCTGAACGGTCGGCTCGGTGCTTAAAGTACAATCCTTGATACGCAGGGTGCGCCCAATGTCCGGGTAACATGGCTTGCGTAGCATTAACGAAGTGATGACCCATACGTGGAATTGCCATTGGTGTAAGTCGTGTCTTTTTGTATGCATCATAACACAATACATTCGGTCCACCATGTCCAGTCACATACATCGAGTGTGCCATGTCAGGGCTGTTACCGCTTACTTCCGCATGGTCACGGATTCGACGTGCCGCAAAGAATCGGTTACTACCAGCAGGTACGTAGTATGAAGGCACGACGCTGAATGACGTTATACTGCTCTTAGCAACAATAGCATCGAATGCTGAATCACCTACACAACCAGTGAATGTATTGGTCGATATTCCAGTGAACGAGGCAACACCACTTTCACCAGTTGCGTCGTCGTATATGCGTAAAAATCGACGTGTACCACCATCGTCTTTCTGTGAATCACCATATGCGTCACGATACAATGTTGTATTGATAGTTGCATTCACTGTTAAAGTAGTGCCTGAATACGTCTGTGCCGTGAGAGCGTTGTTGATGACACCATTATCGTGTGTGTAGATTGTAGGATAGCGATGCGTGTGCGAGTTACCGTTCTTGGTAATGTGGAAGAACAAGGCTCGGTCATGCAGTTCGTACGATGTCTTTAGTGGTGCATTGTTGGTTGCCGACTTCCAACCCTTTCGTGTCATATCGGGGAAGGCTTCGCCTACGGAGTTTTGACTGATATGGTCGTATTCATGGTCACTAAACGTCGGTCCTAAGCGTGGACCGTCTGTAGCGTCTGTAAAGATGCCCTCTATGCCCGTTTCGATGTTTGGACGTAGCATACCGCCCGTACCCATTGTTTCGTTCTGATAGGCTTGTAGACGGTCAAATCCACTACGTACGATGATGTTACCGGGAATAGCATCAGCATCAGGTAGTTGAATCTTCAAGTTTGGCTCAACACCGCTTCCCGCTTCCGATGGTGCTAACCCCTCGGCTGTACGGTCTGAAATTTGTTTGAATGAACGTATGATTGTACCAAACGGCGAACCACCTTCGATTGAATGTTCTTGACCAGTGTCGTCCACAACAGACATGGCTAAGAATTGCAACTCTTCATTCGGTATCTCAAGCACGTTACGTAACTCATCGGGATGTCGAGCCGCAATTTGTGGATGACTCAACTCCTGTGCCTGTATGATTGGGTACATTGCCGAGTTCGTTGTTTCAAATGAGAACCGACAATTACCAAACAATTTTTCACCAGTGGTGTAGGCTGTACCGCCCGATACACGAGTGATAAACGGTACTGCACCAAGACCACGAGCATTGACAGCAGGGAGTGATAAGTTGCCACCGTCCATACGTTTCCATACAATGTTTTCAATTGAGAAATTCCTTGCTGGTGAATGTTCAGCAAGACGGAATGCATTCAAATCACCGCCCCAAAAGTCACGAGCACCGCTTATAGTGTAACGAGAAGTAATTGATGCATCTGTACTGCCTGTAATGTATTTAAGTTGTAAATTACGTTCAACACCCGCACTTGTTTCTAAATGGAAAGCACCGGGGCTAATGTCTATATCATAAAACAAATCACCCGTTTCATTAAAACAAGGTTCAGCGTTGTATAAATCTTCATCATTTGCCAATGGTGCTCCAAAATTGAATGCACTTGGGTACTCCGCTTGAGGCATTGTAAACGGGTCAGAACCGTCCTTTCTCACCAATGCTTCTACGTTGGGTCCAGCATTAGCGGGTGCTGTAAATCGTTCAGGATTGTGAATACGCTCATCCCATCGTGTAGTACCTGCAAACGTGATGGCTGTTGCAGGGATTACGCTATCAACATTGACTTTCGATGATACAGAAAGCCAGTCACCTGTTGCTTTGATACCGTCCCTGTCGTGCTTCGCTACAAGTGCCATTTCGCTTTCGTACGATATAACAACAAACGCTCGACTGTACACACCTTGAGGCATGTGAAGGCTACGTGGTAGTGCGAATGTGTCATCACTATTATCACGATATGTTACTGGTTGTTTTCCTAAAATGGAGTTATCAGCCTGTTCAAAAGCGTAATCTGTTGCATAATAATCATCAGTAGACGGAAGTCCATACTTCCATGAATATATGTTACTGATGATGGCATCACTCACTATAGTTTGATTATTGATTCTGTTTATTCCTTCAGGAGAAAAAGGAATTGGGTTACTATGTGCAAGATGACCAAACGCTGTCATACAACTGTTACTCGGTCCATACGGTGAAAATCCAAGCATTGGATGCCATGCACCTAAACCTGCACCATACTGCTCCGAACCTACCTTAAGAGAGTTAAGGTACGAATAACGCTCCCCTGCCCATCCTACTGCACCTACGGGGCGTGTACGGTCAATAGCATCGACTATACCGCTAAAGTGTACCTGTGTCATGTGGTCACGAGTTGAGTCATTTTCATTGTTGAAACGATGCACACCTGCCTTTGACCACACATAAACAGCAGTAGGATTTCCACCTGCATAATCGGGATGTGATAAACCTGCGGCGTAAGTTCCTTGTTCTACATCATCATATGTGCGTAGACTTTCCATTAAAGGTAGACTCGATGAACGGTTTGGGGCAAGTAAGAAATGCACTTTGTAACTACTACTACCGCTATCATAAACAACTTCTCGACTATGATATGGAGCAAACGTAGGTATGTCACCCGAACCAACATTTGTTGTACCACCATCAGGTGTACGGAGCCACCCACATGCGGGTATTTGTTCAAGCGTTGCTTGAGATGCTCCTGATATACTTGCTATCAAAATTGTTTTTGAAGAAGTAATTGCAACTGGTGGACCGTCTACAGTATAAGATTCAAATGACATTTCAATCCAACCATATCGGTCTTGACGCATAGCATTACCCATTGAAGGTGCAAATGTACCACCCATCGCTTTGATAGCACTGCTTCCGGGGAACTCATTGATGGATTGTCCGAGTACGGTTGCCAACTCTTCACCGTTTTGACAACGTGTAGCATCAACTACAATGAACTCATCTTCATACAATAAAGCAATGTTTTCATTACTTACACCTGTAACAAAATTGTTTGCAAGTTTACCCGATACACGGAATGCTGATGGGTGTACAATATTATGTCCTCGATTTATTTTGTAATCACTAATGACATGTGGTGGATTAAATGATAACTGGTTGTCCATCCAAGAACCACCGGGATGATAACCACCGTCCATGTGGAAGCACAAATCAGCACCCATAGCGATACCGTAATACATTGCACCTACAAACTTGTACGGATGTGCTTTTCGATAATCTTCAAGATTGTTTAACGTAACAGCAACATGTCCTGTAAAATGCTCACCATAGTGCGAACCATGTTCAGGACGTTGTATAAGTCCAGCACCAGTGGTTGTGCCAATGTTAGGTATACCTTGCGCTGGTGACCAATTCCATGTTGTGTTCCAATGGAATACTTGACGTGCTGATTGATACGTACTTGATGGTGGTCCGTATTTATCGTCGGAGTTTTTGATTTCATTTGGTAGATTCTTGTTAGCAGGTACTTTGCTCCATGTATTACCAGTTGTGACAACATAACCGGGGTGAGGTTGTTCATCCGAATTGACTGTTGTCATTTCCGTAAACGGGAAGGCTTGACCGGGACCAAAGATAATGTACGTCGTGTGTGTTTCACCCACATCTGTGTCTTTGTATCGTGCATTTGGATTCGCTACACGCAACACAAGCGGTGATGGTTTTTGCTGTACGATACCTGCCGTGTATCTTGCTACAACGTGTGCAGGTGTATCGGTGTGTCTTGTGTGTGCTCCAGCCGCTAAATCGGGTGAAAGGACATTGTTACGGTTGGCTACTGGGTGCGTTAAACTCCCACGGTGTTGATTTAGTAATGGTGTAGCAGGGAAGAATGCAAGCAACGCATTGCAGTCTACAATAGCAAATGAAGTAGAAATCTCGTTGGCATTTTGTATACCTGCTGTACCTGTTGGTCCATTGGAATACGGGTGTGTATAGAACGATGAATAATCGTTTTCTGTACCGTCGTTAATGTCCAGCACTACGCCGCTAAAACCACCACCAAAGTACAGTGGTACGGAATGGTCGTTGCTGTCTTTTGCGCCTTTGAAGTAAACAAGCGGTTCAGCATCAACAGCACCGTATGAGCGACGACCACCTATCTTTTGATTACCAAACCGCATTAATATGTGGTCTTCATTGCTGAAATTTGCAGTGAAATGGTCTACCCAATCTTGGTTTGCAAAGTCATCTCTTCCCCATTCAACACGAGTGAGCGAGTTTGTACCCTGTATAGAATTAAGCAAGGCATATTGTACATCGGTAAAGTAGAAACGTTTTTGCTCACCAAAAGATGCCTCTTTAGCAAAAGTGTCAATTGTAGCACCTTCTTGCCCTGCTGGAATAAGCGCATGAGAAATACCGTTATCTGTAGTTGTATGGTAAAAGTATTTTGCGGAGTGTTGATAATGATTGAACAACAACATTTCGTTGTTAAGTGCAGGTAAGATATGGTCACCACTTGTTGATGTGAATGTGATACCTTTCAGATTCTTTCGCCACGCATCGACTGGTACAGGGTCGTTAAACGAATCAACAAGGATAGGCGTAGGGGTGTTGGCGTGATACCCTCGTCCTTTTGTGCGAATTTGCAGTACTGTTCTTGGAAGATACCCTGCGTCAATTTGTCTATTCTTGTCAAGTAGTGCATCACTTATCGGTTGATGCACAGCATCGGATGATGAACTGAATGCGTAAATCCCAGTAGCGTCCTTTGCTAATGTTTCATATTCTCCGTACTCAAGATGAGCCGCTTGTATAGCATAGTCGGTATGCAGTTTTGAAGAGAACATGCTTGAAATTGGCGTAGCACCACGCTGTGGGTTGTGCGAGCGTACAATGATTGCATCTTCGGCTACGCCCCATTCACCGAGCGTACGACCGTCACACGCATACAATCGACGTACATCAACTGCTATTCCATCTTCTTGATTTGGATTAGGATGATTGATAGCCACGTTGGTAGCGTACGCAAGCACTTCGTCGGTGACCAGTGTTGTCCAGTTAATGCGTGATGATAGTAACACACGCATAGTGTTGTCTGAAGCGTGAGGTTGTGTCCTTATTGCATCTGTTACAGTTCCGCTACTCACGTAGTGAGATGATACAAAGGATTCTCCACGTACCCCGTAAAAGATATGTGTACCCGTTATATCATCCACTGTACGTGATTCGTAAGACAATGCGTTTCCAACAACCCCTTTATCAGTTGTACCCGTAAATGTGTCATGGAGATGAATGACACCATTGGTATGAGGATAACCAAGATAGCCAAGTAAATCAGGGTGATTTGCTAATGGTGATGAAGAAGCACCAGTATTGAATGGTGCTTCAAACACAACAGTGAGTGTGTTTGCTGTACCGTCCCATGTTACTTCGGCATCAACACCTGCATTTGGTGCGTACATGCCTCTCCATTGGTTACCACGCCATTTAGAGAGTTGAAGTCCTGATACATCTAAGCGACCTGTTGGGTCACCCCAACCGAGCATATGACCACCAAGAGTAAACCCACCCATTGAAACATCGTCATCATTGATGTGAATGATAACTTCATCTTCTAAGGTCGAAGGTAATGTAGTATTTTCATCGGAAAACGCTTGACCGAATTTACGGTAGACATAACGTACACCATACCCACGACCTCTATGGTCGGTAAATCTGAAACCGTATAGTGGTGAATCCCCGATTGCATCTTCTGTGACATCACTTGGATTGACATGTCCTGTGTATGAAGCGATAGCAGTTGGGTCACTGTCACCAAACTTAATGGCTTCACCGTATTTGTAATCGAATCGCTCATCACCTCTTCGACCAAAGCCATGTGTACCTGCATCGGGTGCAAAGCCGGGTACTCCTGATGCAACAAGCCCACCAAAGTTGATACGCCCAACTGCTTGCTTACCTGCTCGCAATCCTTCGACAAGATTGGTCGAAAGACCTTGGACTTCAAACGACTCATCCGATACAGTATTGTGATTGATACCACCAATACGTGCCGATACATTGCGGTTTTCTGATGAGTTGTTTGATTTGCGATTACCGACATCATGGTTGTTGGTAAATGGCTCATCGGGTTCTTCTTGAAGTACATACTCACGCAGTGTTGTAACAGGAGCAAATGGGCGACCATGCTTGTTAAGAGGCATTGGGGCTGGATGCATGTTCTCGCCCAGTGTTTCATCAGGCTGACACCAAAAGTTACGGAATCGCCCACCGTGTCCAATAAGGAATTGCGGCTTGTAGTTCGATTGACCCTTACTGTTGTCAAGCCATACACAGAAGTTACGACCTGATGCACCGGGTACGGTGGAGTGAATGACAATTGAGAAGCCCTCATTACCATTCATGTCTTCAACAACACGTCCAATGTGAGCACGTACATACCCCATGTGGCTACCACGGTCGTGAGTATCAAATGCTTCTTCTACAAACCACCACGGTGCAGGGTCATAGGTTGAACCCGTAGCGGCGAAATCAGCATTGATGTGTGCGCTACTGGGGTCTTTTGCTTCGGAAGTCACGTCTTGTCGTACACCAATACGTGTAAGGTCAAGGTTTTCACTTTCACCGGGGTATTGTTGAGATGGACGACGTGCGTGAGTTCGACCATTCTTTGCACTGCCTTGATTGATTAAACGCACAATTTCACGAGTAGCCGCTTCAATATCCGTCACACCCTCTTTGACACCAACTTCACCACAATCAATCACCATACGTCGCACAAAATCCATTTCTGTCCAGTGTGGTAGATGTTCCAAACGGTCTTCTTCATGACCCGATAAGTCGAGAGTAGAGGAGCGTATGCCTTTCAAACTCAAGAATGCTGAAATACATCGTGTTCCATCAGGTGTATCGAACAACGTACTTGCGTCACGGAAACTAAATGTAGATGGATTTTTTGACAATCGGTGATTTTTCACCGCTTTGACAAAGGCATCTCGACTTGTTATCCTCGAATTTTTATGTTTCTCATTTGCCCAATAGACTGATGCTACAGCAGGTTCAACACGAGGTAACGCATTGTCACTCACAGCGTAGATGTTACTATTGAAGCCATACATTAGTCCTGAATGTACAAAGTGACCGTGACCTTTACCTTTGAGTTGTATGTTATTACCTCTTGTAGTTGGGTCTTGTATCAAGAAATTCTCACTACTGTTTGCTATATCGTGTGCATAGGCTGATTCAATGAACTTCGATTGTTGCGTACTACGCAAGTATTTGTTTTCACTTGGGAATCCATTGGCTACGTCAATTTGTGTTGTAAAGTAATGCGGTGCGCCACCATTGTGAGATACCAAGAAACGGTCGAGTTTTAAAACGCCACCTGCATGTACAATGTCACGACCAAACCCAATATTCGGTGTAGCCGCACTCGATTGAACTTGCATGTGTAGGTCATGGAATGCGATAAATTCACGGTCATGGGCTACATCGTAGAGCAATACACGAGCATGTCCTTCTGTAGCAAGATATGGGTCTACGTATGCTACTCTTGGAATATCTGTGTATGTACTACCAAGCATTGATTCATAATTGATTTCAATTGTTTTGTTAATGTGTTGAGCCAAGTTTTGCGCCGTTTCTAAACACGTATCACCAATCAAAAAATTCTCAAGAGGGATTGAGTCACGAGGGCGACTGGTAAGTGAACCACGTCCACCGTTGAAACCTTTCCATACGAGATGCTCATTGTATACACCACGACTCTTACAGAACAGCCCTTCTACAGCGTGTGGGTTGTTCATGGTCATGTTCATCCATACGGTGTCACCGTTACGCATTCCACCTGTAGCGTATGGATTTAGCCACGTTGCGTTCAAAATACCGTCTTGGTCTTCGGCTACAACGCTTTGAATTGAAACTCGAATCTTGTCACCAACTGCCACATCACAAGCATTGTTTGTAGTAAGCGTGATGACTGTGTTTGTTGTACCTCCTACAACGTTTGATACAATAGAAGACACTTTTCCAAGATAATCAACGTCATTATGCGATACATCGTCAATATACAACTCGTCATCTTTGCGTATATTCAATCCTATTGTATTCGATGATGCAAGTCTATCTGATGCAGTGGTTGTGATTTCAATCGTAGTAGTAGTACCACTGGTTGCCGCAACTGCGACCGTCCACTGTTCGGATGTGTCAGGGAGAAATGTCAATGCCTTTCTTTCATTATCAGTTGCAGTTGATACACTTGCGGCTGAATGTAAGGCTCTACCAACTCTTTTTATTGACAACGTAGCGTTTTCAAGACCCGTCAAAGAAGTATTTGCCGATTTGCATATGATTGTGTTTTCAGACTTATCTTCAAGTAGTTTTCCAAAATAAACCATTTCATGTGTTGTACCATCAGCAAGTCGCACTTCTGCAATATACATTAGGTCGCCTTCGTCAATAGCAAGTAAATTTGTAACGTCTTTTGTATATTCAGTAAGAACAGGAAACGAACTGGCATCTTCTAAGTTAAATACGTATTTTCCACTTGTTCCTTTTACAGACAAAATTGTAGATTGTGCTACACCTGATTGAACTCGTGGGGCGTGCGGATTGACAAGTGGACCTGCTTTAATTTCGATTGCACTCACGTACTGTCGAAGACCATAGTCAAGATTACCGCCTTGTGTTTTGACGTTGGCGTTGTCGTAGTAGTACGGTGAGCGTGCTTCGTAATCAGAAGAAGGCGTTTCATTATCGGATGCTATTGGTAGTAAATTTTCACTGCGGTAACCTTGTGCAATAAAGAGAGCAGTTTGTGGCACTGCACCTTCAAAGAAACCTTTGGCGTACGAACCTGATATGACACCACTCGTTGCACTTTCATGCTCATCAACACGAAGATAACCGTCACTACTGGGGTCGTTACGATACACACACCACATACCATTTGCTAAGAATGCACGTCGATAACGAGGTAGTTTCTTCATGTTGGTGTATTCAAACACTGATGTATCGACAGGTGGGAAAAGCGATGGATGCGACACATAAATTTTGTAGAATTTACCACTTGAGTCGTATTCTACTTTTGTAATTGTTGTAGACGAAACGTAGTCTTGATTGTTGATATTGTATGAATAAGCCGATGACGCTGTACGGTCGGCTACTTGAACATCATCAGCACGTCGTCCAACGGGTGTAGGATTCCAAGTATGGGCTGTGTATGTGGCATCAATATGAATTTTCATACTGTTGTCAGGTCCGGGGAACACGTTTTCATTCTCATGGTCAAAGAATTGTTGAGGGAAAAACGGTATCTCAACCATCGCACGAGTGCTTGAGTATTGTGAACCCAACTGATAATCATGCGTTACTCCGTCCATTGACTGGAATAAACGGTCATTGACCGTACTACCATCTTGTGTAAGTGAATCATCATTGAAGTTATCATCATTGTAAAAGTAATCAGAAACTTCTTCTGTAACTGTAGCACCTGATTGTGTTATTACCCCGTTTGCTTTGCACCATACATAGAAACTTTCAACAGCCGTTCCATCAGAAAGCAAAAATCGACGCTCACTGATTGCAGTGGCCGAATTTTCAAATGCAAAGCCCGAACCAGTTTTTGCATAGTAAAGAGCACTTGCGCCGCTTGCAAGGTACACTCGACCAATCTTTGGGAAGCAATACGTTCCCCATGAAAGTAAATCTGGTGATTGATTGTTAAGAGGTCGTATAGTAAGCGAATCAGTGACACCGCTTGTACTACTGTTTGTAGCAAATACCTCAACGCCTTGTACAGCGCACATTCGCCGTGTCGAGCCGGGTAGACGCATTAACGGTGAAGGGTCGAAGGTGGGCTTGGTATTGACCGCCCCTTGACCGGGACCGCCAAGCGTGACGGTGACGACAGGTGCATTGGGTTCAATCTCTTTGACGACATGAGAATCAGGCGAACCACTACCAAGAACGTCAATGTTCTGTGAAAGATACTCATCCGATATACCACGAATGACAATTTCAGTATCAATTTCATTTGTTTCACCGTCTACAACTTGATTGATGCTACGGATTCGCCCTCTTGTTATGAGTTGCAATATATGCATTCTTGTGGCTTGACCATTTGTAGCGGTGGATAAATTGTAAAATTGATTTGTACGTTTTTTGTTTGAAGGTTGAACATATAAAATGGCTGTTCGATTATCATTGGTAGATTGATTATCAATAATATCAAACATCTCAAACATATGTGAACGAGTGTTGACCGGTCCAATATCAAATTCTCCAGTGGAAGATTTTGTTGTAAGAGGTTTTATTTTACGATAAAACGTTTGGTCTTCTTCTGTTATTATGTTAGTTGAAGGTGTAAAGTACAGTTTATGATAAACTGAATTGTGATTAGATGATACATGTGACTTTTTGATAACTTTAGGCGGGGAGGCTGGTATAGCATTAACATCACTTACAGGAGTATATACAGCAGGTGTAGTCGAAAAGTCAAGTTCAGAATCATTATCATTACCACCAGTCGTATCACCAACAAGAGAATTTGGTTTACTCAATACATTGTTTGACCCCATATATCCCGTTGTAAAATCAATTACTCCACCTGCTGAATAAAGCACAGTATTCGCAAGGTCACTGGTAATAACATCAATGACACGAGTACCACTACCTAAGTCAAAAGACCCTGCTGGTACAGTTTTTTCAACCATGAGCATTGGACCGCTAATCCCCATGCTTGCACCTGTTAAGTCAATTGCATTGTAATGAATTTCAACAAACGGTGCAAGATTGTGAGAAGACTGCAATGCGGGTACTTTGAGCAAAGCAATACGAGATTCTTTTTCAGGTCGTAAATGGAAAAGACGACTTTCTTCGTCATATGATTGTGGAACTGGACCTTTCAAGAAAAACGGTCGTACATCGAACCCAGCCCCACCAATAGCGATTAGTTCCTTTACCGACGCAGGTAAGCCGTTATCTACAATAGAAGCCACAGTACTTGTATTAACAAAACTTTTCACGCTTCCTTTCAAATTAGGACTGTAAGCATCTACATTCTTATTGATGCTGATTGTATTTTTTAAGTTACGTTGAGAAGAATCGTAACGCATCGTAACAATATCACTACTACCACTCATTACTTGGTCTACAGTCATATCGTTTGGTACTGGTAATCTTCGCATGTAGTCGTGTCCAGTAATATGAGAAAGAGCATGTCTTCCACTGTGACCAATTTGGAACAACGTGTCAATTGATGTAGGCCATACAACCGCAAAAGGATTTTTAGGGTCAGATGTAGTTGTTGCCATTCTTGATGAGTATACTAATCCGTGAGATTCACTGTCCGATTCATCAAGAACCATTTGTCCCGTTCTGTCAAAAATTTGTGTACCGTAATGCGGTGGTTGATAGGGCTTTCCTGTACCGTTATCAATCAATAAATCAGCACCAACAACTACAAAATAATTATCAATATCAGCCGTTCTTGAATGCAATAAACCTCGCAATCCGCTTGTACCATTAACGAAATCAACGTGTATACTCGAAATTGAAATGTTTCCATTGCTTCCATCTATAGAATGCAAACGCACACGTTCAGGCGGTTTTTGATTAGGCTTGAACGTGTTACGATTAAGTGAACCCGCATTGATGAGTAGATTGTAAGGCGTGTGCGCTATCGAAAGTTTTGCAGTCGTACCGGGTGTAGAATAAAAATCATTGACTTCGTAATTCCCCATACTGTATGGTGATTCGGTAAAAGTCGCAATAGGACTACTGCTATCGTATGCTTTACCAGTTAATTTAGCGATGAGTTCCTGTGCATCAGCCGTTCCAATCGTGATGGTTTTTGTCGAACCATCAGTTGCGGCTGTTACAGCATTCATTGTGTAGACCTTTTCTACAATGTCAAGTGGTTCTTCAAAACGATACAAACCAGTGCTTGCATTCCCTAACGTTGGAAAATCAGGTTGGAAAATGTTATTTGATTTACTGTTGGAGAAATGTATGCTTTCAATAGCACCACGAAATTGACCACCCTTCCCACCAACATAGACGTGACCATCAACCTGTTTTACTCGGTATTCTATTGGGACTTTTTTCGATGCAACCATATCTGTATTGACATACAATTCAATGTTACCTCCTCGATACGAAGCAACAATATGATACAGTGGTCGATTATTAAAATTCAAACCACTTGCTTCACCGTAATTGGAAGTGTCAAAACGATTGTATGAGTCATGTATACCGCCATATTCTTGTGACGGGTAAACAACGCCATCCCATCGAGTTGTTTTATCAAAAGCAGTGTTAAGTGTAATTGTTTTATCACCAAACGCTGTTTGCATAGTAAGATGAAATACTGCTGGTCCGGGCGTATCAACTGTTCCTAATTCCAATTGAAACTGTCCATCTCGTTGAGCAATAATACCACCACAATCGGGAATGACCCATGCTTCAATAACAAAATCAGAATACGAAATGTTTCCTATGGTGTTTTGCAATTCAACATCCGACAATGCTGAAAGGGGTGCTTTAACACCATTACGTTCTATTCCAGTGCTGTTAAATGTGCTTTGTGGTATAATAATGGAATCAGATACGCCATCAAAAAAGAAAGCGTGACTTGTTCTTCCAATTGCTACCATTGTATCACATCAAAGAATTGTATTTGTTGGCATCATAATAATTGTAAACTGGTAAATGTTTGGCTCACCGCCTACTTGAACAAACGTTGCTTTGTCTACAATGGCTTTGATACCTGTAAATGTACGACCACCCCAAGCCTCACTGTATTCTGTACCTACTGGTACAGAACCTTTTGCATATATACCGCCTTCTTGTAGTAAATTATTCGTAAGCGTTGCGCTTAGTGATGCTGATGCAAATTCACCAAGATAATCACCATCTTCGACATCGTAACCTGCTGTTTGAAAGAAATATCGAGAAGAGTACTTGTCACCTGTTTCAGCCGCTACTTTGGACAAAAATGGTATTTGCACAGCGTGTATATAGTCTGATTTACCATTGTCACCCCATTCGTCGTTTGAGTTATCAATAATAGCATAAAGTTGTTGCACCATATCACCAGCACTCATACCAGTGTCAGAACTGTTACTTTTTCCACCTGAAAATGTTGTAAATTTAGGTGTGGGTGTTGTTGTTTTCCATGTTGCTGATGTAATGTAAGGTGAATTATTATTGACGTATGTACTACCTGAAGGTACGCTTGAGTAAGTAATTTGTACTCTTGTGTTAGTGTTTCCTTTTTCACCCGTTTGGAGTGATGCAGTAGCACCTGCTATTGATGCATCGACAAGAGCCTTTAGATTGGCCGCTATTTCAGCGTTAGTTTTACTCGATGTACCGTCATGAATTTGAACAATAAACGCATCAGATTCAGCACTGTGCGTAGCATATTGTGTTGAAATAACACCAAAGAAAATGGTTCTTAATGCTCCATTACCATCTTGAATCACAAAGCCGTGTTTTCTATTAAGTTCATGAGAATGCGTATTTAAAATACCGCTAAAGGAAGTTTTGTTATCCAACAAAATATCAATGTAATCCTCAAATGTTGCAGTTGTGTTACTTCCAATTGCAGTTTCCACAGCGTCAAAATCAACATATGCAATTGCTACACTACCGTCACTAAATGAAATAACATCGTCATCCGTGATGTACCCTTCAAGCGTAATAATCGCATTGGTTAAGTTCAAATCCATAGTGAAACGATAACTGTTCATAAACGGCATAGGGGAAGCGTTTACTTTTCTGTCTATGTCAATTGAAAGTGTAGTACAGTTAAGATTGTAAAACTTACCGTTTTGACTTACCAAACGTACTGGGGTGTTTGCATTACCTGCCATTAGTACCGCCCCTGCATCGTTGTACCGCCAATGCTTCTTGACATCTCCTGTTGAATCATATTACCAATCTCTCGTGCCAGTTGTCTTTTATCTGTGCGGTCCGTAATACCACCTGCGTTTACAGTAATGTTGAAAGTATTACCACCACCACCAGTAGCCCCGTTAATTTCAACAGGAATTGAACGCCCACCACTTAGCGGCACAATGGCTTCTGTACCGTGGAGCATAGCAGGGTAACCGCTTGATGGTCCTGTGGCAATACCACCCTCGCTAAAGCCGGGAATCCACCCTGTAGCAGTGTCCCAAAGGTTGCTACCTGCATCCAAAGCCCATTCGATACTGCTTACGACATCATCAATTATACCGCTAAGAAAATCAATTCCAGTTTCTAATGGTGAAAGGAAGTATGTGTTCATAAAATTCCATGTTTCGCTTATTGCGCCAAATATCCAATCTTTCGTAGCCAGTATACCATTCCATACCATTGAACCAAAATTAAACAACGGGGTAATAAATACAGAATCAATAAAATTCCATATTGTTGTGACCGTACTTGTAAACCAATCAAAAGCGGTGGTTACGGCGTTTAATGCTAAACCAAATACAAATCCAATGGGTTTTATAATAACTGTATCAATAAAATTCCATATTGCGCCCATTGCTGTTAAGAACCAATTGTACGATACAGTAAGTGCGTTCATTCCTGCTCCAAATAAAAACACTGTAGGCTGAATAATAACGCTATCAATGAAATCCCATATTGCACTCATTGAGGTTAAAAACCAATCATATAATGTCGTAAGAGCGTTCATTCCCATACCATACAAAGACACTGCTGGGTTTACCATGCTGTTAGTAATAAAATCCCATATTGATACAGCACTATCAATTACCCATCCAACCAGTGACTTTCCTGCATCCCAACCAGCAGTAAACAAAGAAATGGCTGGGTCAATAACATAAGTCATTATGAAGTCCCATATATCGCCTACGAAACCTATGATAGCACCTATAGCCGTTACAGTCCAATCGTAACCAGTTACGAACATATCCCCTATCGGAACAAGCACGCTCTCATTCACAAATGAAAAGAAGTCACCTATCAACCCCATAAGCGCACCAAGAGTGGCTACTGTCCAATCCCATGCAGCAGTGATACCGTCCCAAATGAAAGAACCAAAATCTGTCAATGGTTGTACAAGATATTGGTTTATCAAATTAAAAACTTCACCAACAAGGTCGCCAATAATTTTACCAAGACTCGAAATACCACTACCAATAGTAGAAACCAATCCACTTGCGGAAGTGAGCATTCCAAGTAAAGGTGCGGCCATCTAATCACTCCATGTCCAAGAAGTTCTTATAATGGTCTATTGAAACAGATTCATTTCCATTGGACTTCGTTTTTTGTTTCATTTCTTCCATCCGTTTTTCTTGTTCTTCGCCTTGGATTTGAGTTGTAACACCCGCCCAAACAATAGACTGCTTGAACATTTCAGGACTCATTGAATACACCTCTTGAAGCGATATACTGTAATGCTTTGCAACCATATAAGCCCACAATTCAAATTGTGTCTTTATGTCTTGCACGCCCCTTACTTCACCTTTTTCTAAAAACGAGCGAATCCTCAAAGACTCGCTTTCGTAAACCCCGCTTGCATTTGCTCCGCAATGTCTTGAGGCTTAGGCAAAATTTGTGACATCTGTTCTCCAACATATCCAGTCAATGACATCATATCATCAACAGTCAAACTTGGATTTGTTTTTTGTACCCAATGTGAGAAAGCGTACTTCCAGTAGCCTTCAAGATTAAGCCCGATGCTTCCGTCTTTACCAATTTTGAGAAGTTTTTCGACTGATTTTTGGATGTCCAAAAAGGTCAATTCTTTAACCCATACTTCGATAATCATCGAAGGGTCGTCAGGGTCAATTTGTACTTCATGCTTCTTCGGTACTTGGTTGCTCATCAATAGGCTCTTGTCTTGTATTACTGTCCGTTTCATTTGTTTCCTCTCCATTGGATGCGGCTACCTCTTCGGTAGGGGCTTCCGAATCACCGTCAAGGGCTACCTCTTCGGTAGGGCTATCGGGTTCTTCTTCGGGAATAATACCTTCATCGTTCTGCTTTAATCGCAAAACTATCTCGGCTTTTGTACCGTATACGGGTAGACCTCGCTCTTTGCATAAGTCACGGAGTTCCGCTACGGTGAGTGAATCATACTGTAAGTCAGTAGGGAATGGGTTTGCATCAGCAGGTGCAGGTGGTACTGGGTCGCTCTTGACCTCTACTTCTTCTACAATCTCTTCGACTGGGTTCAAACATAATTCAACCCAATCATGTATTCGTCCAGCGTCAAGCATGTACACCTCATCAGTAGGAAGGTCTACATTGTTAATCTCACAAATCCATACAAGATAGTCTTGTAGTCCAAGTTTTCGACACTGGTTAATTGAATAAATCATACTTTCACCTCAATACTTCAAAATAGTATCACGAGCAAGTACCTTGATACTCTTCGGCATAATCTTCAATGTACTCTTCATAACACCCTTATCTTCAGGAATTTGCATAGGGGCTTCAATAATGTAGTACTCGTCAATCAAAATTGTAATTCGTTCACTGTCAGCCACATTAGTGCTTCCAATGACTTGCTTTTCAAAATCAATGACAATTTGATTGGTTGTAGCGTCGGTACTTGATACGCTAAACTCGGCTTGAGAACGCATCTTATGGAAGAATATTGGGTCATCAACAACGATTTCTAATGACATTTCATACGATGTTTGACCTTCAACCATAATTGAGGTATTACGACTACCTGCAAACGGTACTTGCGATTCAGCCGATGTGTTTGAAACACTGGTATTGTTAATGGTGTGGAATGCTTGCATACCTGTTTGACCTGATAGGCTAAAGTTGTGTACTTGTGCTACGGTACGTCCCGCTACATTGATTTGACCGTTGTAAAACATAAACGGTTTTTGCGTTCCAACACCAATACCCGCCTTCAAACGCTCGTTGGCTGAACTTGCTGTATCATCAAACATACGGTGAGGATTGTATCGGTTTGTTGATGTGCCGGGTGTGTCAAGTCTTCCAGTATCGGTGTAACACAGTGCGGCATTGAAATTCACTGAAAGACGCAGTGCCGCATCGTTATCGGTTGTAAGCGTAAAATCAGTGACTTTGCAACCACGATAAATTCGGGTAAGTTCCTTTGTATCGCTTTGGCTTCCATCAACCACTGTGGATTTATCGACATTGCTACGGCGTTGTGATACCTCCAAACAGAACGAAGGTTGTTCACTTGCACCGTACAAAAGATGCGTAATTGGATTGGTAATTGTTTGTGTTGTAATTTGTGGCGCACCAGTAGCGGGTGTTGCGTAATCGAGGCAAAACACAGTGTTTGTGCTTGAACCATATGCCGCATCACCTGCGTCTACACTCGATGCGTGGTCATATTGAAGTGGCTCATCAAGATAAATTCGAGTGCTATGTACAGCAGTGATACGTCGAATTTCAAATGGGAGGGCTTTGTCAAATTTACGTGCAGTCATTAGTTGGTCCCACACATCATCTAAAGCACGACCAACAGGTGTAATATCAATTGCCGCATCATTTTCATTTTGAATAAGAACATATTTTCCTACTGTAAAGTTTGATGCCGAAGCAACATCAATGTGTACATCACCAGCGTTAGCGGCTGAACTAAGCGTCGTTGAAACATTCCCTACAGGACCACCTGAAACACCAACATCGCCAATTACTTCGCCACCTAAACAGTACTTAAGCCAACGAGCACTGTGTAAATTAACCTCAAACGAGCCACCTTCTGTGACAATCTTACCGGGTACTTGCACTGAAGTTTCCCGCCCAAGACCGACAACGTGGTATCGCTTGACCTCAAACTTGGTTTCAGGTAGAGTGATAGCGTTTGCAATGCCTAAAAATTGGTCGATAAGTAGACTTTCAGAAGGTGCGCCTGTTGCACTTGCTCGATATGTATAATTGACACTATCCATTGGTGGAGTTTTGTAAGGATGAATAAATATGACATTGCTACTTCCTGTGGAAGTGTTGGCAACTTCCGGACTTATTTTTATGGCAGTACCATCGTTTTCAACAATTGTGAATACTTTTCCATCAACATCAGCGTGTACGTTATCAAATGTGAGATGAGAACCAACGAGTGAATTGACTGGGAATTTTAGACGGTTACTACTATCAAACAGTGCTGTGTTGGTGTCTGAACCGAATGTTATTGTAGCAATACCGCCCGAATTTGCAAGCGTGAATGTAGAGTCTGTTGTATGGCGTATGGTTAAACCCACTTCAGGGGCGAATAAGACTTCTGAAACATCTCCCTTGTAGACTGTCGATGGCATTTTTTATCACCTATGGTATCAATTCTGCGAGTATCACTACTTCAACCTGAAACGTCATACGAAATAGAATTTTGCTACGGTCACTTAGGTCAGTTCGTGTCTTGAATACTAACCGGTCAAAATTCGTTCCATCCCCCTTTCGTTTACTGTGGACAAGTCTTCGTATCTCGTTCTCAAGTAGTTCCAAGTGCTTCCTACCCTTAACTGTTCTCATATCTACGGTTATATTTATACGTGTTGTGACGAAATCGTAGAACAGTTCAGGTGCTTCTTCGTTGTGTGCTGTTTCGTACAGTAGGACGTAATCGTGCTTCTGTAAATCAAGACGCTTGCCGTGTTCAGGGGAAGTATCGGTGATGTCCAAAACGACTGGCCGATAGTTACCAGTATTGGCTCGATTCCAATCCGTTTTGAAGATGTCAAGCAGTGACGTAAGACCCTCCTTCCATGTTGCAACCATTAGGCTTTACCCTCCTTTTCCAACATTTTTTTGACGCTAATGGTTACAAAAAAACCGTCCTTGTACTCATAATTCAGTTCTTCCATTTTAGGATTGCTACGTAACATCGCTTTGTTGGTTTCATCTTCGACCATTTTAGCGGTTTGCTCATTGACAGGTTGTTCACTATCATCAACAATTTGCCCGTCAATAATTTGAAAACCACGATTTTGTGCCTCGATTCTTAAGAGTAATTCACGTAAATCAGGTGGAGTAACGGTGAAAGTATCAAACATTTGCTGTTGAAACTGCTTACTTTTCCGTTGTTCTTCTCGTATTTGTTCAAAAACAACCTCATTGGTTTTCTTAATGTCCCTATCACGGCTCAATTGAACACCACCATTTCGATGTACTTCGGCAGGGTTCGGTCGATTTCAGATTGATACAATTGTATTTTACTGGTTAAATCAACGTTTTGAGTACCTTCAGGAATCAACACGCTACGGTCATCAGCCATGAGCAATTCAATAGCCACCATCTTTGTACAGATGTCTTCAATGGCTTTCTCCAAGTAACGTTCACCGCAAATGTATGCTACCTTGATAGCGTTCCATTCAAAGAATGGATATGAGTTGTTGAAGTAAACAATACCTTGCTCATGGTCGAGCCACCAGTCACGTAGACGTGCCATATCCCCACTGCTTGAACCGCCTTGTAGGTCTACCAAAAGCGATTCTTGAGTGATTGTTCCAGTGATGTCTGTTAATGGTGAACCAGTGACAACGACGCATCCTGTAAAGGATGTTGCTGTTTTACCTGTATAGCGAAATACTGTGTCGCCTTTAACACAAACACCTGCATCAACAAATCCAGTTGTGGAATTTACATTGACAGTAGTCGATACAACACTGGTTACAGTAGCCGTATTTGTTTGCGTTTGTGAGATTTCAATGTTGGAATTTGTAGTAACGATACTGCACGTTTCACCTGCTTTGACTTGACGCATTGAGGTTAATTTCACCACACCTGTACCGTAATCACTGTTCGCTGTTGCTAAGAACTCGTTATGGACACCCACGTTTGATGTAGACCCTTCCAGTGTAAACGCTGGTGAAAACTCAACAGTTGCTTTGTTCACACGGTCTTCCTTGTTTACCAAATCCGCAAAATTTTGAGCCACAGTTGTAGCATCAAAATCGTCACGCCATTGCCCTGTCCCAGTGCCTTGTTCAAGAGATGCGACACTACCGTTACCGGGTGAAATGTAGATACCTGCGGTTGCCAAATCAGATACATCATCAAACTTGATACGTGCCTCCGCACCGCATATTTCTCGATAGTCAGCACCTTGCCACAACTCAATGCGTAGCATCTGTTGGACATTGCGAAACAAGAGTGGTGCAGTCCCAACATAATCCGTATAGTATCGTCGTCGGTATGGTTTGTAAGTATCGAAGTTAATGTACTCGGCACTTACCAAGTATGGTCGCCAAGAGTTATGCGTTACGTTATCAATGCGGTCTTGCATCTTGAGAATAACGTGGTCTACTTTGGCTTTGGTCATACCTCGTGTTTTACCGTTGGTAAACGAGGCTTGATTCTGTACGTACCCATTGTCGGCTACTTCGTATTCTGATACAGTAATCGGTGAAGTAGTGAACGTAATTTTGACGTGACCCGTACCCGCACTGTCACCACCTGTGCTTGCTCCTATGGCTGAAATCTCCAAGTCTTCTTTACCGAATGGGTCAGCATCGCTGTATATTCTTATTTTGTCACCAACGGTAAAACCGTGATTACGAAAGTCTGTACCTGTAATGTATATTGCATTGGTATCAGCAGTGGCCGACATCAGTACGGCTTCTTGCGGTCCAATGTCAAGGAGGTCAGCAACTCTTTGGGCGGTTGTGTATACAGTAGCAGTCGGGTCGAGTGGCCTTGTTTCAGGTTCACCGGGTGAGAATACTACTGGCATTATCTCTCCCCTCTTAATGGGTTGCCGTCATCATCATGAAGTCCTTGATGCACTCCATCAAGATGTTCAGCATGTTCCAATGCCATTTTTGCTGAAAAACGCCTATCATCATCTATTTCGGGAGTTATTTCTTGACCTTTAATATCTTCAAGGTATTCCATTAACTCTCTATAAGATGTATTTTCGGGATGATTAAAAAAAGGATGTTCAGCATAGGCGTTTAGAAGTTCATCAAAAGGTCTACTATATTTCAAGATACTCCATGCTATATTGAAAGGAGTCATGTTTGAAAATACTACTGGCATACATTACCCTCCCTCACGATTTCAATACACTCCAAGCATCACGGAAACTGCTGATGTGGTGTACAGCCTTTCGAGCCATACGGTCCATAAGGTCGTCCTCGCTTTGTGGGCGGTCGTCATCTTTTGGTTTTAAATGCGGGAATTTAGCGTAAAAATTTTCTTTATCAGCATTTAATTCTTCTTGTTCTATTTCGTGATATGGTTTACCTTCAAATCCTTCGGTATGTCCTTCCTTACGAGCAAAATCAATGTCATCTTGTCGTGCTTCCCAATCAGCCAGTGCTTCATCGTGCATATCATCTTCTTCCATATCCATGAACTGATTGTCAGGCTTTAGGTTGCCCTTTTCGTCAAGAATTTCAGAAAGTAGTTTGTCTTGTGCAGTTTTTGGCGTAGGAGGTTCAGATGGGTCTTTTGATGATTGCCACTGTTGTACTTTAGGGTCACCATCATCCAATTTTGGATGTATGTCACCATCTCTAAATTCAGCATCAATAGCCGCTTGCTCACCTGCTACATCAGGCTCACTAAGCGAACTTCCCAAAGTTTGCCCCTCAAAGGGTACTCTTTCGCCCAAGAATTTGATGTTGTGGGCTTCAGGATTCATCACCATGTCCCTCATGAGTTTGTCACGGCCTTGTGTAAACATGTCACCAGTAGGGCTTTGACCGCCTTGACGCATTTGGTCAGCCATCATTCGGTTTGCAACTTGTTGTAAGCGGAACTCTTTGTCGCCCTGCAACACTTTTTGTCGGTGTGGTGCTACTGCTTTAACAAATACTTTACTCATTAAATCACCTTCTCAATAGTCAAATGGGTCAAAATCAGGAGATTCCCTATACGCTCTACAATGAGGACAATCATTTTCAGGACGTGGGTGCGATGCTACTGTTTTGAAGTTTCCTCCACATCTCCTACAGGTATGGTCAACTATATCCCATTCATCGGCTTTCAAAACTCTCCATGCTTTTTCGATTGGTTTCATAGTATCACGCTCGTTTGGTTTCATCTCGATGGCCTAAGTTGTATTCCATAGGTTTGTCGCAAGCCCCGCAGGTTTCTCTCCACAGGAAGTGAAGAAAGCCACAATGCTTGCAACGTGTCCCTGCTCCGATGTTAAGCACATCACCGATATGACGATTACGGTTGCGTTGAGCACTCGTCACCCCCGCTAAGGGACTGTCTTTTTTGTCGGCTACGTTACTCACGTCGAAGCGTACGCCTTCTTTGTTGGCACGAGCCATGTCGCTCAAGTCAATGTTGCGTACTTCAAAGCCCACCTACTCACCTCAAGAGAGTTGGTAGAGGACAACGATAAACGTGTTACCAAGCACCGTAATGCATTCAGTACCGAGCACTGCGTTGGTTGCACTCGCATCGTTTACCGCTTGAATAGCGGTGTCGATGGTCGTTTCTAATGTGCTCAAGTCACTGAACTCTTTTGGTGAAAGAGGTCCAATAATCTTTGAACCAACCTTGGTTAGTGATGCCATGTGTCGTCACCTCAAGAGCGACGACCCATTGCTACAAATGTACATGCGCCACCGACATTGAGTGTTGTATCGCTGATTCCGTGAGTTACGGTAGCGGCACTACCTACTGCATTTACCATTGCGCCATCAATTGAAGCGAGCAAACTGCTCAAATCAATTGCTTCTGCGCCATCGGTACTACCAGTGATTATAACTCGGTCGCCAAAAACGGTTGGTCGTGGGTCAATTGTTACTGCCATTATTCTTCATCTCCTGTAATTTCTTCTGTTGCTTCCTCTTCCTCGGACGGGTTTAGATGCGCCTCAACGAGTTCAAGTGCCTTCGTTTTGGTCATGTACCCATTTGGTGTATCAACGTTTTGTTCATCCAACCAATTGAGTATATCCTTTCGACTCCATCCGGAGTCAGGGATTCCATCATTCCCACCGTCCACGGTTACCCCTTCGTCACCTTCAAGTCGAAAGTGGCTCAACGGTAGCGTATTTCGCCACTCATTGAGCCACTCTTGAGTGACTTCGATAGTTTCACCACGAATCCAAGAACCTGAACCGTGTCGAGCACGTCGTTCATAGTAAGGACCGAGGTAGGTCACCGTGGGCATAGAAAACAACCTCAAATGAGTAGCAGTGTTACCGTCCCAGCAGTTGCAACTGCCGCAGTAAGTTGAAGGTCACCAGTCTTTGTAACCGACGAAGCACCTGATTGTCCGATAATTCCAACAATCTTGCTTACAGGTGTACCATCATCGAGGTCATCACCAACGCCTTCTGCACCGCTTGAAATCGTAATGATAGCGGGTGCAGTCGTTACAGCACCCAATTCAAGAGTAAGCATTCGCATTGAGCCACCTGCTCGGTTGGTATCGTCGTTGTTGGTTGCGAGGAAACCATCAAGTTTACCGGGGTAGTCACCCGATGCACCATTTGCTCCATCCAACCATCGTGTTTCATCGACCGGTGAACCGGTTCGCATGTCCAAGTCAACTGCAACAACCAACGACGCTAAGTTTGCATCAGGTGCTACAGTAAATTTCAATCCTTTGTTGTAGTAAGGTCCAGCCATATTTCATCATCTCCGTATTTTTTTTCTCCTCACTTCAAATCCCGAATGGAACCGTGACCTCCAAAGAAAGTGGTCCAAAGTTCTCCCATTGTGCGGTACATACCTTCTTGTCCAAGACGGTTGATAGCGAATGGGTCGCCAGTTTCAATTCCGGACTCAAAGTATTGCGTTGGGATTGCAGTGGAGAAGTAAAGGTAGTCAGTGTCGAGGAAGTACATACGACTTAGAGAGTCAGGTTGTACATCCTTGGAAGGAATGATTGGGACACCGTTGTATGTAGCAACGATGAAACCTGCCTCGATACCGGGTACACCCTTTACACCGTTGTAGGTAGGGGTGACACGCTTCTCTTCCATGAATCGCTGTTGCGACTGGAGGAGTTGCTGTAGACGCATGAGTGTGTCATATCCAGTAAGGATAACCTTCGGGTTACCACCACGAGTCCAAATCTTTTGGAAGAGGTCGTCAAGGTGGTCGAGTGAAAGAACACGGTCGCCACCAGCGTCTACATTGTGTTCAGCGAGGGACCAAGAGTTTGCACTTCGGTCAATGCTGTACATGTCCTCGTTTGCGGATGCGGATGCACCAGTGGTAACACGGTCGAGGGACTCGAAATCGTTCCCTGCAACAGTTCCCTTGTCAGCAGTCATCATCTTGTTGATGTGTTCAGCGTGGTGCTTACCCATCTCTTCCTTAAGGATAGAACGGATGTCACCAAGTCCATCGTCCTTGTCAGCAAGGAACATTGCGGTTTCGCTCATGTCGAATGTGTGGACAATCGTCTTTGGCTTGGCCGCAATGTGCTGGAAGGTAGGCTTGGTTGTGTCAGGTAGTGTAGCGTTTTCAGCAACACCGCCACCCTTTGCGAAGGAAGGTCGTGCGGTGATGACTCGCCATCCACTGCGCTCCCAAGGTCGCTTTGGTAGAATGGAGAAAGCGTTAAACTCTTGGTTCAACTGGCTCCAAACCTTGCGTCCGTAGATTGCTTGGTATGTACCTGCGGTCGTAGACAGCATAGGTGCGTCAGCCTTGAGCAACTCGCTACCGGAGTAGGAGTAACCCATAGCGTTACCTGCGCCATAATAATATCGTTCCATGTCTGTAATGCTTCTGATGTAATCTCTTGCCATATTGTTCAACTCCTAATTTCAGGCTCCCCTCAACGTTTTGCTTGCAAGGTTGTGCACCTCATCCCATGACATGTTACCCAAGTCTTGGGTTGATGGTATCTCAACATTAGCGGAGGAAACAGATTTTGCGATTGTGTGACTTTCAGTGTTCAAGTTATCAATACGCTCGGAGAGGTTCTCGATTGACTTGAGGACTTCTGTAAGTGGTCCACGAGCGTCAAAAGTGCTTCGTTCTGCTTCTTGCTTCTCGATTTCGAGTTCCTTTGCAAGTCGCTGGGAAAAGTTTGCTTCCAAATTGTTTCGGAAGTTTTGTTCAAGAGATGCTGCCTTGTAGACTTCGTATGCATTCTCGATGTCGGATGAAGAAACGTTGCCTTCATTGAGGTAACCCTTAGACATTGAAACTGGTCCAAGTGCACCTGATGGTTGCTTGCCACCACCGGAGGTGAGGGCTGAAAGCGCACCAGTAGATGGACTGCCATTTTCTTGTCCTCGGCCACGGACTTGACCAGCAAAGTAGTCAGCACCGTCAACGGAGTCAGGATTATCAAATCCACCAAGTTGAGCCTTAGCCACATCATCGAAGTGAGCACGAGCCGCCATTGTATCAACTCCAGCAGACTTCAATGTGTTTTCCATCCAGTCAAGATATTCGGATGTAATTACATCGCCAAAATTTTCACTCTTCATGTATGCTTTGTCGTCACTGTCTTTTTCTTCTTTCATGTCTTCACCATCTTTCTTTTCTTCTTTTGGCTCGTCATCTTTTTTATCCTTGATGTGCTCACGGAGTTGAGGAGGAATTTCTCCCTTTTCCATTGCATCAAGTCGGGCTTCTAATCGTTCCATAACGCTGTTCAAATCAACTTCACTTGTCATATTTGTGTCCTCCTTTAGTATACTGAACTGTGCTTCAGGGTTAATTCCCTTCTCACAAATCGTAATTTCGTGCAATTCCATTTTTGAAATCTCTTGGTAATCGCCTTTAATGTTGTCAGACTTTCGCACTCGCTTGAATGCTTGTCCTCCAATTGAAAATCCACGAAGGTTACCCTTGCGAATCTCGGCGGCTACTTCACGAGCCTTCTCAATATCATTGCGGAGTTGAACAACAACAAACATGCCTGTGTCGTCACATTCGGACTTCCACATTCGGCCATTGCTGTCTACGTAAGAATCCAAGACTTCACCGACTTGGATGTTTGAGTGAGCGAGTTGTACGTTGCGGTACTTCTCACTCTTCATGAACCCGTCAAATGCGTCTTTAAGTGCACCACGAGTAATAAGGTCGCCTTGCTTATCGACAAGTTCGACCGATGCATAACCTGCTACAACCAAGTCGGAACCACTCTTGAGGAGAGCGATGTCCATAGAAGGTCGCTTTAGCGTCAGCATTGAACTAACAATTCTTTGTAACCATATTTAAACCCGTACTATACTTTGGAAAGTACAGGTTCATCGTCTTTGAAGTCCAAACTAAGGTGTTCACCCTCTTCGGTATCTGTTTCAACAGGCTTGAAGTGTTGCGGTTTTTTCTTTTTCTTTGGTTCAATATCATCAACTCTCGGATGATAATCAGGTAAGTTTTCTTCATCTGTAAGTTGAGTTGGTCCAGCAGGTGATTCTATCGGAGTTCCCAAATCAATACCTAAACCTCTTGGTCCAGTCCACGTCATACGCTCTTTCGCAAGTTTATCCAATGTACGTACAATAACTTCTAATGCTTTTTTCTTGTCTTCGGGTTTGAGCAATAGGTCTTCGTCGTCTTCCTCGATAATACCGACTGAACCCTCTTCAATACGCTTTGGTGATGGTTTCTTTGGCATTTCAAGGTCTTCAACCTTTGACTTCTTTTGCAATTGACCGCTAAACAAAAGCGGTGTAAGTGGACTCCAAAACGGCTGTAGGCTTTCAGCCAATGTTACACTGTAATCATTTTTGTACAAGTCGCCCATTGTACTTACTGGAGAATGAACGTACCACATATCACCAACTTCATCAACTTGGTACGTTACTGTATCAATGTCCTTTAGAATAACATGTAAACCATGTTCGTCGTATTCAACGTCGTGTGGGATATTGATAGGTAGGTAACCTTTGGTTAGCAAGTCAAGTGACTCGGTACTCGCTGGACCTTCACCCTCACCCTCACCTTCGATTTGACGAATCTGTACAGTGTAGACGTTTTTCTCACCACGAGTTTTCTTGGTAATACCGCTTACCGATACTCGTACAATGTCACCAACCTTGTACGCCTTTTGCTCACGTCGTGCTGTACCTATATCCATGTAGTGCTTACCGTCAATCGTAACGGCTCGGTTTTGCAGTCCTTCATCATCAAGCAGTGGACCTGCACCCAATTGGTATGTGTACGGTCCATTACCTCGTCGGTCAAGTACAATGAAGTTGTAGTCACGAGTCGGTCGGTACAATATCCACTTTGGATGTCGATACTCACCTTTCATGTATGTGGATTTAGAATCACGCAACAAGATGTTATCGTGGTCATCTTGCATTCGCTTGACTGATTCTTTCAAGCCCTCACTGTCTGTCATTTTCGTATCGTGCGGTCCGGGTACAATGACATTCTCGTGGCTTTCAAATTGTGAGCGAAGAATCTTGACACGCTCAAACAACAGCATGTCGCTAATGTCATTGTTGTCGTAATTGATAATATCAATGATATTGAGGTCTTCATCTCCCATAATTCCATCAATAGCGTAGTTTTTGTCGCTTACCTTCACCAGTGCTTCACGGTGGTTCTTACGAAGACCGACCTTCTTACCCTTCTCATTCAACGCAGTGACTTCATCACCGTTCTTGATAAGCATGACACGCTTGCCGTCGTACCACTTTGATACGACCCATGAACCACTAAATCCACGTAGGTGTTCTAAGTCACTCATCTCAAAGATGCGATGCATTGGACGAATCAAAGGAGTCCACTGTGGGTCTTCTTCTTTCATCAACAACTCATCAGGATTAAGCATTCCTTGAATAAACTCCGTCATTTCGTTGAGAGCCAGTTTGTTTGGGTCTTGTCCGATTGGTAGGAACGTTTCAGGGTCAAGACCAAAGATAGGTAGATTGCTTTCTCTTGGTGGTGGAGCGTTACCCCATACTTGTTCTCGTAAATCTTTACCATGAACCATGTCGATAAGTTCGTGTGGCACAGTATGGTACAACCCTTCCTCGACTTGCGTACCTGCTACCATTTGACCATCGGGTGTAAATTCAACACCAACTGATGGTCTTGCAAGCCATCCACCGTGATGTCCACCTGCATCAAACGTATCAAAGATACTGTAATTATTAGGATTAGGTGCACCTACAGGTACTTGTGTCATGCCGGGTCTTGCACTGATGGAAGTTGTAGGTTGTTCCATTCGTCCTTCCTGTTCAACCATTGGATTGTAATGCAAAATCGTGTCCAAGTTGTTTCGTGTCGTAGCGGCGATTTGAGGAAGACCTTTTCCTGATGAACCACGCTTGTATTGTTCAGCACCATGTACATCGTTTTCAATCATCTCCAATCCATTCGCATCAGCCAATGCTGTAAATGAACCACCCATAAGTTGCTTTACACGACGTGGTAATGAGTGTAATTGAGGGAATGACTTGAACGCACTTGGTTTCTTAACTTCCGAATAAATGGTATCAAGCGCACCATGATACCCATTTTCTTGAGCCAACTTTGAGAAACGCATTGCGTCGTTCAAATCTTTATCATCTTGTTCAAGTATACTTTCATCGTGAAGGTGTGAAATATCGCTGTTGTGCAAATCTGTTATGTTACCATGCATTAGGAGTTGATTGACTGTAGAAGCAAACAATGGTGTGTTCATTTCATTTGACCTGTCGATGATTGAACGAGCATGTTCTTTCATTTCAGGAGTCTTTGGTAATGCCAGTGCTTCAAGCACTTCTTCAACACTCATGTTACCGTCTACTTGGAATCCATGCTCTTGCAAATGTGATGCTACGTTTTGATGGAAGTTACCATTTGCAGGGGGTTTATCGTATGTTATATCGTCAAATGAAAGACCGTAACCAAGTGTTTGTAATCCGTGTACATCGTGCGGTACGTGTGTAATGTATCGTTGTGCATCACGGAACATTCGTGCAGTGTTGTCAATAAATTTTTGCGGGTCGTTTGGGTCAAAAGCAGTAGGGTCAGCCTCAAGCATTTTCTCTTTAATCATTGGAGCAACTTGTGTTACCAACATACGATGTGCTTTCTTGAGGTCTTCTTCATTTCCTTGGTCTATTTTCCAATGCGTTGTCATTTTACCTTGAGTGCTTTCAATGGCTTGTTGTTGAAGCGAAGTCAATTCAGCAACTTTTTGAGAAAGTTGTTGTTGGATAAGTGGCTTATCAATATCATCAGCCTCAACCATACGTTGATTCAAATCATCGACTTCTTCTTGCAATTTTTCTTCCTTTTCAAATGCAGGGAGTGCTCCACCAAAACTCAAACCACTTGTAACAGCATCAAGAAGTGTTGGCTTCTTATGCTTAAATGAACGACTACTATTTGACAAACTTATCAATACATCATCCAAGAAGTTATCAACAATTTGTTTTATTGGTGCAGTTTCATTCTTGTTAAAGCCCAAACGCTGGTACAGGTCTTCAAAATCTTCTTTTTCCAAATATTCCAAAATAGCCTTTGGATTTGTTGATTGGATGGTTTTTGATATTTCAGTTAAGAAACGCAATCCTTCACGTTGTTCACTGCTTTGCAAATAGTTTTTGACTTTACCAAACGATGGTGATGGTACACCCCATCCCAAATACGCAAGCATATCTTCGGTGGTTTCACCACCACTTACTGGTTGTGCATCTCGTATAAAATCGTTAAACGATATAACAGATTTTTCAGTAGGGTTGTTCAAGTGATTAAATCGACCCAGTTGCATAATTTGTTTGTGAGTGTCTTGTGCGTTATTGACAATATGTTTATCGCTTCCATATGGCGCATAATTACGATACGAACCGTGATGTATGAATGGATTTCTTGTAAGTACACTGTTGAACGCTTTGAGGTGAGGTTGATTTTCAAACAAATCTTTTCGTTCACCATCAGTCATGTGTCGTATTGCATATTCGTAGGGGGCTGAAAGCGATGATTTGTGTTCAGTAAAATTGTTCTTTGACGTTTTGCCTTCTTTGTACCCTGATTTTGATGACGCACTTGGTACGGGTCGTGAAACATTTGACGGTGAAAGTATATTTTGAATGGTTTTAAATTCATTATGATAAACATATTTTTTCGCATTTTCATCGTATTGGCCGTGTTCTTGAGAGTGTTCAGGCATAAAATGAGCACCCAAAGAAACATTGTTTTGATTTGGTACGATAACGGTTTTTTCACTACTTCCACCAAAATCATGCATTTCACCGAGCAACGATACGCTGTCATCGTCTGAAGTAGTAGCGTGAATAATTTCGTTGTACGTAGGTAATGTCATACCCGCACCACCCATTCCTTGAAACGGTTTTGACCAAAAAGAACCAAGACCGTAAGTGTGCCTTCCGTCTTCACTTGTGCGCCAATAGGAAGGCTTGTCTTCACTCGGTGCTGGACCGTAAGCGGCTTTCAAAAACGATAAGTGCTTACGAATATCTTTTTCTTGTTGTTGCAAATTCATGGACGAAGAAGCATCTTCTTCGATGTTTTCAATCCAGTCAAGCGGTACAAGCGGTCCGTCCATTTTTCCATAAACAGGATGCATGGATAGTAGTTCTCTTGTTTTAGGATGAAAACCCGCCATGTACAAAATATCTTCAATAGGTAATCTCGTATGGTCTACTTTCATGGTTCTTTTACCAAATTGCGCTCGTTCAGCATCTTTCAACTGTTCCCATTCCAATTCAGGAAGTTCACCTGTTTGGTGAAGATTGAGTCGTGGTAAAAACTTCATTCTTCGCTTGTAACCTTTTCCAGCGTCTTCTCGCATACCACCATACAATTCATTGATTTCATTAAGGATAATATCAGCAATTGACTCATCGTTTGAACCGTATGGAAGATGCGCTCCTCTTGCCATACCTGATTGTAAGAAACGACCTGCTTCACTTGCTTCATAATCGGTATCGTTGTCTTCTAATCGAAGCGAAGCGTTACGTCCTAACATTCTCGGACTTCGTACAGCCCAATTCATTTCAGGTGTTTTTCGCATAATCGCATTGTGCGTAAAACGAGCCGATGGTATTTTTTGACCGTTTGGTAATTCAATCAAGTGATTATCGTCTACACCTTCACGTATACCTTTCATAACCGCAGTACGTTCTTCAGGTGACAACCACTCAAGGCCAAGCATGTAACCATGATGTCCTAATGCAGTTGCATGAATCTTGTAATCATCATCAAGTACTGTATCTTCACTTACCCATTGCCTTGCTCGGTCTTCAAAGTGGTCTTCACGCAGTTTTTGAAAAACATCTTTTGGAGCCATACCCATTGCACGATACTCATCTTCTCGTTCTGTGTTTTGTTTCTTCCAACGTTGAAAATCACGTTGGTAGAGGTCTTTTTGATGTGAAAGCATCGAGCCGTTTTGCAATATACTTCCAAGCAGTTTGAATGTTTTATCCGACGTTTCCGGTTTGAATCCAAATAGTAACGGATGTTTTTCTTTAGAAAGTTCGCTTAAGTAATCTTTTTCCATTTCTTTCTCTTCATCCATGTAACCGCCAAATGTGTGTGCTCGGAGCATTTCAACAAAGTGCGGCATACCTGTTACAGAATGCATACGAAGAAGCGGGTGATTGGCAGGGTGAAATGGGAAGTGATATTCTTTGTATGGATGACCTGCTGTTGGTCGGTACACAGGCCATACGGAGTGATGGTCAGCGTTTTTCTTACCACGTTGTAGTCCATCAACCCAAATGTGGTTTGTCAAATCGTCTTGTGTGTCTTGTGTGTTAAGAAGCAATCCTGCACCTGTGTCTGTTCCAGTATCGTATTCATACTCAAACTTATCTTCACCCTTTTCTTTTTCTTTGATAATCGCATCAGCGATTGAATACAGTGACGTGTAAATGACTTCACTTGGTGCTTTTTGCATGGATTGCCATGCTATAATATATTCAGCCGCATTACGCTCAAGGTCAAGTTTGTCGTCCAACGACTTTAGTAAATCGGCACTTGCAATGTCAAGTTGGTCATACGACATACTTTCACCGCCATCATAGCGGCTTGAATGCTGGACATGCGTGGAGGTCAGCACCCATCATTTCAGGCATTTTGCAACCGCTTTGTTGTGTCGCACCGCATGTACCACAAATTGTTGGCACTGGGCGTTGCTCACTCATTTCACGCATAAGAGCCTTACTTGATGCTTTCTTGAGTTTCTTTGACTCTCCCATTGCATCTTCCCTATCCACACCACCACCTGCATGTGGGTTCATACGAGTTGAAAGTTGTTCCATGTTGGTTGAATCCTTACCTTTCTTTTTCTTTGGTGCGTCTTCTGTTTCAATGGTCCTACCGTTAGTGGTAAAGTAACCACTCTTAGTTTGTCCACCTGATTCAGCCATGAAAGCAGGGTTTACGTCTGTGATTTTTTCAGGCTTGAAACCGGGTTCGGCTTTTGCCATTTTGCCACCGCAACCCATTTTCATACAGTTACCCATTTTGTCGAGTTTACCGTCTTTGCATGAAGGACAATCTTTTCCTTTGATAATTTCTAATTGACTTAGGCGTTGCTCGATTTCTCTTGCTTTGGTAAGTAAAGGTGCTTCACTTGGACGAGGCTTCATTAGTTCATCTCCTGTTCTTTTGCTGTTTGTGCCATTTCATGAATTTCTTCCCATGACATATTGTGGAACTCTTCATTGGATTGAGGAACGGATGAAACTGGGTCACCCTTGAGAATTGAATCGTTTTCCATATCAGCACGAAGTGGGTCAAAACCCAAATCCATTGACAACGGAGTTGACGATGTAACTAAGCCCATTTTACGCAACAATGCTTGTGGATTGTTAATAGTTGCACGAAGTCGCTGATTTTCTTGTTTAAGCAATGCTAAGTCAGAATCCATGTTTTCCATTTTAGTAATGAGAACACTCATCAACTGTTCAGCATTGTTATCCGACATAAGATTCATCCTCGTCGTCCAAATGTACCGCTTGCTGGTCGGAAGTTGCTTCGTGATTGACGGCTTTGTACAGTTCCTGAAAGACGCTTACCAGTAAGCGGTACGTAGTTGTCTTCCTTTTGGAAAGTATATGGGGCTACTCCGTTTACATAGATGTCTTTTGCGCCAGTTTTTGTAGCCGCATTTTCAGACTTGAAAATTTCAGTTTGTAAATCTTCAAGTAAAAAGTCTGATAATTTTTGTACTTCTGTTAAATGTTGCTTTGCAAGGTTACCATCACCTTGTTCTAAAGCAGTAGCGAATGCTTTTTGCGCTTGTTCCATTTTTCGTGCCATTGGGTGCATTTTTAATAAATCCATAAGAACCCCTCTTGTTTGTGTCATTGCATACTTGTTTAAAGAGTTTTACCGCCCTCTTGGTCTACGAGCATTCAATAATGCATTTGAAACGTTTTGCATCATAGAAGGTTCAGGACCACGCTGTTGTACACTTGAAAGCGGAGAACCGCTTCCCATTGTACCTCTTCGTTGTGGTGCTACAGGACCACGGTTTCGTATTCCCATGCCTTCACTACCGGGCTGTAGTGGGGGAGCAATACCGGGAGGTAGTTGTCGTGATTGCGGTGGCATTCCTCGACCACCCATCATCTGTGGTGGCATTCCTCCACCGGGTGGCATAGGTGGCATTCCTCGACCACCCATCATCTGTGGTGGCATTCCTCCACCGGGAGGCATTCCTCCACCGGGGGGCATTCCGCCGGGTGGAGGCGCACCACCGGGTGGTGGTGGTGCTGGAGCAGGTGGTGGTTTACGATATACAAATCGTACATCACGGTTCGATGGGTCTTCCAAGAGTTCAGGTTGGAATCCAAGTTGTGCCATACGCTGTGCAACGTTGAGTTCTTGTTCATCTCTTCGTAGACGTGTAATTTCATCTTCTTCTTCGTTTGGATAAAGTGTGAGTTTCCAATCATTGATGTTCATTTGCCGAAGTAATCTTGGGAACAAGACTTCGGTGTAGACTTTTTGTCCAAATTCTACAGCACGATTGGTGACAAGTATTTGCAATCCTTCGTTGTTTAGACCACCCGACTTACCATTATCAACCATGAAGATTGACGATACACCATAGAAAGCCGCTATACGATTACGTATCTCGTCACGCACAGCGATATACTGCATTTCTTCAAGCGTGTCCATGAACTTAATCCAATTTACACCACCACGACCTGATTGTGATTCAATACCAACACGAGGAATATAGTGTGGGTCACGTTCCAATTTTTCATCAGTGGCTTTCCAAAACGCTTTCATGGATTCAAGGTTATCCGTTGTAACAGAAATAACGCCCTTTGGAATACGACGTTTTTGATACGCTGTATAAATGTAGTTGTCCATTGCCGTCAATGTCATGGCTTGTCGCCACATCGTATTGACAGGAGAGCGACCGTACAATTTTGATGGATTGTATTTTGAAACATGCAATACTTCTCCTTCAACAAAGTACTGCGTCTTACCGCTACCCGCCATATTGACGTAATGGACATCATGTAAATCGGAACCACATACTTCACAAGTATCGGTTTCTGTGTGTGTTTTTACTTGGTCACGATGAATCAAACAGGTTTTGTAACGACCTCCACGTACACCACGCTTATCGGCTACAATACGCATAAATATTGGGTCACCACGAACCATTTCTTTGACTCGGTAAAACTGTACTTCTTTGGTTTCAGGGTCAATAAAGTACTCTTTGACTAAAATTAAAAACGCATCATCTATGATGTTAAGGTCATTTTCAACTTCATGAAGAAGGTGATGAAACGATTGCTCCATGCTGTTTTCCTGCTTAAGCAACCACTTCGGGTATGTTAGTTCATCAATGTCGGGTTTACGCACAGCACCGCCACATTCTTTGCATGTTTCCATTTCTTGTTGATATTCTTCATCACACGCTGTACATTTAACAGTAAAACGCTTCTCCCAGTAAAACCCACGTCGAAACATTTCTTGACGTAGTTTTGAAAGTACAGTACGTAAAATAAGTGATTCGTTACTTACCGCAAACAATGCAGGGAGAGTGATACCCTGCGCCATAACAGGTTCTTGAATACCACTTGACCAAAGCGGCATAGTTGGGGTTGGGCTTTCACGACGACGAAAAGGACTACTGATTGCCGACAGAAAACGAGAGATTCGACCTTGTTCTTCCGCCATCACAATCCCTCCGCATAGCCACCTATGGTATCAGCGTCTACTCCCCATTTGTTTAATAACGATTCGGATTTAGTTTGATGGTCTTTCCAATTGGTAAATGTTACCAATTGATACAACTCATTCTTACGCAGTTTGTCTTTTTCATCAACATATGCAAGCATCGCTTTAGCCTGTAAGTCTTTCAAACGCATATGTGGCATGGAGTGTTTTAACACATGCCGAATGTCATCTTTGGCTGAAAAAATAAGACGATGAATGCTTTTTTGAGTATTCTTTGCAACTTTTTGGTCAGTTACTAAACGACCACAACCAACAGCCTTTTGCAAATCTTCACACAATTGCTTACCCATGTTTCCACTGGCAACAAATGTTACACGAGGGTCACCACGTTCTGAAATAAAGATACTACCATCAGAATCAAGTGAACCGGCCATGTAACCCCATATGTCTTTGATAATTAATCCATGTGACCCAAATTTTAGATATGTACTTCGTGATGTTGCTTTGTAAACATCATACTCTTCACCGTATAATTTCAATAACGATGCCATTTTGTTCACAGTCATGTTCTTTTCAAGATAACCTACTCCACGTCGTATAAGTTCACGACTTGATAGCGGTCCTTCTTTTTCCAATACATCAGATGCAAACTCAAGTGCTTGAATATCAACGTGTGGTAAATTATCGGTTTGCTTGAGTACATTGCGCCACATTTTCTTTGCATCTTTTTGCAACTGATGTGCATTAACCCATTCTTCTTGGTCTTCGGGTGTCCAGTCCACTTTGTCATTAAGTAAATTCAAAACTGTATTGGCTTTCAAAAATTGTTGGCACGCTTTTTGTAAACTTACAGAACGACTTTCACCAAACTTTCGCAGTGCTTTTAGCAACTTATCATTAAGCCCTAAACTCTTGATAACTTCATCAAGCCCATCAGCCCAAGTCAGTTGTTTGATGGTTGCTTCAACTTCCATCGCTTTGAGCATACGTACGTCGGTGATAATAGAATCATACAGGTGCTTGTTGGCTTTATCGTTACGACGGGCTTTACGGCACTCACGAATAATGTCGTTTGCACTTTTACCCCATGTAGATTCAAGCCACCCATCACCGTTTTTTGCAAACGAGTATTTCTTTAAATCTTCTTTAATCATTAAAGTAGAAGAAACTTCGACTGGTAAATTTTCATATGAAAAATGTGGGTGCTGAGATAAGGCTTTGACGACCATGTTGGAAAACTCATCAGAAAAATGAATAGGCACATCATAGGTGTCGCCCACGAATGCACTACCCCACATATTGACCTCTCCATTGACCAATCATTTAATTGTTCTTACATCAATGATTCATTTGTTGTTGATGTTGGTTTAACATTTGATAATTTGGGAACAAATTACCACAAGTGTAACATTGTTCCATTCTACCCATTTTCTTTGTATCATCAGCCTTCTTAACACCAACTTTCTTTGGTTTAGCACCAATGGTAATCACCATTACCATGCCTTTCTTACCTTTCATGTCTTTCATGTCTTTCTTTTTATCTTTCATTGCTTTCACCACTCTATTGTGTCTAAATACGGGTACAGGTGTATCACCATGTCCCATTTGTCGAAGGGCTTCCATTCGATGTCCACCCTCCTGAAATCCGCTAAACTTATTGTTTCTAAATTCAAGTTCAGGCATACCAATTGGCATACCTGCTTTAATTCCTTGAAGAATACGAGCAATGTTTTCACGACTTCCGCCGTGTTCAGTAAATTGCCTACCGTCCCATCGAAACTTTGCATCTTTATTTGGTACAAAGGGTGCATCATGGTCTTGACTTAAAACATCAAAATACTCATTTGGTGTCATTTGTGTAATTTTATCTTCTTTGCCCCAAGCATACGGTTGATTACCAATAACTGGTTCACTGGAGTCAAAGTTGTACGCCATGCGAACACTCGGTATATCGGTATCAACAATTGGCATTTTGACAATTGTTGGCTTTCCACCAACACCTTGTTTTTTGGCTCGCTTGCGTTTTGTAGCCGCTTGTTTTTGACCTTCACTCATAGAGCCACTGGTCTTTGGGGTTTTACTCGATACTTTGACGCTTGGACGACACTTTGGATAACCTTTGCTTGAGGTCTTTGCTTTGCTTCGTCCACAAGGAGGGTGATTGCCGTCTTTGTCCTTACGTGAAATGTCCTTCCACTTCTCTTTGAACCAACGGTTCAAGTTCTTGATAACAAGAACATCATTACAGCAAGAACAACGACTCATACTACCCTTACCATTTTTTTAATATTTTTTTGCTTGTCCATTAAGCGGTAACAAGGACATTTTGGTGCTTTTGCTGAACACTGCCTACCTTCAATCATGCAAACGCAGGGCGTATCTTTAGTACCGCCACAGCAACATGAGGGCTTTTTGAGTTTCATTTCTTCTTCCCCTTCTTACGGAACTTGCCACGGCAATACTGCACAGCCCATCCATTAGCGTATGCTGATGGATAAACTTTGAATTTACGTTTTGCCGCCGCTTTACCTTCGGGACATAGTTTCTTTTCAAGCATGTCCCATGCCGATGTCATTCCAATACAATGTTCACAATCACAATTCATGTAATTCACCACCCACCTGTTGCCATTCCTCGCCATTCATACCTTTTGGTTTTCCATGTGCAATCCAACACAATTCACAAAACCCAAACGGTCTTTTCCCTTTAAGCATACAAATACCACAAAACATGAAATTATGATTTCCTATTTTCATGGTATCATCCACCCTCCTGTGTTTTTTCCACCTACGGTATTGTCAAGCCAATCGCCAAATCCGGGCATCCAATCATCAAGTAATACGACTGTGCCACGGAACTCTTTCGTACCCCAATTGGCTAATGCTAATGCCATTGCCAAGTCATCGTGTGTACCAACAGATTCCAACTTACCGTTCTTTTGCATACCAAAGCGGTTGAGTTCTTGTTCAAGTTTATGTGTGAAAGTACGACTGCGTTCATCACCATACGGTGTACGAATCTGTCCTTGCTCAAATGCCATCAACAATGACATGAACATGCTTTCTTTGCGTTGTCGAGTTGTCATAAACGTCTTGATAGGTATATCTTCACGCATATCTTTGAGTTCAGCCGCAAACATACGCTGGAAGTTGTTACCTTCAAGTTCAATCAAATCGGGCTTGAAACGATTGTTAAGCAATAGAATGTGTTTCTTTTGCGCTGCACCACCCAATCCTTTTTCATGAACAATACCTACAATTTGTTTTACATTATCATTTGGCGGTGTACGAAGAACCATCATTGCAGTAAAGTCAGCGTTCTTATCCGACGCAATTGCTGTGTCCCATCCAATGAAGTGTTGTCCAAAGACTCCTACAGGTTCACCTTCTTCGTCGTAATCAGTTTCAGCCCTGTCAAGCAATACCAAGTCTTTGTCACGAGCCTTTTCCAATATGTCGTTTGGAAACATACTCGCTACATCATGAATCGGTTCACAAAGATACTCACGAGAAAACTGAATTGCTGGCATAGAGAGTCTTCTGTGTTCAAGTGCTTCAAGATTCCATCGTTCAGGCCACAGTGCTTCGCCTTCGTTGTTGATAGCGGGATATGTTTCAACGGTGAAAGCATCTCTCTCTTCCAGTTCAGCGTACAAGTCGTTGTATGAAAACGGTGTACCGACAATCATCATGCGTCCACTGTGGTGCAGTACAGGAAGTAAGACACCGTAAAACCAATCAGCCGCACGCTGTAGTTCAGTACCCGTTGTACCCCATAGAATATCGTCGCATACAACCACATCAGGGTGGAAACCACGAGTACCTCCACCGACCGACTTTGCCATCATACGACTTCCATTTGCAAACTCAAAGTATGTCTTTCTCCACGGTCGTCCTTGTGGTATCAATTCACGTAGAATAGGTGTTGATTCAATGTTGTTGCGAATAAATCGCATGTGTTCAAGCGTCTGTTCAAGTGAGTGTGAAAAAATCATGACGTGTGTTCCGGGTCGGAATGCCGCTATCCATAGAGCGTACGACATAAAGAAAACAGACTTGCCGTGGTCACGACTCGCTTTGACACAGTAGTATCGGTTTTCTTCCAATCCTTTGTCCCAACATTCATGGTGATACGAGTAATCAAACCCAAGTATGTTTTCAAAAAAATATTGAAACGACTTTGCCGACATCTTCGCATCCATTTCGTTAATGAAGGCTTGAATGTCTTCGCTCATTCACTCACTCTCGCATTTTGAAAAATACATCAACTGCAAAAGCACCCGCTTCGTGAGGTGTCATTTTGTACAAATATGAACCCATGTTGTCGTAGAGGTAAGAGATGAACGCTTTGAGCATCTTTTGTTGCGTATCAAACCATTCAGGCATATCAGTATTCCATTGATTCCAATTAACCGATGAACCTATATGTGGTTCTTGTTGACCCCATTGCACACCCCAATGTCCTTGTGCTTGATGTGGAGATACAGCACTACTTCCATAAGTGTTCATAGATGCTTGTTGATGTTGAGGTAACTTATTGTGATACCGCCCCAAGACCTCATTTGCATAATTGATGTCGGATTGACTTAGTGGATTTGCAGTGCTGTGCGCCGATGGTGATTGATTCATCGGTGGTAAAACACCCACCATTGATTGTTGAGGAGCCATTGCTTGGTCCATTGGTGATGGTGGTGGACCTCTTTGTTGTGCCGCCGAACTCATGTCAGGTCCTCGTGCATTAAGTGGACCACCAAGAGGGAGTCGTGTTTGTACACTGGATGTTTGTTGCGGTACAGCAGGTCCACCGGGCGTTTGCATAGGTTGGTTTGTTGCACCTGCGTATTCAAGAGCCGTTTGTCCCACAAGAGATTGGTTTACACCTGCTGGTGGTGCTTGTGTAGGCATCATTGGTCCAGTTTGTTGTGGCTGATTACCACTCATTTCTATACCTGTTCGTACATGTGGTGCGGTTGGTGCAGGTGCACCTGTTGCTGGAGCCATTGGAGCCATTGGAGCCGTTGCTGGAGCCAATGGATTTCCTCTATATGTTCCAGTATCAGTAGGAAGTGGTACACTTGTTGGAGCAGTTGATGTAGTAATTTGATGCGGTTCTAAAGCACGACGTTGGGCTGTTTCTCGTTGATTCCGTTGTGCAAGAAGACGTTCAGATTCTTGTTGAGCCGCTTCTCTACCTTGTTTTCTTTCATCAACTACTGGATTTACAACACGACTTACTGCTCTTGAAGGGTCATATCCTTCGTACGTATATTGTGCTCCCAACGGTGCGGCAAGATTACCACTTTGTAATTGGTGAGCCGTTTGTAAAGCAGTAGCCCCACCTGCCGCAACTTTACCACCTAAACCTAACAGTGCCGCTATTCTTGGGAGTGTTTTTACTCGTCCTCGTGGAGCAAATGCAGTTCGACCTAAATCCATAAATGAAGGCGTTCTGTCAGCACCTATTGATTGAAACTGTTGTGCAGGTGGTGCAATCTGTTTTAGAACTAAAATCGGTCTATTCGACATACTTTCACCTTAAATTCATCTTTATTATTTTTACAACTTGAGGCTTGACATTGTACGACTTGGCAATGTTATGCCAGTCGCCCATTGTATGTTGTATCGCTGTAACTTCACTACTGGTCAATCCTGTGTATTTTGCAAGATTTAACGGTGATTGTAGAGATGGAGTAATGTGGGTAGAAACGTCACCATCAAGGCTTGCTTCTTTGTATTGCATACGCTCAAGAGCCTTCATCAGTCTGTCCATAAGTGGAAGATGCATGTCCTCGGCCTTCATATAATCAGTCAGCAGACGTTGGCGTGGGTCTGATAAGGCTTGCTGTGACCTTGCCTCTAATTCGGTCAAAGGGGCATCGCTAATTGGTTGCGGTCGAGTTGCCCCTGCAATTTGCAACATTTCACGGAATTGCGCTGGTGTGAAGTCAGCAATACCGGGTCGTAGTTGCTGAAATTCAGGAGTAGGTGTCCCAGCCGGTTGAACATCAGGACGAATTTGCTGTGGTGCTGGAACAGGCGGAGGTGTTCTTGCCTGTTCAACGGGAGGTACACCTTCCGGCTGGGACATTTCATCTTTGTTTGGCGCAAAATCATCAATAGTGTGAAAATACGCTTCCATATGTTCATCCAATATTGGTGCAGGAAACTCACCAGTTTCAGGGTCACGAACAGGATAACCGTGTATGTTTTGCATTCGCATTGGGTCTGTTGGAATTTCACCAATACCCATTTGCACAGTATGTCCTCGTGATTCGGCTTGGTGATTGGCTAATGCTTCGATAACATTACGGAATCGGTCTACTTGTCCAAGTCGCTGTTCGCTGTAAGGTAGCCCCATGACTTCAAGTTCATCGGATGTAATTTGATGTTCACCGAACTTACTGCGATTTTCATTTTCTCCTTGACCCGAAGAACGAGCAACCGACATAACACGCTTTGCATTTTTGTGCAAACCTTGACCGCCTTTTTCCCCTGCCCTGAAGTACTTGCCATGTTCTTCGGCTGAAAGTAAATCTTCAGGCGCACCATATTTTTCCATCATGTAGTTATACAATTTTTTGAAACTACCTTGAAAACTGCGTCCAAACAAATACATCATAGCGGGTACATGTGCCATGTCTTTGACAAGTGCTTCTTTGAGGTCATTGTTACCAAGAATTTCACGGAGTCCTCGCTGTATCATATTTGGTGCGCCAAGTGTGCCTGTGTTGAGTGTAACTGGTACATCAGGAATGGATTCCATACCACCCTGCTCTAATGCTTGGTCAATCATAGCGTGAGCCGCCGCTATAAGTTTGGTCGGTGCTTCACCCCCACTCATAATATCTTTATGTTCATTCTTTTTTGATGGATAAAAGAAAATGTCAGGTAAGTGATGCACTGTTTCCCATGTATGTACACTTTGTTGTTCAGGAAAGTAATCATCAGGTGCATTCCCCATCATTTCACTGGTGTACGTATCAGGGTGCTCTCCTTTGCTTGAATACGCCCAACCCTGCGGTGCAGTATGTTTTGCATAGACATAGGGATATGTCACACCTGATTTAAGCGCACCTTTGATTTGGCGGTCTTCATATCCCATGTTTTGAAGCAAATGAAATAGATTTTGATTAAACGGGATATAATATGATTCGATAAATCGACCATGTGGTGTTTGGTCTGGATTTTTGTTGGTAAGTGTTGTAATCAGCGTATTGTTGTGTGTGCGACTTTGACGGTCAGTAATTTCTTTTCCTTCCTCATCTTTTGATGTTGTACCAGCAGGTAGTTGATTTGCTCGTATTTTTCGCCATGCTAAATTATCAAACGGGGGTAGTTCGTGATGATGCCCATGCGTGTGAGAATTATTAAAATTATCAATAGCCTTGTTAATTACTGCAACAGGGTCTATGTCGCCTCTTCCTGTTTTATTCAAAAAATCAGCAAGTTGCATCGCTAAAGCGTCAATTCCGTGATAAAAATTACCGTGTTGTGTCTTATACGCTAACGGACCCGAACTTGAATCCCACTCACCTTCAATAACATCTCCACGACCGTTGTGTGCAAAAGCGGGAATATCAGGTTCATGCGGTGGACGAAATGTTGGGGCAGGTGGATTGCGTACATTAACTGGTCCTTCGGGTGGGTGAAGTATCATACTCCACGCTTTGAGCAAACGTGAAGGTTGAATACGAATCATCCCATATGCCCCCGCTTTGAGGTCAAATATCCAGCAGGGTCAAGTCCAAATCGCTTTGCATCTGTTTCCAAATTTTCGGTTGGACCTTCAGGGTCTTCTTCGTCTTTTGCACGTACACCCGCAGGGTGGCTTGGGACATGGCCGTTTTCCATTGCTGAACGTGTACCTTGCATTGATTTACCAAGTTTTTCAGCACGTTCTTGTGCTGCTATTAAACGACGAAGAAGATTGATTTTATGATACTTTAACGAATTTACACGACCTTTGAGCAAATCACTTTCTGCACGCTCCTCACTCATCATCATTGGAGTCGATGCTTGGGGTAGCGATGAGATACTTGATGGTGCTTGCATTGGTGGACTTGGTACACCCATTGGTGGTGCGGTAGCCATAACTGGATTACGAGGTCGTCGTAGTCGTGGACGACGTACACCGATTTGTTTGAGCGAAGGTTGTCGCATTTGTCCTGATTGTCCGGGCATCAATCCACCAAGACGACCTGCACCTGTTGGACCTGCTGTAACGGAACGTTCACCGTATCGAGCGTGTGGTGAAAATGTTGAGCGTACATTACCAAGTATTTTACGAGCCTCGGATTGACCCATGTATTGTCGATACTTCTGTGGGTCTTTGGACATTGGTTGCTTTGTTGCAATACCACGGTGACTCATCTCAACAGACAAGTGTGGCTTCATCAAACCTGTTTTCTTACCACCTTTGATACCACGCATACGTGCTCGGAATCGACGCATGGTTGCACCAACAGGATTCATACCACCGGGTGGTCGCTTAAATTGACCTGTTGATGGTCGGAACTGTTGTCGCTTTTCACGACGACGACGTGATTCGATACTCTTAGGTGTTTCACGCTTGAGAATATTAGACACCAAAACAAAATCACTGGATTTTTGTTCAAGACGAGGGTCAGGAATAAGTGTACCATCAGGAGTATACACCATGTTTGGTACTGGTGATGGGGTTAAGCCCGAATAATCAATTGCGTCATCTCTCATCATAAATTTTTGAGGTATCATTGTTGTAGAAAGACGTTGTAAATTGTGTAGTTGTGCTGGACTTGCATCAAACCCTGCACGTTGAGCAATCGAGCCACGTCGCCCACCCTGCATTTGTCCTCCGCCTAACCGTTCAATGTTTCTTCTTTCTACAGCAGGGTAAGGTAGTTCTTGTTGCTTTGAAGGAGGAAGTTGAGTACGTGCCACCAAGTAATCGTAATAATCAGGGTCGCTGTACATCAGTCTTTTATCAATACCTGCGTCCAATCTTTTTTGACCCATAACCAATTGTTTTCTACGACGTTCTGCTGGTTCACCAGCCCCACGTCGTGAACCAACCATTCCAAATGCTTGACCTTCACGTACATCTGCTTGATTTGGCGATTCACTTGTTCTGAAACGAGGGTTATACACAACACCTCTTTGGTCACCAAGCACAGCCTTGAGTAGCGAACTCCAAGCACCATCCATTGGCTCACTCATTGCAATCGGCAACGGTCCAGTCATTGCTGAACCTGTACCCGTTTTTGCACCTGTTGCAAGGTCGAGAAGATTACCACGACTACCCGCCGGACCACCTTGTAGGCTAATCTCACGCTCGTCATCTTGTTTGTTGCTGTCGTCTTCAGGAACAGGTGACTCTTCACCCTTCAATCCCTGTGATGAGCGAATCTTGATGTGCTTGATTTTATCACGACGTTGCTTGCGTTCTTCGGCTCGCAACTTGCGGTTTTCTTCTTTCTTCTCCTTTTCTTCAGGAGTATTGCCACTGTATTTTGTGCCATCCTCATTGGCCGACGAGTACATCGTTTCCGATTCACTACGTGGTGCATACATTCGGGTGTCAGAACCTCTTCCCATCATTGGCATTATTCAACCCCCATGTTTTCTTGCAATTGTGCTTTGATTCTTGCCCACGTTTCAGGACTTTCTTTGTTCAGTTCAACCTGCAAAATATTGAATGTTTGATTGACTTGCTGTGTTTCACCTTGTGGACCCCATTGGTCTTGGAAGCGCATCAAGTCTTTGACGGTTTCTCTTACTTCTTTATGCAAAGCAACAGCATCACGAACAAATCCATCTTCATGAACAGTGCCTTCGTTAAGCAGTTCTGTTAGTTTATGATTCAAATGTTCAGCATTGTTACGCAATAAAGAAAGTTCGTTGCCGACAGCAAACGATGCTATCTCAAGAGCCGCAGTTTTTTGCACCAATGGTTGGAAGTGATGTTTCATGTGTTGATATACCAAGTTTTCACTGATGCCCAGTTCTTGAGCAATGACTTCACTTTGTGAGCCGTCAGCAAAATAAATGCTTTCGTAATCGGCTCGATGAGGCGAAGTACACACAGGACAAGATGCGTTAGCGGCTATATGGTACTCACCCATGTGATTTCGATAATGGCGGTCGGATGTGTTCGGCCTCCACCCTTTATCTTTGTCCAATTGCTTTGGAGAAATGTAACCTTGAAGCAGTTGTTCTTCCAACTCTTCACGGTCTTCGTCCATGCAAAAAGCGCAGGAGCGTTTGACAACTTGCTCACCCGCCATGTCTGTCTTAAGACATACCCTTTGAAAACAATTATGGTGATTGTATCTTTGGATTGCACTATGTGGAAGAACAAGCGAATCGCTGGAGTACCAATCTCAACCGATTCGTTTAGAAGCATCAAGCAAGCCATGAAAGATATATCAAGAAAGGATTATGCCGATGATGATACAATACTATATCGACTTCGCATATGCCGTTCTTGTCCACACTTTGGTACACGTTGTACAGCCTGTGGTTGCCATCTTAACACAAAATTAAAATTAAAAAATTCAACGTGTCCTTTGCGTAAATGGTCATTATCGAGTGATTCTCGAATAGATTCCAGTAACCATCAAGACGCTTCCGAAGAGAGCAACGAGAAAGTATGACAACGTTGTAGATGACAACTCATTACCTTTGAACAACATAATTGCAATCATTGTCAAGATAATTGAGATAAACTGTACCATTATCATGTCAATAATGACACTACGTGGTGGATTCATAACACTCAACGATGAAGTCGAAAAGCCGTACGGTAAGTAACTTTTATCTTGCATCTAACGACCTCCTGTAAAGAGTGTACGAGCAAATGTGCCTACACCGCCACCCACTTTTTGCATCATGCCTTCATTTTGTAATGCGGCACTTAACGCACCACCCATCATAGATTGCTGTGCCATTTGATTCAACTGCATTTGTTGTTGTTCAGCCGTCTGTACGTTTTGAGTTGCCGCACTTTGAAGGGCAGTAAACTTCGATGCAATGTTATCTGAACTCATGGTTTGTAAATGTGAAGGAAGTGAAGTTACATCCATTTTGAGATTACCATCATCATCAGCAACAAATGTTGCGTTCTTGAAAACTTCAAGAACACTAAATGTTACAAGGTCGTTAAACATCTGCACCATTGTAGCCATAGATTCACTTGCTATGAATCGGTCTACAGGAACAATACCACGCAACAACATAATTTGAATTTCAATTTCTGATGGAGGGGCTACTGGTTGATTCATAAATTGTGAATTTTCACCAACCAATCCTTGCATAAATGGATTTTGTTGTTGCTGGGAAGCCCACGGATTTTGCATTGGTGTTGATTGTTGAACACTGTTTACTCCAAGATTGAGTGCACCGTTGGAATTGGTGTTTTGATTAAGATTCAACATCAGACTCACTCTCCCCCAAGTTGTACTTCTTCAATAGTGTTTTGTTGCATCTGTTGGTTAAGAATTGTTTGAAAAGCAGGAGTTGGCTGGTTCATCATTTCCAATTCCGCTTTAAAAATTCTCAAATCAAAAGTCACTGTAGTAATGTCATTTTCTTTTGTGATTGGATTTTCATAATACTGTATATTGATACCACTGAATTTTTTGCTGTCTTTGTCCAATTCAGCAAAGAATGGTTCATACTTTTCCAACATAGCAGGTTGCGGGTCTTTTTTCTTCATGGTAGCGACAGGTACAGTCACCATTGACACACCTTTCTTTACACGGTCACGTAGACGACGTGGATTTGCTTCACGTAGTTTGTCTTCTTCAGACTCCCACTTGTTGAGAAGATGATACAAATGCAAATGTTCAGGACAGTATGTGCCTTTCATTTTACGTCCATTCATGACTTTTTCTTTTGCAACAAATGCTTCGGCTTCTCCTGTAACTGGATTTTGCCAATACAGTTGCCATAGTGAGTAACCTGTTTCTTCATCCGTAATTTTTGCGTACAAATTGTCGTGTTGAATTAGTTTTGCACAATCGCATCCATCAACAACACACATACTGGCTTGACGGTCGTATCGGTATTTTTGCCCAAACAAGAATCGCATAGGGTTGAACCATGCACGCTTTGCTGGTGAAAGTAGTTTACGTGCTTGTCGAATATCTTTGCGTCGTGCTTTGTGCGGGTCAGGATGACGTGAAGGATAAAAATTGACTTTTGGAACTTCAAGGTTTTGTTCCGATGCAATTTGTTGCATAGCCGATTGTGCAGTAGCCTGTTCCATAAGCGTTGCATAATTTAACGATTCATTACCCTGCTGGCTAAGTGCGTACAAATGTGCTTCATTTGAAGAACCTAAGCGTTGCATACCTGTGTTTCTGTCGTAAAATAGAGTCATTCTTTCACCTTTTTAATTTCAATTGTACTATTGTGTACATCGACATCCCATTCAATCTTGTCACCTTTTGACAGTTTCAAGACTTTTACAATCCACAACGGTATAACCGTACGTAGACTTTGTGTTTTGTTTCCTACAGACGTAATGTTTGTTTTTGTCATGTGCTCACCTATGCTGTCAATAAATCGACCATTGTATTTTCAACGTTCCACCCTATTCTTGTAGCCATAAACGACCGTCGTGTAGGTACACCTCCACGTTGCAATCGTATTAAATCATCCCGAAACGGGTCGAATATCTTATGTTCACCTATGCGGTCTTGTTGCCACAACATTGCGGCAGTATCATCGAAGAAACGGTCAGCCTTGTTTGCAACCAACATAATCAGTTTTGGCATGTACTTTTTGCCCTTGCGTCGTGCTTTCCAGTTGCGGTAACGATATTGTCGATTAAGAATAGCATCGACAAGGAATTTGAAACCTGCGACTTGTTGTAATGCATCATTACCACCTTTGAAGGCTCGGTCATCAAACATGTAAACAACAGCCTCAACTTGTCGATTAACCATATCATCAATCCAAAGATTCCAAAAACGTTCTTGTCCACCCACGTCAGAAGAATACACAACACGCTTGTGTCCTTTCCAACTTACACGCTTACGTGTTGGTTTTGGCATTTTGTACTTACCGAGCATTTTACGATGCAATGTTCGTTCTTCTTCAGATATATCTTCCATTTCACCGGGCGTTGTCATAAAACGGTCAAGTGTTGTTTTACCGACCATACCCGCACCATAGATTCCAACACGTCGTGGTCGCCATGAATTGTAAAGGGCTTGACCCCAAACCATGACACCAACCAATGCTGAACCTGCTGGGTCTACCATTAGAACAACCCCAAAACCCAGTTACCAAAGTCTTCGACTTTACCTACAAACCATTCTACTGTGTTGTCCCATACCGATGCATCTGTGTGTTTTTCCCACAGGCTCGTTGCCAAAACAGCAAACAATGTAAACAGTATGGTACGAAGCCATCCCCAACCCTTTTCGTAATAATTGTCAAGTGTGTTTTGCGTATGCATGGCACGAAGTGTTGCTTCGGTGCTGTCATCACTTGGCGTTTTGAATATGCGACCCATGCGGGTTCACCTCACTCTTTCTTTTCTTCCTCTTTGATACCCAAGTTAATTGGTTTATCGACAATAGCCTCGTGTTTTGGAGGATATACATTAAGTTGATTTTCATCGTACTGGCTTACCAATGAAGGAGAGCCACCTTGTACGCCCCATGATGGAGGCATTTTACCGGGGTTTTCTTCCATCCATCGCAGTTCACGCTCAAGTTGCGCTTCTTGCATACGCAACTCCATGTCGGCACGACGATTATCGAAGTTGGTTTGCAAAGAACGGTATCGAGTTTGGCGTTGTCGCTCGGATTGTTGTATACGTACACGCTCTTGCATGTTCTGTTCAAAGAACATTTTGAAGAAATAGTACGCAATACCTTGCACAAAGAATGCTGCCATTGCGTAGGTAAAACCGTTTACCATTGGGTCGTCGTGGTTGAGCCAAATGTCCTTGTCAAAGATTCCAATTGCCAACCCAACCAGTGCGGATTGCGACAAAATAAGCCCCATTAGTCGTATTTCAGCGTCCGAATTTTCAGTACTGCCCTGCATCGTTCTCACTGTTGGTCAAAATAATGGGCAACATAAACGTTTCGCTATGGTCACTTTACCGCTTTATTCACTTTATTCACAGGTATAGTCACTAAATTGACCAATACAATAGTCATTTATTCATAGGTACTACAATTATATTATAATTAAGAGTAGTACTCATTTGAATGACCATAACTTTGACCAACGTGACCAAAGTGACTTTTTTGACTTAGGCTCTCCAGTTACAAATTCAAGCCCAGTCTTCGCTTCTATAGAATCAATACGCTTTGATTCGTCGTCAAACCATTCGTCAAGCATCTTACATCGTGTCATTCAGGTCGCCTCCTTTTAGACCAAAATAATTTTCCTTCATCAGATTGATTATCACTCGGTCTTATTTGACGAGGACTGATTTGATTTATTAAATTATACAACGCTGTAGCATATCCACGTCTTCTGTGTAGAGGATGCGTCCACGTCATATTTGATTCCCAATAGTTGTCTGAATCATGTCCATCACCATAGCGGTCGGCTACACTTAATTCAGCATTGGATAATCCAAGACCGAGTGAATCTATTACATCATCATTTATGTCATCATCTGTTAAATCCATTGCATCAAGAGCCGTAGGAGTACCTAAAATTGTCGGCTGTGACGGATAAATACCTACATTCATTACACCAAATTTTGGATTTTCTTCTGCAATCATAGGATAAATTTTGTTTGTTTTTGGGTCACGAAATTGTGCTTCAAAACGATTATCACTTGTTTGTTGTATAGAATTATCAACAATAGGCATTTTCAATAACAGCCAAGCCTCTTGCATTGGTGTCATTGTTTTTCACCTCTTTTCCATCCACCTTGTTTGACTTTTTGCGCTTCTTCATACAACTCACTGTGACTAAACTTAGGATTATTCCATATGTAATTCTTGACGTTTTCTTTTTCACCTTTAAAATTAGGTGGTTGAAAATTAGCCATAGTTTCGTGGACAACCAACCACTGCTTGTAAGGTTCTAAATTACCTTTCTTGGCTTCACTAACTGCATGAGCAAGTGCTTGTCTCATTTCAGGAACGTTATTGAGAGTTTCATGCACAGATTCGTGTCGTAGTAAATCAGTCATACTGTCAATAAGTGCGGGGTCAAACTTCTTATCATAATTTTTCCAATAACTATTGATTACGCCTTCTCTATCGTATGGGTATTCAGGCGTTTGAAATTCACCGCCTGTTATTTTTTCTACCTCTTGTGGAAATTTACTATGGCCTAAGTTGATTTCCGCTTCGGCGGGATTACTTTCAATGTTTGAAAGCCAGTCGGGACTAAAACTATGAGAGACAAGACCAGCAGGTATAGTTTGCTCTCTTGGAGCATTTTCAAACAAAAACTCGGTTTTTAAAATCTGCCAAGCCTCTTGCATTGGTGTCATATCAATCACTGGGTCGTAGTGTCCCTTTGTCCTTAAAATGCCTTGCTCGATTGTCATGTTCGGATTCCAGTGTCAGTTTTCCGCCTTCTGTATGCGACACGTCCATGTGGTCGCCACTGCCGTAGATACCACGTCGCCGTCGCTCACGGTTTAATTCCTCTCGATACTTGACTCGTTCAGGACTGGACTCGTACTTCTTGTCGTACTCCAACTTGTGACGCTTGGCTTCAGGTGACAGGTCTTTGAGCAATGCATCCATTGCTAATGCCATTGGCTCGCTACGAGTGAAACCTGTTTTTTCATTCATCGGTATACCTGCAAATGATTGTACTACTGTTGCCCCTGTTTCATCAGGCATATCCATTAAAGCGTCTACATCATTTTCATCAGCATTTTTTACTGGAACCATTATTTGTCTTGTTAAACGTAATGGTGAATCCTGTGGTGCAGGTGGCATTGCTTCACTTGCTACCCATTTAGCCCACGATTCATTATCTCTACTGTTATCTATTGCGTTCATTCTTTCAAGTGTTTCACGATACATTTGTTCACGGTGAGCATCAATATCACGTTGAGAGTATGGAGGAAGACCGTTTAATCCTACATGTAAAGGTTGTTCACCGGGTTCAGTTGGATTAAACGGTTTTTTTCCATACTCTTCAATGTGTTCTTCAGGATAATTAGCAAGATACCCGTCAGGGTATTTATCTTTGTTAAAAGGATAATCGTGTCCAGCATTTATCATGTCTTCAATTGACATATCTTCAGGATAACCGGGGTGAAGTTCACGCTTAAGCAATGCGTCTATTGCCAAGTCCATTGGTTCGCTACGAGTAAAGCCTGTTTCTTCGTTGAATGGTATATCAGTAAAATTACGAACACCGTCAATAATGTTATGCGGAGGTGATGCATCATCAACTTGAAAATTATGTAAATCATATAATCTTTCAAAGAAATCTTCACGAGATGTAGCACCTGTTAAGTGGTCTATGTCGGGTTGTTGATAATCATCCATAATTCCTTCGTATTCCCACGGCTCGTTAATAACTTCATGAAGCCAATCATACCATTCGGGGTGTACATCATCAGGATTTGGCATTTTGTAATTGTGTTTGTATTGATTTTCACCGGGGTGAACTTCCCAAGAATCAAAGTCACGCTTGAGCAATGCGTCTATTGCCAAGTCCATTGGTTCGCTGGCAACGATTCTTGCGCCGCCTGTACGGTCAAGAAGAAAATCAGATGTTTTAGGAAGATAACCTGTTACTGGGTCACGTTGGCTTTCAAGAGTTGTCGCTGGTAATTTTGACAACATATCGTAAAGTGGTTTGTAATCATAATACTTGTACTCATCACCTGTAAGTGGGTTACCTGTTAAGAGTCTTCTTGCTGATGATACCAATTCTCTTCGTGGAGCAATAGCGGCTGTTCCCAAACCATCGTCTAAACGTACAAATGCGTCCTTATCAAAGCCAAATGGTTGATACCCTTCGGGTTGGGTTCTTCCATGTGCTTGACCTGCAAGCCATTCAGGTTTGTCAAGTATACCAAGTGTTACAGTATCACCGATTCCCCAATTAAAATCAGGATAACCCATTCTTAATTCAGGTGAAAGTGATTGTAAATCATTCGAATAAACAAACGTTCCTTGAATTTCTTTACGAGGGTCATCAGGTATTTGATAATCAGGCGTAAAACCGGGTATGGTTGCACCGCCACTTGCATAAACATCACGTTCAAATCGTAATGGGTCACCGGGTCGTTCACCACGAAGTGGCACTGGAATGTTGAATGCTGGCATATTAGCACTTTCTATACGATGTACACCTATATTTCGTATGAATGGAACATCTTTTGCTTCTAATCCACGTTCTTCAAGCGTTGGTATTTCACTGTAAATACGACGCTGTGCGGCACTTTGGAATTGCCCCGCTTTAAGCAAGATGTCCATTGCTAAGTCCATTGGCTCGCCTGTGATGACGGGGATAAATGGGTCATCGTTTCTAAATGTCCCTCCCATTCCAATTGGTGGTAATATATCGCCTGTACCATCTCTATGTTGAATGAACTCTTTAGGGTGCGTCATAGCAAACGGATGTTCGTCTGCATTATCTCCACCGGGCATTGTGCCTTCTTTTGCTTGATTGATGTAATCGGTTAGCGAAGGCACTTTTGGATGTTGCATAAACTCTTGAGCAGTCATTGGTTGGTTACCAAGACTTTGCATGAATGCTTTGTGTTTCTCAAAGGCTTGCATAACGTGGTCTTTGTATGTTTTTTTGTATGCTTCATTCATTCGTTGTATCGGTATTTCACGATTCATTTCTTGCATTCTTGCGTTTTTTAATGCCTCTTCTTCATTAAACTCAAATTCAGGAATTTCAAGTTCTATATCATCCATCATTTGTTGTTCTTGAGCACCTTGCAGTTTAAAATGCGATTCAGGCATTGTTACTTTTGGATTTCTACGCATGATTTCTTCGCCTTGTTCCATAATATCTTCAGGCATGTCTTGCTGTACATTTGAACGAAATTTTTCAGGCGTTGTACCCATACCACGTAATGAGGCAATGGTAAGAGCATCAATATTATCTATAGATAACGGATTTAAGCGGGTTTCTTTATCCGCATTTCTTTTCCAATTTGTAAACATAGAATCACTTATCCAAATAGTTCGCCTAAGGTTTGAAAATCTGTCTTTTCTGGATTGTTTGCACTTTCAAGTACTTTTTGTTTTTGTTCTTCGGGTACGGGTAACGCACCCAACGTTTCTAAATAGTCATTGGTCGGATAATTGGTATAAAATCTTCGATTAAACAAATCAATAAGCGCATTTTTTACGTGAGGTGGTGCGTTTTTTAGTGATGCCATCGGGTCACCCCATGTTTGAGGTAGTGTTACATCACGTAGTGTTGGAGGTGTTATGTTATTTCTTCTATCATACCAATTACTTACACCCAATTCACGCAATAAATCAAGTTTTTCTTTTAATCTACGTTCAGGAGTTTTCATATCCCTATGATGCGCTCGATTTTCCTCTTCCATTGCTTCTAAAAAACGGTTTTTTTCTTCGTTTGTAAGTGCGACTGGCATTCCATGCCTATCAATCATTTCATCAAATTCAGGAGGCGCAAACTGCATAAACGGTAAATGGTCACGGATGTAGTCAAACTTTTGATTGCGTGAAGATGACTCATCTTTTTCTTGACCTATGGCTTGACGAAAATCGGTTGCTCTTTTTGGTCGAAAGAAATTTCTTATGTCGTTTTGTGTAAGAAAAGATGGTTTTGATTGCTTAACTGAAAACGGTTTATTTTCATTATCATATTCTATTCTTGTGTCAACATATCGAAGTGGAACAAGGCGTTCAGGGGGTATACGGCTGTGTACAATGGCTTCTGTTGCACCTTCTTTTGTCATACCTGCTGGTCGTGCTTGGAATATATCACCGCTTGGTGCGCCAAATCCACGAACTCCAATAAGTGCATCTGTACTGTGTGTTGTAACAGAACGGTCTAAATCATCAGCATACGGTGTAGTCAAAAAGTACCCACCTTGAAAGTGTTCAAGTGGTGGATTTTGTGATTCCATAAGCAACGGAACTTTTGCTGTACTTCGACTTTCAAAAGTTTCATTGCTATCGTTTGGAAGCGGTATTAAACCACCACCTGTTTGCGCCATACCAGCCATAATGTCACTGCTATTTGCACGACGTACAGCCGTTACAGGGGCTACTGCGCCTTCACGCACTAAGCCAGTTTCAGGGTCAAGCCAATCTTCGGTATGATATGAGGGAAAATGCTCAGGCAACGTAGTTTGACGACCAAAGTAATCACGAAATTGTGGAGTATTGCGTATACTTTCTAATATTTTATTGTCCCAAGTTTTTCCTTCTTTGTATGGTATAGTATCAACTAAACGGTCAAATTTGTCGTAATTATCGAAAAGCGGCGTTGTATCTATGGCACGCATTATTTCTTTCTTTGTTCGTTCACTTAATTTTTGGGGAACATTTGAAGCATATCTTCTGTTTTGCATATCTTCAACGTATTCTTGCACGATGTCTTCAGGATTTTCTGTTCCGGCTCGCAACTCGTCAAGATGCATGTTTAATTGCTGTTCTGCTGATAACGGTGAAACTTCGGGTAATTGCTGTTGTAGAAAGCCCCCAAGACTTCTTTGAAATCTCGCAGGGTTGTTTAGGCTTTGTTGATGTAATGTTCGCCAATATTCTTCTTCTTGTGGTGTTTGTATTTCAGGTAATGTCACTGGATAAAAGTCGCTAAGACGAGTCTGTTGCTTAAGTACAAGCACAGGCTTTGCCCCGACCATACTCGTGCGAGGCAACGATACAATTTAGAAATACCGATGTCTACGAGTGTCATGGGCCACAAGATATTGGTAGTCAAAGCGGCTCCATTACTTGCGTTAGGAGCATTAGCAGGTAAAGTTGCAACTGCTACAGGAGCAAGAGCACTTGCTACTGGTACTGCAAACCTTGCTCGTGGTGCTGCTGGTGCTGCTAAAGAAGTCGGACAAAAAGTAGCGCAATCGTCCGTGGGGCAAAAAGTAGGTGCTGTTACTGAAAAATTAGGCGATAAAAAAGTACAAGCAGGTTTAGTTGCAACGCAAATGGCACAACAGAAAAAACAACATGAGCAACAAATGGAACAACAACGCAAAACAGACCAACAAAATCGGTCTATGCAAATGGCTGAAAAAGCAAAAGTTGGTGCAGGTACTATGCAAAAGCAGTTGCAAGGTGTACTTGATGACCTTCGACTTCTTAAAGGCACACTGCAACTACCAAGCGCACTAAGCGAAGAGTTGCGTGACAGCATCAAAACACTTGATAGAAATCACGAAATTGTCAACGGTAAAGACGAAACCCTTGTTCACAATACCACACCGTTTACAGAAGACATTATTCGCCGTTTAGCGGAAACAGAAGACGAGAAAATGGAAGAACCGTTGTTCCAACCACAGCAATTGTTTTATTGACCAAAGTCGTTAAGACTTGTTTGATTTGTACCATAATGTTGTTCAAACAAATTACCTAATTGTGGCTTGATTGTATCTTGAAAATTAACAAGCGGTAACGTATTGTAATCAGGTTGCAAGTCACCCCAACCCTGTACATTACGCACCGCTTGTTGTTTTGAGTCTTTGATTGGGTTTTTCATGTAAAGAAATTTTGGTTTTCCAATACTATTGTATCGTGTATGCATTTCAATATTTGGTGCTAAACGACCTTGAAATTTTTGATGAAATGGTTCAGATGCATAATTTCTTGAGGTTGAATGTATGTTCATATTGTTTTGCAGTATTGTATTTAACAGTCTTTCGTAATGTCCTTTGCGTCGTTCACCATGTTTTGTTTCGGACATTATGCTTGATAATGTAGGATTTACAGTTGATATTCCTTGACGTTCATTGAATCCTTTATCCCAAGAATCTCTTACCATTCCGCTAACTTGTGAATATTCATTTCTTTCATCATCTTCAAGAACATACTTATCGCCCCAATTACCTTCAGGATAGCGTACAACTTTTGTTGGTGTTTTAGGTGGGCTTGTGTCCATTCGACGTGCTAAACCTTCTGCAAATTCCCTGTCTATGACTTCTGCTGAATCAGCAAGCACAGGCATGAAAGATGAGCCATCACTTGGCAGTACTCTTTGCCGATTTACTGCTCGTTCACCGTATTGCATTGTGTCGTCTTCTTTGAGCAAAGACCAAGCAATGTCAAAGGCGTTCATTTGTTCACCGCTTTGGCTTGATGTTTTGCAAGGCTTGACTAAAGTCACGACCTACAGTTGCATCACCAATAAATTCAGGCGGTAGGGTTGTTTGACGTGGGTCTTGAGGCATTGTTTGAGGTTGCGGTAGTCTTGGTGCAAACTGGATAGGCGGAGCCTGTCCCTGCTGTCGAGCCATAGCCAATGCTTGCGCCAATTGACCCTGTGGGTCTACTTGCGACTCCATTGCCTCACGGAAGTCTTGTTTTAACATAGACCATGCTATGTTAAACGACTGGCTCATGGTGTTCGGAGGTAGTTTCACCATAAAAATTTTGTTTGAAATTTTTTTTCTCGGAAAGGTGTGCGTGACTAAAAGAAGTGCTATGGGTTTATGCTATGCTATCCCTCCGTCTAAGGGGCGTGCTATGCCCCCACTGGGGGCTGTGCTATGGGTCTGTGCTATGGCGCAGTGCCACGGTCTATAGAACGGGGTACTTGCGGGGGCATAGCGTACGGCTCTCGCCCCTCGCCTACGCATAGCACGCATACGTGCTATGACGGCGACCTTTTCCCTACGCCTATAGCATAACACCTCGTTACACGCAAGCCCCCATGAATAGCGTCCCTTGAACCCAACCCATA